TGCAGGGCGAGGTACATGGCGATGTCCCCACATTCGCTGTCCTTGTAGATATCATCAGCTGTGACCAGCTTCTTTTGATCGATGTAGTGGAGAACCCACCACTTTAGCTCCTCTGCTTCTGCGGAATTGGTACCGGAGATGCGATCTTTCGAGAGCTCTTCCTCCCTGATCATCTGAACACCTTGATCCTTCCAACGGTGTTGCCGTTGATATCCAGTAGCTTGTCGTCTGACTCCAGGGCTTCGCAGATGCAACGCCCGCTCCGCTCGAGCTGGTTGAAGATCTTTTGCGGGATGGCGTTGAGGAGGCGAGGAAACTCGGTCTCGAAGTCGTCATGCAGAGCTGCGTCGTCGCAATCTATCTCGATAACGATTTTCACTCTTCTGCATCTCTGACAGTTCATTTAACTTCTCCCGTCTCTAGATCGACCCAGCCCACGAAGCGATAACGCCATCCGAGACCATGTTCGGTATCTGGGTATTGAGCTGGTTTCTCTTTGAAGGTGTTGCTCGGGCCTACTGCCAAAAACTGGAGATGCCCGCAGTTGTAGCTGTCTAAGGCCAGATTTTGGTAGGCAGCCCACTTAGTGTCTTTGTGATTGTACGGGCTGTCCCTCATTTGCTCTAGTGCTTCGGGGGAGGCTTTCTCTTCTCCCAGTTTTTTGCTCTTCTCCACGAATCCTCCTTTGTGGGCCAGTAGTATGGAAGACCCGGTTCTACTAGACGCGGCAGTTTGTCTTCGTAGAACTCGGGGTTCTTCCGTAATAGGTTGGAGCAGTGTGAGTCATGGAAAGGTGGGAACCCCAACCACGGCGGCATCGGTATGTCGTGTGGGTGCTCTTCCACGAGTATTAGAGGCATAGTGTTCCTGCAGCCGCGCAAGATCCATTCGGCGATCATGACGTTACCGTAATAGGTCAACGCGAGTTCGTATCCTTCCCACATCAAGACGGCCGGGTGTCTCTCCCATTTTCCTCCTTCTTGTAGTGTCTTGAGTATCTGCCGAGATTCTAGGCGTTGTTTACCCAGACGACGGAGATCTAGTATCTTGGCTGACTGCGCGAAACCTGGATCTGGCAGGAAGGTCTGCATCGAGGATATCCTCCAAGGCTGTCTCCACGTGTTGCTGATACTCCTTCGTGAGATCTATTGGGTTCCACATGTTCTCTTCCGTAACAGTCCCTAGGAGTCCTCTAACGTCGCCGTTCTTGTCCTGTACCAGCATGGGGCGGTAATCGTCAGGATAGGTTGGGTTATTGATCGGACGGAAGATGACTGGATAGACTTCGTCGAGCAGCCCCTCGACGATATCGAAGTAGGGCTCACGCACGTAGTAGCGTCGCAGTGTATCAGTCTCAAAAGGTAGGACACGGAGACCGTGCGACTTGAAGATTTTTGACTCGTCTTCTTTCAGTTGAACGAGCTCAGCATCCTGGTAGATACCTGTACCGATCAAGATGTCCATCCAGGACCTGCGGTAGATATGTCGGATGATGTCTCGTTTGGTTTCGCTCAAAGCACAGATGCGGTCTGCCTCATCCTCCAAAAGCGTCACATGCCGCCCATTCAGCACTTCCTCGTCGAGGAATCTCAGACCAAAGGACCAATTGCAGACGAAGAACTCATTCTTCCCAGATCGAACGCCGAAGAACTTATCGTCTCCGCACTCCTCTCTTGCGGATTCCAGCTGTTCCACTAGATCAGCTGTCAACATTTTCGGCATCCTTGCGCACCCAGCTATCATAAGAGCGTTTGTCTCGCACCTGTAGAGCGGCAAGCTCGCAGAGGCGGTCTAGCTCGCTCTTATTCTCCGAAGCCCGCTCTTTCATCTTCTTCACCAGCTCCAATCTTTCTGTCACTGTGAAGTGGACGAGCTGCTCCACTTTCCCTACACCGTCTTCTTCCAGAACGTAGAAGTCTTGACCGAAGGTATCCCAGACTTCAAAGTACAAGGGGTCCCCGTTTGAGAAGGACACTGCCATCTTCTCTTTAGCCTTTTTGACAGCTTCCATGAAATCTCTTGCTTGAACTAGGTGCTCTCCTGACTGCTTCACGATGAACATCGTTTCCTCCTGAATCAATGGCGGCTAACTGCCGCCTCAGTGCACTGTTGCTCTTATACCGATCGACGACGGATACTTGCGTAAGCAAAAAGTTTCTGTTAGACGGGATAAGGCGAGCGGAGAAGGAGCAACATAGCTATGGCAAACAAGGAGACAATCGAGATTGTGATGAGTCTCGACAAAGAAGGTTTCCGAAGGTTGGCGGAGAAAGAGCCTGTTAAAGCAGCTGACAGTCTGGGGGCCGAGATTCGCGCATTCGAGAACTGGATGATGGGTCAAGGAATGGAGCCCTTATCTTCCGTAGAACAGCAAATCCTTCGGGAGTACTTGGGGTACAAGATCGTGACATGATCTCCTCCTGGATCGTGTCAGTGGGCCGCGCGGTACTCCTCAGCGCGGCCTTTTTTAGCTGAGACACGTACACTGTTGACATTTTTGAACAAGTGGTCACACTGACAGAAGAACCATGAGATCGACGAGCGTTATTCGAGTGACATTCAGGGATGACCCGTGGGGTGTGTTCCGTTCCTCGAAGCCTACGTCGATCTTCTGACGGCCTGCAGAACATGCGGGTCGTAAAAAGGAGGCCCGTCATGTTACGTTGTGTACACTGCTGTGGCCGCGCGGTTCCTGGGTTGGCTCATCTCCACGGCGACCCCAGCAAGCATCTGTGCCGTTCTTGCACGAAGGCTTTGCTGCACGGGGATAAGGATTCTCGTAAAAGAGATCAAACTAGATCGCAAAACGCGGATGGTCTCGCAGCATAGTTAGGCCTTCTTCCTCTCTTTAGCTCGGTCACTCGATCGAGTAAGGAGATCTTTTACTTGATCTCCTGACCGTCATCCTGTAATGCTACCGCCCCATGAAGTTACTGGTAGCGGCATTGTTGGTTTTGGCCTCATGCGGAGGTCAGGACGTAGATCCAACTTGGGATGAGGCTTTCTGCACAGATGTAGTGTGTGAGGCACAATGGAAGTTGGGCGGAGACCCTTGGCGGGCATTGGTGTGCAATGAGGAAGCGTGCCGGTGTTACGAGGACATGTGGCAACACGAGTGCCCTCCTCTGCAACGCTTGGAATTGGAAGAGCTCAAAAGATCTGTTGGCTCGTGCTGCTTCGATTGATCTCGTGGTACGATAACGCTGCGCCGGCTCACTGCTGCCCAACGCTGACGTACGGTCGAGGGTACCCGCTAAGAAAACACTGGCGGGCGGCGCTCACGTCCCCCCTTTTTGCAACCTAGGTAAAAATTTGAGTGTCATGTTGGGGTGCACCTGACTCGGATACTTACGTCCCTGATATGCAGGGGCTGCCGGTACTGAACACCCCGACACTCGGGATGTCGATCTTGGAATCCAGTTGCCCGAATTCTCCTGACCACCCAGGCTCAGCGGGACTTCGTTGATCGTCGTGCGATCGTCCATTGCTGAACATAGACCTTATAGCTAAAAAGGGAGCGTTTTTTCACGCCCCCTCCCTGCCGTCAGAGTCTCTTTGTTCGCCTGGACGGCGAACAAGAGATCTCCTTGAGGCGGGACTGCCAGATCTTTGCCAGCTGCGCCCCCACCTCGGGCGGGACCGGCGCTCCAAGGTGGGCGTACAGCTGAGTCAGCATGACCAAGTCGGAAAAGTCCTTCTCCGACTTGGTCACGACTACTTCGTGATCTCCGAGACTGAGGAACGCTATTTCCTCAGTTCCGAGATCGCAGAGTTCGACCTGGAGGACTGTTCCGTCCTCCAGGCGGAACTTGGTCGTGGACACCATCCTGTCCACGACCTTCTCCGCCGCCTTTCCGACGGCGACGGATTTCGCCGCCGGCGCCAGCAAGGAGGCCGCGATCCCGAGAAGGACGAGACCCTCAACGATCATATAATTCCTCCTTTCTCACCAAAGATCTTATACCCTCCGATAGTGGAGTGTTTGCGGGCTTTTTGATAGGCTAGTCTAGCCGCACTGTAGGAGATCTCCGAATGCCCGTTACCAGTCACCAGATCAACCAAATGATCGCTGGCCAGCAGGCCATGTTCGGTAACACAGCCACGTACGCCCAACAGATTTCTCCGATGGGTCAAGCGATGGGAGTGGCTCCTACTTACGCCAACCCCTATGGCCCGATGATGTCTCCTGGGGCGCAGGAGTTTAATCAAGGTGTAGCAGCTGCCCCGGGGATGATGAATGCTGCAGCGAGTTATGGTGCGCCGATCGTAGCCGGTGCGGGGATGATGATGGGCGGCACTGTCGGCAGGATGTTAGACCCCTTTTCCGGTGCGATGGGCGGGTTTGCGCGTGGTGTAGGTTGGCGATCGGGGGCAGGTATTGGGTCCAATCTGGGCATGGTAGCCAGAGGCGGTCTTGGCGGCATCGCCCGCGGGATCGGCATGGGGGCTTTAGGTGCTCTTCCTGCGTTAGGTCTCTATCATGCGGGGAGCTACGCGGTTGGTCAGATGGCACAGGGGGCACAGTTCCAAAATCAAGTTGGATCGATGTTGCAGAACACTTTCCGCTTTACGAATCCCGAATCGCGAACGGGGTACGGTTTCGGACAAGTGGAGCAACGGCAAGTCGGCCAAATGCTTCAGACGATGGGCAGCAAGGACATGATGTCGACTCCGAGTGAGCTCCTAGGGATCATGGGTCGGGGAGCTCAGATGGGAGTCTTTCGGGGCGTACAGGACGCGCGGGAGTTTCGTCAGCGGTTCACGAAGATGAAGGACACGCTGACGGAGATCGCCAAGACGTTCAACACGACGCTCTCTGAGGCATTGCCGTTCTTCCAGCAGGCTCGCCAGCAAGGTTTTTGGACACCGCAGGACATCACGAGGCACGCCGCACAAGTAAGGCAAGTGCAGGCCAATACGGGGATGAGTGCACAGCAATCCCAAGCTGTGATGGGCATGGGAGCCCAGATGGCCAGGAGGATTGGTGGGACGGGGCAGCAGGGTTCTCAGATGATGGCCCGAGCGCAGATGATGGGTGGGGCGGCGTTGTTTGGCAACGTGGTGAGCTCGAGGACGTTAGGAGAGGCCGGGTTCGGTACTGGTGCTGAGGGAGCTCAAAACCTCGGGACAATGCTAGCTGGGGCTACCGCGCGGTTCGCTCGCTCGAGGGTTGGGCGGTGGGCTTTAGCCTCGATGATGGACCGCGAAGGTACCGGCCTAGATCCCGCCAAACTACAACGGTTTATGGCTGGCGGAATGAGTGTCGGCGAGATAGGCCGTTCTGCTCGGCGTAACGTCTCGGGAAGACGGGCTTATCAGTTCGTAGGAAACGAGGGGGAGCTCCGGGGAAAGCTGGCGGCTCAGGGTCCGCAGGCAGCTTTGGGCATCGTCCGGAGTCTGACAGGGAGCCGGTTGTGGGGAGGGGGAGCTAGAGACCGCCTAGTAACCCGTAGAATCATTCAACGTTTTATGGGTGGCAATCGCCGACAGGCTGACATCGTGGCCAAGCTGGCCCGCGAAATGCCCCGAATGATGCAGATTCAGGCTGCTCGTTCTGAGGCCTCCATCGATGCTCAGGGGAGGCAACGCGAAGAGCAGATGGCGAACACCTACGAGGGTTTCAAGCGGCGGATAGGGCAGTGGTGGAGACAGAACATTGACGGCCCTCTACGTGAGGCAGGAGCTGATTTCTCTTACCAGGTGGGAAGAACTTGGCAGCGCTTCTCCGACCGATTGCTGGGCACGGGGGGACGCGAGAGGGGCATTTCTGCGGAGGCCGTCAGGGCGATGGTCCGGTCAGCGGAGACCGGGAACAGAGACTACTTGTCTGCTGGGTTTGGTCCGAGAGACATCATGGACCGGGAGCTCGGTCAAATTAAGGGTGGGTACGTGGGGCAAGCGGGTTCTGCTCAGATGATGCGGCTCGGATTCCGACCGGTGTCGGGTAGCAGAAGTTGGGCTTCTCGCGGGGCAACTATCGGCATGGGGTTGTTCGGAGCTGTGGGCGCCGCGGTTGGTGGGGCTGCTGGTTGGGCTGGGCAGCGTATTTTTGGGCGCGGTCGCCAATTTAGTTTGGCGGATATTCGGGAGAGGGAAGCTCTTGGAAGAGCTTCGCGCGGGATGGTCGGAGTGGGGGAAGCTAGGGCTCTTGGATTCGGTGGGACTGAGCAGATGAGGGAAGCTCTGGGAGGAGCGGGAGCGCAGCAGGTGCAGAAGTATTTGCGCGGAGCAGAAGTTTTGAATCTCCGAGGACGGATGGGGATGGGGGCTCTCGGGCAAGAAGAACAAGAGCAGTACGCGACTCAAGTCATTCAGAGGATCCAACAAGGTCGTGCGGGAGGGCAGGCCCAACAACTGTTCGCGGGTCTTAGTGGTAGGAAAGCCACTGCTCGTCTCATGGCGATGCAAGGGAAGGCTCGGGGTGAATTTACTGGCTTCACTGGTTTGGAAGGATTGCCTTCTGGAGGGCAGGCTCGAAGGGAGGCGATCGAAAAATACGAGGAGGGCGCCACAGAAGAGCTAGCCGGAAAGTTGCTGAGCGCTCGGGACATCATGCTGGGTGGAGAAGAGGTTCCTGAACGAGGTATTGAGGAGTTGAAGAAAGACTCTCGGGGTAAGAGGGCTATGCTCCTCTTCGCTCGTGCGCGGGCAATACGCCAGGACATGAAGACTACCGGGAAGGGAGATCCTGATAAGGCGAAGCGGCTCGAAGATCAAGCAAGAGGTCTACTGCGTGAAGTGAGTAGGGATGGAAGCACTTCAGAGAGGATGCGTGACGTGGCTATCCGCATGCAAGATCCAAATAACCCCCAGGCTGAGGTCATAGCCGACTTGATGGGTAAGCTGGGCGCTAGTGCATGGATGAAGGACCGCCAAGCCGTCGACGATACCCTTCGTAGAAGAAAGGTACGTTTTAGAAAGACGCTGGGAGAAGGCATAGATCTAATCCGCACTGCTGGTGGCGGAGACACTAGTTTGACACAAGCGTTCACGGAGGCCATGAGTACGGGGGGACTGACTCCAAGTGCTCAGCTGAATAGGTTGTCACGTCTTGCTCAAGCAGCAGCCGACGATCCTGAGAAGGCTCGTCGAATGAGCGCTATTCTTCAGGAGAAGGGTTTGTCCGGAACTGACATCGGTTTGGTTTTGTCGGGGGCTTCTAGGGTGAAGGAGGAGGCTCAGGATTTTGGTATCAGTAGGGACATCGAGGAGGGTGAGAAGATATCCCGCAAAGCTAAAACAGGAATCCATCGAAGGCTGGCTCAGCTCGGCATCTCGGGTTTAAGTCAAAAAGAGTTACGGAAAGTGACCACGGGTCTTATCCGTGGCACCGATACAAGTATGATACGAGAGCGGCTCAAGGCTAGAGGTTATGAGGAAGAGGATATCGACCGTATGGTCGGTGAAATGCGTGGGGGGTTGACAGTGGGCGAGCAAACCCGCATCGGCGTCAAGAGAGCTGTTAGCGGGGCAGTGAAGAGCTATAGCGTCCAGGTGGCTAAGAGAGCCGGTTTAGATCCACAGGATCTTTCTGCGGCGGGTATCGATCCCAAGGAAGGGAAGATGGTCACTGAGCTCAAGACACAGACCGTAAAGCTAAACCAGGTTGTTGAGTATCTCGGTGCGATATCGAGGGACGAGAAAATACCAAAGAAAGGCAAGAAGAGCGGCTAATGCCTAAGCCTAAAGCAGGAACGAACAAGTACGCGGTCAGAAGCGAGGTCTTCTTTCGCATCCCCGTCGCGGACGGGACAATGCGAACGGTGATTGTACGTGACTCCCTGGCTGTGGAAGACCCATACTTGAAGCTGGTTCGCGCGAAGCTCTACGATGTTCTTACGGGGGAAGGCTTCAAAGTGGAGGAGACCAGTCGTCAGATCAAGGACGATCTGATCAAGGTCAACATTCAGATCTAGGAGAATCGATGGCTACCTACATCGAGATGCGAACCGACGGCTTCAAGCGCAACCTAGATCTCATTGCTGAGAGAAAGGCGCTAGATTTCCTCGGTGTACGTCGTCCTCTACGCGGCATAGAGATCAAAGAAGACACTTACGCTGTCATCAAGGTGATTCGATCTGACGGTAGGGAGATCCCTCTCGTGGACTCTGGATCTATCGTCACGTCGCGCAGCCAAGGCATTCGAGGTAAGGCAGAGGAGCTTCGCGAAGTCCCGCCAGAAGGCGGAACATTCAACTACTCCAATTTCATCGCTCAGCAGATCGTAGACGCACGAGAAGAGAAGCAACAGATCGTCGAGACATTCGGCGAGCCCTACGTGTTCTTCTACGGCGAGAAGCCGCGGTTGATGCAGGTTCAGGGTCTTTTGATGAACACGTTGGACTTCAACTGGAAGAACGAGTTCTGGAAGAACTACGAGACGTATTTGCGGGGCACGAAACTAGTTGAGCTTGATGCTCGGATCTACTTCTACTTTGACGACCAGATCGTAGAGGGATATGTGCTAAACGCGCAAGCTTCGCACAGCGCAGATTTCCCTTATCACGTTCCTTTTCAGTTCACGGTGTTCGTCACGGCTCATACTTACATTGGGTTGCTTTCGAGCTCGAGTGAGTACCCGGTATCGGCCAATGTGAACATACCCGCGAAGGATCTGCGACAGACTGAGTTCTTCGATCAAGCGGTCAAGAAGCTACGGGACACACAGGACAAGGAGCGGGCCAAACGCGAGGCTTTAAGCACCACGTTCGCAGTCCGGCAAGCGATCGAGAGAGCTCAAGTTACTGATGTAGACAGCAAGGCTGCTATTCAAGGAGCCATCTTCCGCGGACTCGGTCAGTTCGACGTGAAGGTCAACAGGTTCCTGGACAACGTCAAGACCTACTTCTACGGCCGCAGGACTGTCGTGCCGCAAGGCATCGCTGGGGCAGAGGTGTACAGTGGGAGCGCGACATACGCCAACAAGGCCACTTTTCCTGGTACGTACCCAGAGCGCAAGTACCCCATCCGCAGTAAGATCACCGACAACACAGACGAGTACATTGGTGGCGGTGGAGCCACGACTCCTATCGGTGTGATGGAAGGGCAAGTTGTAGACAACGAGGTTCCTGACGGGCCGAGTATGGAGCAGAAGCTACGTGCGGAGCTTGCGAAGATGGGAGTCGATGTCTCCCAGCCCAGTAAGATGCAGAACTGGAGAGCAGAGTTCACGCATACGATCACTAAGACTGCCGACGAAGTAGACTTCGCAGCAGGGATCGCACTTCACGGGACGGGAGCGATTGTCAACAAGAGTGCACAACTGTACGACCTCTTGAAATCGCTGCCCGGGGCAGCTGGATCTACCATCTTGGGTTCTGCGGGCGTAGTAAGAACGCCTTTCATCCCGTGATCTCATGGCTCAAGGGCAATATCTTCATCTACGTTTGTTCCTCGAGGGAGTAGAAGTTCCCGTGGTGGCTGCGTCTATTCAGATGACTGCCAATACTCCTGCTAGCGCCAGCATCCAGATCATTGCGACAGACAAAGTCTTAGATCTTCTTCCCCGAACAGTGGTCCACCTTTTTTTCTACGACTATGTCCAGGCAGGGAACGCCGCAGTAGATCATGAGGTACTGGGTGGTGACGAGGCGGTAGACTTCTTGAACTCTCGTTACAAGCTCCTCTTCATGGGTGAGCTAGTGACAATCAAGTTTCAGAAGCAGTACGGGTCTCGCGCAGTGGTTTTGGAGTGCGCCGATTTCAGCAACTATTGGGACACCACGTTCCAGTACAACTTCGGTGGATCTCTTTTCGGCGGTCGTCGGAAAGCAGCTTTCATCGGCGCCAACTCCAACTTCTTCACCAGCCCGCTCGGTCACGGTACGGGGACTATCAGCCGTCTCCTGAACGGGAGATCTGTGAACTTCCCCAAGTTGCGCGGTCTGCTAGCCGGTGTAGTACGGATGCTAGAAGCCATAGGTGGTAGCTACTATGGCCGTAACTCATTTAGGGGAGCCAACGACTTCACATCCATAGCCGAGCTTCGGGTAAAGGTCCTTCAACAAATCACGGCCGCAGAGGCTGACACAAGCACGGCACGTTTGTTCGCACGCAAGGCGTTCAACATGTGGATGAATCGATCTACGGGGAGTCTCGGTAAACTCGTATCCTTTCGGGGGCTCGTCAAGATCTGTTTTGGGTTCATCTTCCACGAGGTCTATCCCTGCCCGGTGGCCAAGTTCATCCCTTCGAGCACGAGGAAGGAGCGCAGGCGATATTCTGTGGGGCTCAAGAAGACAAGCAAGTACCGCGGTTTCGCCGCCAAGGCAGAACTTTGTCGAAATCTCGCACGCGAGGCGCAGCAGAACTTGACCACCTGGAAGAATTCTAGGGGTAGCGGGGCCACGTTCTCTTTGGTGCGGGAGGCTGCCCGCGTGTATCTCAATTCGTGGAGCGCTTTCCACAATTCGGTCCAGCAGCTCTGGGCTCAGGGTATGGCGCAGGGACCGAAGAAGGCGCAGAAGAACCTGTCCTTGCTCCGTCAGCTATCTGTAGAGATTAGATCTCTTTCCTACTTTACAAGGGAAATTCTTAATGCAGACCCGGAAAGTCCCGTCGTCAAAAGAAGGATGGGGACCCTGGATCGAAATTACAAGGGGATCAACAGCAGATACTCTGAGGCGATCTCTGTCCTTTCGCGGATACTGGGGGTGAAGTTTGGTCGGAATCGGTCGGTGGAAGTATCTCTTGTATCACGGGTGAACAACCAGATCTTCCGCCCAGATGTTTGGTACACCGCGCCTCCCAGATGCAACGTGCTCTTCCCAGAGCATTACGAGACGTTCAGCTTCGCCCGGCAATATCTACGGGAGGTCAGCAGGCTCGAGCTCCAAACGCATAACGAGATTCTGGGTAACGACGCCCTATTCAACGGACGCTACTACGCCCCGAACGTAGAGGACGTGAGAAGAGGGGTCAAGCTGTCCAGTCGTCGCTTCGCAAGATTGATCATGGATCACGAGTTGTACACAGGCATCATCCCGATGTTTGAGAACCTTAGTGAAGCTAACTTGTTTGCAATGAGATCGGGAAAAGTTCGCAAGGCAGGAGCCAAGGTCGGGTACGCTCAACGAGCGGTGAACTTCCAGTATTTCAAGTACCGGTTTGAGTCTCGGGGGATGGAGGTAACTGGAAGGTTCAATCCTATGTTTGTCCCCGGCTTCCCGACATTGATCATCGACAAGTACATGGACGAGAGTGCCCTAGATATTTCTGCACTGAACCCAGAAGACCAAGTAGTAGAGCTCGGGTTATCTGGCTCGCTCACACGGAGTGAGATTCTCAAAGAACTTGTCGGCCCTCAGTATCTAGGCACGTGCGCTACTTTGATGCACTCCATCTCTCAAGAGGGAGGAAGGTCTTCCTACAACTTCACCCATTCACGTGTCCACAGGGAGAGTACTGAGTTCCTCGGTGTAGACAAAGCTACTGTGACCAAAGCTACTGGAAGTGGATCTAGCAAGAGTGTCGTTGCGGCGACTCCAGCCAATCCACCCAAGGTAGGTAAGAGGGGGATACGCGGTGGAAGGATCACACGGGTCAAGGATGTCACCAATCGAAACAGGAACAGCTACCTGAAGGTATGGGGTGAGAAGGACGCGAACAAAGTAAGGGTGGGTTCCTTCGACTACATCAATGCTGCGTACCAGAACACAGCTGCGGTGATCGGAGAGAACACCCAGACCACGAATGTGGACAAGTATCGTTTTCGCGCCTATGAGGTTACAGAAAGCCACACTCGATACAAGAGGGACAAGATCGATCTACCTATCGAGGAAGCTATTCGGCCTCCTTGGATTTGGGACGGGTGGGCTCCCCCGAAAGTATCAGAGACCTACGATCAACTTTTCGGTATTGGCGCTCTGACTGATATTGGAGGTTTCAATATAGCCCCCACGTCAGATTTTAACGAGGGGCACCGTTTCTTTGTTGGTCAGGATGATGTGTCTGGTCTTCAAGCAGAAGAGACGGGTAAGGCTTCTAGCAGAGGAAGGAAGTCAGCTCAAGCGAAACGGACCGACGCTAGAGCGGCAGCTAAAGCGGAAACGGCGAAGAACCAGAACGCCGTTCTGCTTCAGGAGCAAGAGAGGACGATCGAGAACTCGGTTGATTTCTTGATACGTTCGTACAGTTTCGTGAAAGTGAACAACCTTGACGTGGGAGACTTTCTTCGCGCCTACACCTGGCGCCCTGTGGCGACCATGGTGGACATCCTTGGCGGGAGCGATCTAGAGATCAAGAGGACGGAAAAGAAGGTCAAGAAAGTTGTCAAGAAAAAGTACCTCAAGCGCAAGGCTATAGAGGACACCTTTGACCTGAACAAATTCCGTGATCAAAGCATCCCAGGGGAACCCCAAGTCAGTGTAGCGCCCGTCACCCCACGTCCTGCTGTTTATGGGTATCGGTATGTGTCCCGTTACGTCACGAAAGTGGGTTACGAGGTGTCAGGTAAGGAGGGGTTCCATAGCCGCGCTTTCGGGGACGTAGAAGATCTCTTTGGGTTGGTCAGCCCTACGGTGAAGCGTGTCTTGGGGTTAAGCAAAAGTAAGCGCAAGGTGGCGGCTAAACTCGATGTCAGAAAGCGTAGACGCGCTGCAGTTCGCGACTATGTCGGAGAGTTGACGGGATCTAGAGGTCTGATCGGTTGATCTCTTGTCAGAGGACGCTTGGAAAGGGTATAACTAGGTCATGCAACTCTCTATTCTAGAAGGTTTTTACGACGAGTTGGAAAAGATCGGCACCTCTTACAGGATGGCGAATCATCTTCAGGCTCGTCGAGGAACGCGCCCCATCAGAGCGCACAACCTTTTGAGCAAGAGCTCCCCGGACATCACCGAACCGGAACAGACAGCTCAAGACCCAGATCTAGAGCAACCTGAGTCTGCCCAGTTAGTAGGAGAGGAAGATGAGGGTGCCTCCGTAGGCAAGACTGCATCCAGTGAGGATACCAAGGAGAGAGTAATGCGGGGATTCGTCAAGGCGCAGCCTTACGCATCTTCGGCTGCTAAAGCTGCTGTCCCTGCAGCTCTTTTGGGCGGTGTGTACGGAGGAAAACGAACGGCGAAGGCTTTTGGTACTGTAGGAGCTCTAGCAGGTTTGGCCAGTCAGGGATTACGAGATTGGGCAGAGAAGAACAAGCGTAAGTCTGTGGCCAAAGAGATCTTACGGCAGGGAGAGCGCTAATGCCTGGACGAGGAAGTTATGGACCTGGGGGCAAATGGATCTACATGCGGGCGAAGAAGCTTCGCAAGAAGAATCCTGACATGGAAGAGGGCACATCGTTCGCCATCGCTACGCAGCAAGCGCACAAAGTGGGCAAAAGTCCAAAGGGTTTCCGCACGCGCGAAGGCGTAGCAACGGCCAAGGCAAAGATGTATAAGCCCACCAAAGAGTATCGTAAAACGGCTATGCTGTCAGGCTTCTTCGACGAGCTAGAACGGGTTAAAATGAGTAGAGGAGCTGCTCATTCCCGCACAGGAGAAGGTCATGTTTCACAGTAGGGAAGACTTCATTCGCGCTATGGCGAAGATTGCGTACCAGACCGGAGATGATGACGGCAAGGTTGTCAAGGGAAAGCAGTCCGACGATGTCCCAGAGCTTCTTCAGCCCGACAAGGGCCCTGGGCAGGGAACGCGTGGCGAGGAGGCTTCGTCCAGCAAGGGCGTGGAGAAGGCGAGTAAAGAGGGGAAGCAGGACTATCTCTCTGATGCGTTTTCTGAGTTCGGCACCGCAAAAAAGCAGACTCAGTCAGATCTGCGTGCCTTGTTGAGCTCTTACTCGAAGCCGAGCGCTGATGGATCTAAGGCGGTAGCAGAGAAAACCAGTGAAGTGAAGCTGAGTGCGTTTGCTGACGAGATGCGGCAGATCTTGGAGCAGTAGATGTCGAACCCGCTCGATGACGCGCTCGAGTCCCTCGGCTATGGGGAGCAAGACCTTGAAAAGGACGGGTTTGCGCAGGGAAAGCGCAAACCCCTCACCGATCGTGCGCGAAAAGAGCTCCAGATGTGGCAGCAGTGGCAGACGAGCGGTAAGAGGCCAGAGCATCTCAGACCGTTAGTTCAGTCTCTGCAGCCATTGGTCAACAACCGAATGAAGATCTTTCAGCATCGGGTACGGGACATTCCTCCAAGTGCTATCCAGTCCGAGTTCCGTAATCAGCTGCTTGGCGCTCTGGACACGTTCGATCCGAACAAGGGTAAGATGTCGACCTGGATCAACTACAGGTTGATGAAGGCCAACAGGTTCATCAACACCTACCAGAACCCTGCCAGGATTGGGGAGAAGCGACTGAAGCACATCACTCAGTTCCAAACGGCGGAAGATACTCTTCGTCAACGTCTTGGGCGGTCTCCGACTGTGTTGGAGATCTCGGACTACGCGAAAATACCCAAAAACCAGGTAGAGATGTTACGTACTGAACTGCGTAGGTCCCATCCGGTGGGGCAGTTCGGAGACAAAGACCCCACGTCTTTTCAGATGTCGCGCACGAAAGAGATCATGAATTTGCTGCCGTACGATCTCTCTAATGACGAACGAGCGGTGTTTGAGTACGTTCATGGTGTAGCCGGCAAGCCTCGTCTTGGTACAGGAGACATAGCGAAAAGGCTCAAAATGAGTGCGCCAAAGATATCGCGTTTGAAAGGTTCCATTGCGGCCAAGTGGAAATCTTATGAGGGGTCGTGATGGCTACCGAAGAACTGAGAAAGACAGAGCGGGACAAGCGTCTCGACGCTCTCGAGGACGCCGTGAAGAAGTACGGCAACAAGAAGAAAGAGCAATTGGACGCAGATGTGAAGTTCATGAAGTCTGTGATCAAGAACAGAACAGGCGCCGGCAAAGTGGCCAACCAAGGCGTCACTGACTCGAAGAAGCTGTTGGCTGACAGTATCAGCCAGTTTCTGGAGGGGTAATGCAAGCGGAGGCAGAGAAGGTCCCGGCCGGGGGATCTAACAAGTCAGGGATCGTAGAGCTAACTCATGAAGAGGCAACTTCGATAGAGATCGTTCTCACAAAAGAACGTCTAGCTGCCGCAGAAGAGAAGCTAGCAGCAATCCAGTTGAGGGAGGCGCAGAAGAGGCTTATGGAGGTGGCGAGAGCCAAGGCGGTGTTGATGTCCAAGTTGGGGGACAGGCTGGGCGGGCGACTGAATAGCGCAAAGATCGTTGGCAAGCATCGGTTGGCTTACGAATTGGAGTAAGCCACGAGGGGTCTTCTATGGATGCTTTGATCAGCCCAGTCTTGAAATCGTATCTCACGCTAGGTGGTGGGTATGTCTTGGCGGTAATCTTCATTGCGCTATACATCTGGTCTTTGAGAGCTCTTCAAAGTGAGAGATCTCTGCGTGACAAGGACAGAGAGAGCAAGGACGAGCTCTACGATAAAGTCATCGAGATGTCGGAGAAGCAGACAAGAGCTTCTACGGAAGTGGCGGGTGTGCTGCGGGAGAACGACAAAACGTTGGACCACGTAGTGGCAACTCTCAACATCTTGACGGACAGGAGAAACCGATGACCAAGTCTGGTCTGACGCTTGGAGATCTCATTGTTCAGATGGGCTTCATCTCCCGCAGGCAACTGGAAGAGGCCACGGAAGATCTCACACAGTCCACTGAGGAGGAGAGGTACGGTCGTCTTCTTGTGGGACTAAACCTCATCACAGAACCGCAGCTTCGTGAAGTGCTGTCTCTGATGCGGGAGTTGGACGCAGAAGATAAGGGTAAGCGGGCTTCTGCGGTCCAGAGGTTGGCTGACAGCAACACGACGCACGTCATCAACTTCGCAACCCGCGTGCGCAAGAAGGCTGCGGCAGCTAGTATCAGAGCCCAAGAGAACAGACGGGAGACGGGGGATAGATTCCCCGCGATCACTCCTTCCATGTTGGGTTCGGAGGAGGGGTGACGTGGAGAAGAAGTTAGACCTCCTCTTGAAGGAGATCAGGACAGTCAAAAAGGACGTGGCTGCTATGGAGCCTGTGTTGCGGCAAGCTGCCGCCAACGCAGCTCTCGTAGTAGAAGGGTATCATCAACACGGTACCCGCATCGAGGAGCTGCAACGGCTCATCGAGCGCCTGCGTGTGAAGTGCCCTCTTCTCCGCTTGGATACTGCCGAATTCGAGAAGGTCTGCGGTGAGGTCGGATAGTGACCATCACACGTGGCACCGATGGGTTGATCCATCCCCCTGATGCTGGTCTGCACGATCATCATGCGGCGCCAACGTACGTAGAGATCAACGATACTTCCACATCCATCCCTCCAGGGTCGACAGCCAACGTTGACGTAACCCTTCCCCGTTCTGATTACCAAATAGCTCGTATTCTGATTCACGGTCCTAAAGTAGCTATTTTTTCGGGCCCAGCCAAAGAAGGTGGCTACGTCCAGGCCACCACATCATCTAGTGACGGTGCCGGAAACTGCGCTCGTGATGCTGGAGGGAGGCAGTACGGTGGAACTTGGGCGAAAGGTGCGGGCGATTCGATCTTGACGGATTACGTGTTTGACAACAACACTTCTTCGTCGAATAGATGGATCGCAGTACAGGACTGCTATATCACAGGGAGCACCCTCCGCTTCGTGATGAAGAATCGGTACGGAGGGAGTGCCACTGTGTGGATGAAGGGAGCGGCGATTCTGGAATGACGGTAGGTAAGCAACCAGACGGGATAACCGAGCACGATCTCTTTGTAGGGATTCAACCCCACGATCACCACCCAGAGGTGGAGCACGATCGCGTGCAGATCAATGGCATGTCCATCGCCCCCGGAGATCACGAGCACCGGATTACTTGGACTCGTGACGACCATTTAGTGACTGAGGTGGTGCTAAAGGGACCGTCGTCGATCATCGGAGCAGGAAGTCAAGGTGTTTGGGCTTGCGGGCATCAAACTTCTGGTGAGAGTACGTCGAGATCTTCTTCTGGTAGCGGGGTTTACACCTACGTCGCTTCATTCTCGCGCTTGCACGGGGACTCTTACTTATCCGATTCGATCTTCGGTACTGGTTGTCTCCTCAAGGATATCTACCTTGACGGCGATGAGACAGTTTTGGTGTTTCGCAATACGTACCCTTCTAGTAGGACGCTTAGGGCGTGGGGCCTCGTGACAGCGAAATGACTAAGACTATAGATCCATTGGTTCATGTGCTGAAGCATGCATCTGCAACAGGTGTATCGATAGACCAACACCACATTCGTCCTTCCTCAATTTCGATTTCTAACACGTCGCAGTCTATCCCCCCTCTTCCAGGAGGTCCTGGTGAGTGGGACGTGTCTGTGCCATTCGACGCCAAAGTGGCAATGTTGATCTTGAGATCTAACTGGCAGACGAATGACTTTGGTGGGAAAGGCGGGGGCCATTGGATCGCAACCCGTACAGCGTATCTGGACGCGTCTGGTTTCAGCCATGGAGGGCCGACGTTTTGGCAGAGTGGAGGGTACTTCGGGTTCAACACCAAACCAGGTACATCGCTCGAACTATCGGCTAGGATCTTTACCAGTTCGGGGGCCTACATTTCGCTAACCGACGCTTATTTAGCTCAAACTGGTCCTTCTAGTCGCGTGCTTCGCATGTCGTTCACCAACTACGGAGCTTCGTACTACACGCTTTACGCCGTGGGAGAGGTACAGATTTTGGGATGAAGGTCTCAAAGAATTGGAACAGGAAACCTTCCGATAAGTACGTTCATTGCAGCGTGTGCGGTCGCGATGAAGGGAACATTGTCCAAGACGATAATGAGTTGACCGACAACGAGGGACGGTGGGCCGACTTCTATCGCAGCCGTGGGTGGAGGTTTGAAGGAGGGAAATGGACATGTCCGATGTGCTGAGAGTTCTCGCAATTTGTACGGAGGACCCCGAGCTGCTTCTTGGTGGGATGGGGAGACATGTGCGAGAACTCTACAGGCATATGTCTCAAAGGGACGACGTGAAGATAGACCTATTGACGATGGGTCCCGGGCCGTTGACAAAGGAGTACGACGGGTACAACAAACACAGGTTTGCTCATCTGGTACCGCAAAAGCCCCCCATGCCTGGTTTGAGGTCTGTTCTCCAGAGCGACTTACAGATGATGCGGACGATGCTGGCATTGATTGCGGAAGGCCATCGTTGGGACGTTATCCACGCTCATGAGTGGAGTTCGGTTCAGGTGGCGCAGACCATTAGGGATGCGTTGAAGATACCGATTGTCTCCACCATGCACCTGTGCATGAAAGCCTTGAGAGTGTACGACAGGCCGATGGGCTGGAAGCAGGAGGGTGAGGAGACTTGGGACGAGATGGATCTATGGGTCTACAACCAAGAAGGAAAGCTCTTGATCGAGAACTCTGAATTGATCCTTTGTTCAGAGGCTTATGTTCGTATCGCTAAGGAGACCTATCCGTTGAGCGTTGTGGGGAAGGAACCCAACATGATCTACAACGGGATAAGTCTCGAGGAATGGTACCCGGGAGCCGGGAATAAAGAACTGGCCAGGGAAAAACACCAGGTCAAAACTTTTCGTCCCGTAGCCCTTTTTGTTGGTAGGATCGCGACCATGAAAGGGATTGAGTACCTTCTCAAAGCCATAAACGACCGCGACGTTGACTGGCAGATTGTGATCGCGGGGGAAGTCAATGCAGACACAGGTGCTGAAGACTGGTACGTGACGAAGGCGCTGCGTCGAGCCGAGAGACAGTTTCCCGAGCGCGTGCGCTGGATAGGATTTCAGAGGGACCAAGATCTAAAGGACATGTACGAGCTTGCCGATGCTGTGATCATGCCTAGCACGCATGAGCCATTTGGGATCGTGGCGTTAGAGGCGATGGCGATGGGCACACCCCTCATCGCCACCGACAAGGACGGGTTGGGGGAAATAGTTCGATCAAACGACGAGACGTTCGCAGAGATCATTCCTGCCAGATCTTCAGACGCCGTCAATGCAGCGTTAGTCAAGCTCCGACCTGAGAAAGCGCGAGCGGACTTGAGAGCGCGGGGTTTGAGGAGAGCTCGTGATTTTGGTTGGACAGAAATTGCCGAAAGGACCGTAGGCGTCTACCATAAGGCGGTGAATTCATGTATGCCTCATTAACAACACCAAAGCAGTCAGTCGCGATTGCCAGGGCTAGGATCGTGGCTTTGAAGATGGAGAACAATCCATTTCTAGGCACAAGGTGGATGGACATTTTTGTCGTGTATTGCTCGGACACAGTGCAATACGCTGAGCCGGAAAGCGGAGCTCTGGCTATCCATTTCCGTATCGAGGAAGGGAGGAACCCGCATGCCCAGAAGGTCTTTTTCGGTCAGACTCCTGGTTCGTCCGAGCGTGCTCTAGGGATTTGCGACACGTGTGAAACTTGGCACAACGTAGCTGGCGGATCTTGTCAGGAAGATGGTTGTGAAGGGACAGTAGAACCATATGACGGTCTGGATCGACTTTGTGGCCACACCCCGGAACAGGGAGTGTGTTGCGCGGAGGCCATCTTCGGTTCTCTCTACGACTTTCTGACGAACGAGATGGTGCCAGACCCTGATACGGGAGAGATGAAGCTGCTGTTGGATGCTTCAGTGGTGGAAGAGGAGTAAGCTGTGATCCTCCAGGCCGGTGACACCGATACCATTCAAACTTCTCCGCTACATGATGGAGATCCATCGAGCCCAACTACCGGCCTGTCCACAGTGCAATTGTTGATCTGGAGAGCCTCGGACGGGTACTTCTATGACTTCGACGACGATACCTTCAAGGCGTCAGGCCACACCGATATCGACCAACAGATGTCAGAGCTGGACGCCACTAACGCCCCCGGGGTCTATTACTACGACTTCGACACTTCGTCGATCACTAATGCTGTAGCTGCTGGAGACGCTTACCACTACTTCATCAAGGAGACCGGCGGCAATGCCAAAAACGTTCCGCAGACTGGGGCTGTGCAAGTCGGTCTGTGGGCGGACTCCATCGACGCAGACATCAGCTCTAGGGCGGCGCCCGGTGACGCTATGGACCTGGTTGCAGACGCCGTGGATGCTGATGCAGTAGCTGCGAGTGGTGCTAATGAGGTCCGTGACGCAATACTTGCAGACTCCACCCCGTTCAATGGAGCGGACGTGGGGGCGATTCTCACGGACACGGCTGCAATTGATGGTAGGTTGCCGGCAGATCCAGCCGACGAGAGCAACCAGATTGCGGAGCACAACACGACGCAAGCTGCCATCGCGGCACTGAACGACCTCTCTCAGGCTGATGTGCAAGCAGCTATGACGTCTCAGGGGTATACTCCTGGACGCGCCGCTAATCTGGATAATTTGGACGATACAATCTCCAACGTCCGATCTGATATTGCGGATATCGCGGCGGTGACTAGGTTCCGTACCAGTGCCCCATCACCGTTTGAAATCCCTTCAGCGGGATCGATCGTTTACAAGATCCACGTCAATCTGGAGGACACGTCAGGGAACCCGGAAGACCCAGATACGGACACGATCACTGTGGGGGTCACGAATCAGTCTGGCACCGACCGCAGCGCTAATCTGTCTTCTACGACAATGACGAAGCTTTCAGTCGGTCGTTACGAAGTGTCCTACACGGTCTCAAACGCTCATGCGATCGAGCAGTTGATATTCACTTTCACTTACGACGAAAGCGGCGTGACGTTCGTTAAGGACATGAGCCGTATGGTTACCGATTCTGCAGAGGTCGGGTACACCACGTCTGACAGATCTAGGGATAACCAGATCGCAATCGAGACGGCCGCCATCGATGCTCGTTTGCCGGCAGACCCAGCAGACGAATCGAATCAAATCGCAGAGCACAATACTACTCAGGCTGCTATCGCCGCCCTCAACAATTTGAGCATCGCTGATGTGCAGACAGCCTTGACGAATCAGGGTTACACCGCTGGTAGAGCAGTGAACTTGGACAATTTGGATGCTGCCATTTCGTCGCTCAATGACTTGAGCATCGCGGACGTGCAGACCGCTCTGACGAACCAAGGATACACGGCGGGAAGAGCGGCGCTCTTGGATAACTTGAGCGATCTAGATGCGGCTATCTCTTCCGTGTTGTCCGCTATCGGGGCTCTCAATGATTTGAGCCAGGCAGACGTCCAAGCAGCTATGACCGCGCAAGGCTACACGACTGTGAGAGCCGCCCTTCTGGATAATCTGGATGGGGCTATTTCCGCTGTTCCATCGGCTGTGGATTCCGTCCTCTCGGCGGCGCACGGTAGCGGTTCGTGGGAAACAGGAAGTGGAGGGACTACTGATTGGAGCTCCGCTGAGCGTGAGCAGATACGTTATCGCCTCGCTATGGATGGGGTGCAAACAGATCCAACCACGAACACAGGCACCATCGAGGATATCTTAGCGGATACGGCTGCTGTGGATTCCCGTCTACCAGTAGACCCAGCCGATGAGAGCAACCAGATTGCGGAGCACAACACGACTCAGGCTGCTATTGCTGCTCTCAACGATGTCGATCAATCGGACGTTCAAGCCGCTTTGACTGCGCAAGGGTACACCACAGTCCGCGCTTCGAATCTAGATAACCTGGACGTGGCTATTTCGTCGCTCAACAATTTGAGCATTGCAGATGTACAGACCGCTTTGGACAACCAAGGGTACACAACTGTTCGCGCGTCTTTGATCGACAATTTGGACGCAGCTATCTCATCTCTCAACAACCTGAGCGTCGCCGATGTCCAAACAGCGCTGGACAACCAAGGGTACAGCTCAGTGAGGGCTGCGCTCCTCGACAATTTGGATGCTGCCATCTCAGCTGTGCTCTCAGCAGTTGGAGCGCTCAACGATTTGAGTCAAGCCGATGTGCAGTCTGCTTTGGATACACAGGGGTACACCGCTGTGAGAGCGGCCCTTTTGGACAATTTGGATGCGGCGATTTCTGCTGTGCCGACCGCTGTGGACGTGGTTCTGACTGCAGCTCACGGTGCTGGTACGTGGCAAGGAGGATCTGCTGGGGGAGGCTGGACAACGGCGGAGAAGGAACAGATCCGCTACCGCTTGGCGTTGGACGGGTCGCAAACAGATCCCACTACAGATACGGGGACGATCGAGGATATTCTCGCTGATACCACCGATATGGTGGCTAAAATGCTCCGTGTTTTGGGGCTGAACCACGAGAACGCTTTTATCGACAACATGGTATTAGACGCGGATAATCAGCTGACGTCTGCTAGGATCCGTATCTACGATTCGAAGGCTAATGCCGACGCAGCCACTGATGGAGACAACTACACGACGGGATTGATCGCCTCGTACACCATGGAGTCTTCGTACACTGCCGTCGGCAAGCCGGATACGTACAGAGTCACCTTGAACCCCTAACTTGGAGACGCTATGAGCATCAGCCTGGTGACGCATGGATTCATTTGCTGGCGCAGGCCAGAAGATGATGTCATCCCTGCGTACAAGCCAGAAATCGTCAAGCGCGTGGAGCTGAAGCCGCAAGTGAGAGACGTCATCGCTCCCAGCGACCCGAGTGCATTGAAGCCCAAGATCATTGAGGCTGACGAGGAGTAGCCGTGGCCACCATCAAGATCAAAATCTACGTTGCAGAGTTGGCGAATGTCATGTCGCTCTACGACGCAATCGAGGTCCAGCGGTCTACCACGGCTCCTCCTACGACTACGGAAGTGGACCTGACAGAGTTGACTGCTCAACCGGCCGCGCTGACAGGGACCGAAGAAGGTCCTTTCATCGTCAACGGCAAGACCTTCACTTTCAAGGTCAACGGAACCTCTGTTACGGTAACCTTCACTTCCCCAGATCCAGTCGCGATTCCAGATGTAGTGAACGAGATCGCAGACGCTCTCACCCTAGCCGGTTTGGACGCTACGCCGTCTGACGACGGTACAGGGCAGCTGAAGCTCGAGACGGACAACGACGGCACGGAGTACACCCTAGAAATCGTCAGTGGAACAGCTCTAACGGAGCTCGGATTCACGGTTGGGGACAAAGACAATGGGGAGGCGGAGCATGTAGCTCTGCAGGCTGGCGTAGAGGAGTACGAGTTCGACGACGGTAGCGGGTTGTCGAGCTATTACTACCGGACGCGTTATCTGCACACAGTAAACGGTATCTACAGTGATTGGTCGGATTGGGTCCAGGGAGATACCGGGGCTGTAATCGACGCCTCCAACCTCATTGTGGGCACGGTGCTACTTGCTGGACTAGACGGCGTAGCTCTGGCTGAAAGAAAGATCACCATCGTCAACGTTTTTGATGAAGTGAAGGCCGATGACTACGGGATCTTTGGGGAGTCCATCACGATCGAGACTGACGGAGCCGGGTACGCAGAGACGACACTTGTGAAGGGATCTCTGGTGGATGTAATATTCGTGGGTACCTCAATTGTTCGACGAATCAGAGTACCTGACACTGGGTCGACCTTCGATCTTTTGGATGATAGTCTGGTTGTCGGTGGTCAACTAGAGATCAAGCAGCCGGATTTGCCTTATGCCCCGAGGAGATCGTAATTCGCCCAGTGTTCCTCTAGGATCGGTAGAGTCCGCCGCGCTCAACGCATCTTGGAGACACGAAGATGGCGAGTGAAACTGTTCAGATATTCGTAGAGGACGAACAGACTCCTACAGCGGACCCCATCGACCAAGTACTGGTGCGTGTGTTCGATGCTGCAGGAGTAGTCTTCATCAGCCAAGACTACACCGATGTCAACGGTATCGCGGACTTCACACTAGATGGGGACGATCCTCCTAACGAGTACCAGATCCGTTTGTCGAAGGTGGGTGTAGCGTTTGACGGCAGTCTCGGGGACGACTCGAAGTCACCTCAGCTCATTGAAGTGTGGACGCCTGCTGCCTCCTCTCCGAGCGGAACGAATGACTTCACGGTGAAGGGGGAGACCTTCTCTCGTCCTGTGGCCACAGACCCACGTCTGTGCCGCGCCAGCGGTTTCTTCAAACGGGCTGATGGGTCTCCTTATCCGAACCTGGACGTGATCTTCACTCCCCGTTTCAAGCCTGCTGTCGTAGACGGAGACAGTGTCATGTGGGGGGATATCCATGCTCGTACAGACGAGGACGGATATCTGGAAATAGACCTCTATAGGGGGGGAGAATACTCAGTTGAGGTAGAGACGCTGGAAGATTGCCAGAGGGAGGTCGTTGTACCGGATGCGTCTTCTGAGAATCTGGTGGAGCTTCTCTTCCCCGTAGTGGAGCAGGTAACGTTTGTTCCGACTTCCGTCTCTATCTCGGTTGGTGAGACTGTCGAGGTCACCCCGACGGTTGTTGGGTCAGACCAACGTGTTCTCGACGGGGCAGCCGGAGAAGACGTCGAATACGAGGCCGCAGATTCTGATGTAGCGTCTGTGTCTGTTGGCTCCGACACCATTTCTATCACCGGACTAGCAGCGGGATCGACCCAGCTCGACGTGAGCAGAAGGGACGAGTCGATCGTGGTAATCCCAGATGCGGGGATCACGTACACTCCTCTCTCTATCACGGTGAGCTAATGATCAAATTTCCAGACATGTTCGACGTTCCAACGGTGCTAGTCGTGAGGGAGTCGCGACCGCAATACAATCAAGTCAAGGTACTTTTGGCAGCTGTCATTCGCAGGGCTGCTTTTGACATCGCTCTGTACAAAAACGACAAAAGGTTGGTCAACAGGCGTACAGCTGTGGACGCATTCAAGTGGATGTTCGACGAGCGTGAAATAATGGAGATGCACCCATTAGATCGCTTCACTTCTTTCCAGAGCATCTGCGAAGTTCTAGATCAAGACCCAAACAGGATCAGAACAAAGACTCTAGCTCTGCTGCCACGGGACGTGCGCAAGTTTGATCTCATTAGGAGAGTTTGATGGCCAACTTCACTGACGAAGAACTGGAAGACGCTGTAAGCCAGTTCGTCCGCCAGGAGGTGAAGACCGAGCGTACTCCTCTCGGTCCTCTGGACACAAACTACACGTTTGGCGAGGTACGAGAGATAGCGGCCAGCACGCTTGTCTTCAACCCCAGTGCCATCTTCTACTTGCTCTCTCTGGCGGCCAACCGCGTCAATCAAGACGTCGAGCAGGCCATAGAGTATCTGGACGACATCATCGACGGTATTGGCGAGGTTGGTAGGGACACCAAAGAGGTGACGCAGACCAGTCTCTTGTCTGATGCTGCGGCTGCATTGCTCGAAGTCGAGAGGACCATCGAGAACAACAATGCGATCACAGATCAACCGTTCAGCAGATACAGCAGGTCGCTGGACAATTTCACCTCGGGCTCCCTGACACCAAATGTTCGTCGCGCGACGGGGTCGTCGTTTCCCGAGACTTACGAGATCGTGCGCCCGCCGCAGAAAGCGCAATCGTCGATCAAGGAGAACATAGCCGAGCTCCGAGACTTGCACGTCACCGTGGTCTCAGAGGCAGAGAAGCTCACAGAGTCGATGAGCGAATTCCTATCCGCCAATCTTCCGCTCCTGTCTATTCAGACTTCGGTACAAAAAGTCCGCAAAGACCTCAGAGATCTCAAGGATGAGTTTGACGGAAAGACAAGGGACGGGGCGATCGAGATAACGAGGGACGCCTTCCTTAGGATCCAGGCCGGTAAGTCTGTTATCACTAACCTCACGTCGATATCAGATCCACGTGAGTCTAGGATGGCGTCCTCCTCCAGTTCGTCTGATAGAGCGGCTGCGGCTTACCCAGCTTCAGAAGCCACGGCTGCTTCTTTGTCTCCGACTATTTCTGCTCCGTACCTCATTACGCCGTCTACGAACGAGATCAAGATAGAGGTAAACGAGGGATTGGAGCAGGTGGTCACCCTGACTCCAGACGATCCTGCTTCAGTTATCGGTTCCATCGACGAGTCATACGACATACACGCGGCCAGTACGGCCGAGATGACGAGCTCCGGGTCAGGGCCTTACACGGTGCCTGCTTCTCCAGATAACTCTTTTCGCATTTACGTGGACGGTATTGGGTACCAGACCTCTCTCACATCTGGGTCTAGGACTGCGTCTCAGGTCGCTGCTGAGATCAATGCCGCAACGCGCATTGACGGGGTTGCAGGAACTTTTGACGACGTAGCCACAGCGTCGGATGTCGGGGGCAGTCTACACATCGAGTACGATTCCGTGGGTAGGCATTCGATCGTACTCGGGTCCAACCCCACACTGAACCCAGCATTAGGGTTCACAGATGAACAAGAAGCATCGGGTCAGGACGCCAACGACTCCATTCGTTTCGTTGTAGATGACACAACCGTAGTTGTAGCAGCTCTCACGACGGGATCTACGCGGACAGCAGCTCAGGTTGCTGCAGACATTGCTGGGGCCTCTGCGGCAATAGACGCTTCTGCAGAAACTGTTGTCACTGTATCTGGATCTATCACTGTCGTGAAAGTATCCTCTCTCAGTTACGGGGAGGGGTCACACGTGCTGGTGGATTCGTCCACTTCCGCCCAAGAGGGAGCGGTGATCGCACTCGGCTTCTACGAGGGTCAAGAAGATCGATCAACGTACGTCACCATTGACGATTTGGATAGTGAGATCTCTGCTTTGAGTGGTGTGTCTACCGAGCGGGATGAACAGACCGTGCAGTCGGGGACTGGTGGTGTGGCTGTACTGGACGGGAGTGACTACAAGCTCCGTCTGCCTTCTGGGACTATTTCTGCTCCTATCTCTACGAGCGACAGGTTGCGCGTAGCCAATGGGGACAACTTCGGCTGGTACCCTATCACGGCCGTGAACTTGGGCGGCTTGTTCGATGAGCTCACGGTGGGCAGACCGTTTTCCGCAGTCACGGGGGACGAGTCTCAGAATCAGAATTGGGAGATACACCGAGATCGCTTGATCATCAATTCTGACACTTTAGATCTAACTTCTGCACTGACCGTGAACGCCGCTTCTGCGAACTCGGAGATTGGTCTTACCCCGGGGACTGTTCGAGGCAGCACTTCCGGGGTGAAAGTGCGTAGCTCAGGCAAGGATTTGAGCTTTAGTAGAGAGGATGTGGCGGTAGGGGACGTGCTGACACTGAAGGGGCCTACCTACGCGACCCAACATACTGTTACCGCGGTAACAGATGACGGGTACCAGATCGAAGTCACTCCTGAAGTGGTGAACGATCTTGTTTCCCATCTGTACCAGATCGACAGCGGGGGGGCTTTAGCCTACGCGTCTTTTGCTTCCGCCCTGTCCAATTGGTTTTCTTCCGTTCTTGAGACGTCGAAGTATGCCGAAGACATATTGGAGCTAGAGCGCACGCTGAACCCACTTTTGGTCAACAAGAATCCATCAGCAGCGTTAGTGGGCACCGCCACAACTGCGGCCAATAACCTCTACAATGTGTACGATCAACTATCGGTCATTTTGGAGGACTTTACGACATCTGCGGTACCGAGGATCGACGCAATTCTGGACATGCTGCAAGAGCGCGGTATGGACAGGGCTCATGAGCTCTTGCTCCTGGGAGAGATATCCGAGTTCTTTGGGTTGACCAAGGATGCCTCTTCGTATGGCGGTAATTTACTGGAGAAAATGCGGGCTATCGCGCAAAATGATGTACCTCAAGGGAGGACACTGGACGAGGAAAACGTAGACGATAGATTGATCAGTTCCTTCGAAGATACGGACGCGAACTTCGATTTCTCGGACCAAGATGACGAGAGCGGAGTTACGGAAATCGATGATGTCCCAGACTTGGAAGAGGAAGAAGATCTCTTGAACAGGTCTCTGTGATGGCAAGGTCCCCGAAAAAGAAAGCTAACGCGCCCAAGGTCAAGAAGACGAAGCTGAACCTTCAGGTCCGAGACATCCTTGGAGACGCTTACTCGTTCGTTCAAGGGGAGAAATTCACAGATAGTGTCTCGACGGTGAACCTAGAGACGCTAATGCAGGAGCAGATCAATCAGATAGAGGGCAGCGACGGCAAGACTGACATCCGTCTCAACAAGAAAGACGTCGTAGACAGGATCGTCAACGGGATCACGGAGGTGGTACGGACAGTAAAGAAGCTTCCTCCCAGCGCCTTCAGCTTGAGTTCGGAAGATCGAGAAAGTGGCAATGTGAACACATCGGTCGCTGGTGACGAGGAGGTTCCGTCATAATGGACTTGCAGGTCATTTATCTGCGTGATGTGCTGAACGTGGACTATGTAGGGGAACTTCCTGGGGTCGTGCCGCGCACTCTGGAAGTCACGGGACCCAATTTCCTCAATGCGGTGAAGGTGGAGATCAACGAAGAGGAGGCACCTTCTTTCGTCGTGGTCTCCAAGAACCGCATCCTTGTGCAGGTCCCAGACAGCCAAGAGAAGTCGATCATCCGCACCCTCGCTGTGCTGAGCAGCGATTTCACGAAAACCGTCAGCAGCCAAATGAAGTTTGAGCTCACCAATTTCCCACAGAAGGTAAGCGGACTGAAGAAGCTGATACAGTCCTTCGTCATGTATCTTCTTCGGTCTCCGGGTACCGATGCCTGGTACCCAAAGACTGGAGGCGGGGTCCAGAAATTGATCGGTGCGGAGTTTTCTCGGTCTAACGCTGGGGGAGTTACTGCGGCGTTCACCACGGCCGTCAGCAGAACCAGGTCCCAGATCATTTCGTTGCAGGCCTCTAACTCGCGCCTCACCGCTGCCGAGAAACTGGGATCTGTGTCGGTGCTCAGCGCCGTATTCAACGTACAGCAAACAGCCCTCGTCGCACGGATGGAACTAACATCCCAATCGGGGCAACGCGCGATCGTAGGTTTGGAGTTGTAACATGCCCGGAACAGAAGACCTCCAGGAATTCCTAGAAGAGAAACTTCTCACCTACGACCCAGACATCGATCTGGAAGATGGTTCTCCGGCACAAACAGAGATCATCGATCCCGTAGTGCGTAGGTTCACCCCAGACCCGTTCGAGATGGATGTCCCAACATTCATCCGTGCGCGGCTGCAGCAAGAGTACCCCAACCTCAGTTCTGAGGAAGGCGAGGCTTTAGCGGACTTGTTGATAAAGCCGATGGAGGCTTTGCTAGATCCAGTCATCCGTGAAGTCGAGTTCTTGCGCAAGAATAAGTCCTTGAACGATCAGGACCTCTTGTCCCCCGAGGAAGCAGATTCCCTGATGGGGAACTTCTTTGTGAGCCGTACTCGAGGAAGCAGATCTGTTGGGCAATGCAGGTTGTACTTCAACGCTCCAGTAGCTGTGTCCATCTCTTTGGGGAACGAGGCTTCGACGTCGGATGGGTTGAAGTTCGTCCCCTCATCGACACAAGAGATCTCTGCCGAGGCCATGCTATTCAACCAGGATGGCAACCTTTTCTACTTCGACGTTTCTTTCGAGGCAGAGACTGAGGGAGATGAGTACAACGTAGGTACAGGGGAAATCGTCAGCATCGCTAACGTTCCAGCAGCGGTAAAGATCACCAACCTTGCTCGGTTCAGAGATGGCGTTGCTGAAGAGTCTACACTCAGCTTTCTCGAGCGTGGTGAAGATAGCTTGACTGAGCGATCTTTGGTTGTACCTCGTGGAGCCATTGCTCGTTTGTTCGATCAATTCGGGGACCTGCAGCATCTGCAAGTTGTCGGGTTCAACGATACAGAAATGGGGAGGGACATTCTGAAGGGCGGTGGCTTGGGGCCCATCGTGGTCTACGGCACGGACGGCTACACGACCGATGACGGGGATGGTGACGGAGTGACGGATGTCTTCGGCAGCCCCTCCGCCACCTTCACTAGTTCTGTGGGAGCTGTGGGACCAGTTGAGGGTTTCATGCTCACACTGCAAAATGCGGACTACCCCGTCTTGGAGGTGATCTCTGACGAGTTTCTGAAGATCGGGGCAGCCCTGGATCCAGGACTGCCACCCGTAGATCCCGTCCCCCATCCCGACATGCCGGACGGGTTGAGCTCGCAGCAGTTCTATGTCAGGAAAAGTGTCATCACGATCTCTGATATCCCTGGTGGGCTAGTGAGCCCTGATGGTGTGAGCGGGGTTGTCGAGATCTCCGACGGCGAGGTTCACATCGGAGGTTGCACCGACTTTTACGTGAGGGGCACCGGTCTGGAAGAGGAAGAGCTGGTCATCGAGGCAGTCAGTGACGAGAGTCCCCTCATGGAGGGGCTGAATCTGGATACCAAGAAGGCCGGACTTCCAGCTGATATTGTTGAGGACCTTTCGTTGGCTGTGACCAGCGATTTCCTGGGTCAAAAAGTCCGGGTGGGGATGACTTTAGTCATCGAGACCGACGCAGGAAATGCAGGAGCGTACCAGATCGTAAAGGTTGCTCCTGGAGGAAACGCGCTAAGGCTTCAGGTAGATCCGGAGCCTGGCAGCACGGTCACTGGTCAGCGGTACAAAATCGTAGACGAGATAGATGTAAATCTTCTTGAGCCCAAGACTGTTCGTGGATCTGGGAGCGACCTAGTCACCATACTCGGTAGCTCTCAGGTGTCCACGGTTGCAGAAGTAGACTTCGATCAGCTGGGTACGGAGGAGGGAGACACACTCCGGATCACAGGGAACACGCTCAACGCGGGAGATTACAGTGTCGTCCAGATCACCGGCACTGGTAACAAGTTGCTGGTTCTGGGAACTGAGTTGAAGAAGACCTCCAGCAGTGAGTCTTGGGAACTGTTCAAGAAGGGGGACGGGCTGAGTCCACCGTTGCTCAGGGTCTCTAGCGTGGATATATTGGATTCTTCCCAGCAGCCTACGGGTAACGTTATCCCTTACGCAGATCCAGTCGACATTCAGTCTTCTGCTTTTTCCAATATCGGCGTCGGCAAGAAGAAAGAGATCAACGACGCCAGATTGGGCATTATCGGAACCGTAGATCTCTCTGGTGCGCTGGGAGCTTTGAACGGGACCACGATCAAGATCTCCATCAACGGCGGAGCGGTGTCCATCATCACTTTCTCAGCTGTGGCAGATCTACAGGATGTGAAGGACCAGATTGACGCCGGAGTCGGTTACAGCATTGCTGGGCAACGCGACACGGATCAGGGAGAGAGCTATCTCACTCTACGGTCCCGCAACAACTGGATTGTGGTAGACACCTCTGGTACCGCCAACACTCTCTTGGGGCTGTCGACCTCCTTCGCGGAAGACAATCGCCAAATCGTTAGCGAGTCTGCCGTTTCGGATTGGACTGATGCGACTCTAGATATCGAGGAGGAGCGGGACTCAGTCTATGTCCTTACGGGGGACAACATCGAGTTTTGGTATTTGCAGGAAGTCGAGGCAGAGAGACTTCTAGTGTGCCGAGTGGGGGACGACGGGAAGGTGATCTTTCCTCTTCCCGATGAGAAAGCCACAGTACGGATTGGATCTAGGTCCTTCGGCAAGCTCCGTTGTTACTTCCTTGAGCCAACGTCTTTTGAGGTGAGGGGAGACTACAGGAAGGCAGCGATCAAGTCGGGCAACCCTCCGGCTGCAGGGGAGCACGCTCCCAATGTTGTCTTAGGAGAAATCGCACAAGATGAGGAGCCAAGAACGGAGTTCTCTTACGATCTATACGGTGACCAGTCGGCCTACTTCCGTTTCTTCCCAGACCCTGCGCTCGAGCACACGCTCTTGCCTGCAGGAGAAGAGTCTGTGCCCGACAACCTCTATATCGCCTCGAGCGGGGATACGTTCGTAGAAAGCGAGAAAGACCCGCCGTCCGGCGATGGTAAGTACTCTCGTGCAGAAGAGATCGACTTCCTTTTGCGGGAGGTTCTCCCCGGCGACATTCTAGAGATCACTTATCAGCCGGTGCAAGGGACGGCCGACATTCGGGACAAAACTTCCGGAGGCGACGTAGAGTATGACGCACCCCTAGACCCGGACTACGTCATTGCCAAGACCTTGCTCTTCTCTCTCGAGAACGGTCCCGACAAGACAGTGACGTTCTCGGCGGAGGTAGATGGCCCAGATCGACTGGTAGCTGAAATCAACAACCAGTTAGGCGAGACCATCGCTTACGTAGAGGACGATACTTCAACGAGCAAGAAATACCTGCGTCTAGAGGCCGACATCGAGTTCGATGTGAAGGGCGGAACTGCGCTCTCTATCCTCGGGCTCTCCGTCACGAATAATCACGCTAACGCGCGTGGTAGATACGTCGTCGAAGACTCAGGTTACATCTCTGGAGCCACATCAAACCACATGCGGTTGTCGATCAAGAAACCGGAAGATCTTGTGCTTCTCCCGGGGGATGTGTGGGGTGGTTTTGCTGCAGGGGATGTGGGACCTTCGCAACATTTCAAGATTCATCGCAAAGGTGTCCAGCGAGTTAGCTCTACGGAAATGCAAGACAACACAGAAGGATCTCTGTACTACGCTGACATAGAGGTGGTTTCTTACGGAGCTGGAGATGAATTCAACATCGAGGCTGACTTGCAGCTCGAGGTGGAGAACCACAAGTCAGATGGTTACCGGCTGTCGAACGACGACGAGGACCTGACCTTTTCTATCTACGAAGAGCCTTCAATGATCATCAGCAGGAGGGTCTTGACTCCCGGGAGTACCGACTCTCCCGAAAACACGACGCAGATCTCTCAACAGAATATCCAGGTGAACTACGAGAGATCTGAGTTAACGGAAGAGGTTCAGCGTTTCGCTTCTTCAGAACTCGATAGGGTGCTGTGCGCCAGTATTGTGGTCAGACATCTGGTGCCGCATTTCGTGCAGTTCGAGCTCGTCTACCAGGGCGGGTCTCAGGAAAGTGTCATCGAATCAGATCTAGAAGACCTAATCGATGGGTTACTTCCGGACGAGGTTCTCGAGGCGTCTGCAATCGGCAACATCCCGCGCAGAAGAGGAGCTGAGAGAGTAGAGATGCCGATCACGTTGCTTGGCGTGGTTCACAACGTAGATAGGACGATACAGATCGATAGATCTGAGGACGCGATCAGTAGGGGGAGGCTGGCGACTTTTATCCCTGACGCGCTATCGATCACGCGCCAGACGTCGTCTTAGTCTTCGGACCCTCCTACGATCGGAATAGCCGGTTCTACCGCTCGGCCCACATTTCCTGTCTTTAGCACGATCCCGGAATGCGGATCGAACTGTTCACCACAAGCTACGCATTCTAGGTAGAACTTCGGGAGGATGTCCTCGCCCCGGTACATTGAGTGATAGTTGCCCAGCTTTCTACAGTTCCCTCCGCAGCGCGGGCAGCTTTGTGCCGAGTAGAACTTTTCTCGATCTTCTGCTCGTTTCGTCACAACGTCCTCGTGCCCTTCGAGCAGTTTTCTGGTAATTTCTGGATCGAGAAATTTGAGGTCCATAACTTGATACTACCTCTCAGCATTACCTTATCTCAAGAGTTTGACCGTCCCTGCTCTCAGAGAGTAGAATCGTGGACCAAGATCTACTTGCTGGAAACCTCCAAAAATGGGTGACTTAGCATGACGGAACATGAGCGCAGAAGACGCATCTTGAGCGCTATCAATTATTGGCTCCCCCGCAGTTGGGCAGACGGCGGACACCGCTATCGCCTCGGAGATCTTTCTTTGACCGGAGATGAGGAAGATGGCGGGGCAGAGTTAACAGTGTTCAGGGAGTCTGAACAAGCTGTAGTGACGTTCACCAATGAGGAGTGCTACGGGAGTCCTCTGAGTCCTAACGCGGCCAGGGCCCGCGTTTATGGATCTAGCTTCGAGTAGAGGAGATAGGCCATGGCCAACAAGTTTCAGAATGGGCTCTTGTTGAGCACCTCGATTGCTGGCCGGGGAGGACATTTGTTCTCCCGCTGGTTGGTCGAGTGGTTGACTCAAGTCGTGGGGTGGACCCTGCGGGATGAAGATCCAACGGACTCGAGCTGGACTGATGTCGAGGCTTCTGGATCGGGGGACGGCGCCACAACTGCCAACGCCGATCGTATCGACATGTCTGGTAGCTCCAAGACCGACTGGGACACCGACGACCGCGGGAAGTACATCACCATCACAGGGATCACGGGGACTGCCGCAGAGGTAGAGAAGAATGGCATCTACCGCATTCTGGATGTGCTGGCTGGGAATATTCTCGTTCTCGACATCAAGCGCGGGGTGCACGAGGACGGTTTGCCCGATGGCAAGTCCTTCAGTTGGCGTTTGTGGGACGGTTCCGCAACGTACATCCCCGATCCAAGCAAGTACGCCGTAGTCAGGGCCGCCTATTCCCACACTCCCTCTGAGCCCAACTTCGACATCCGTTTGCTTACCACGGCTACTGGAGGTGCTTGGTCCGGGTTTCCTTCTATAGCTATCGGTCCTTTTGGAACTTGGAACAACTCCTCGCACGCGTGGGATGATTCCCGCAACACATCGCAGAAGAACCCCACCACTACAGGAGCGAGCACGGTCGTTGATACGTATGTGTGGGCTTTCGGTACAGATGATCACGCTGTGATCTGTTATTGGAATCAGACGAACAACGTACCTAACTTCATCTATCTGGGAGAGATCGCTGTGGATGACACTTCTGTGGATACGAACCCCGGGGTGATCGTTTACGGTGGGGCTGGATCTGCAAACCCAGATGTTTGGCCGAACATGTTCGGTTATGCAAATGGTGGCCAGGTTGAGGACAGTGGGCGCGGTATGTCGGCTCTTCCTTCTGACGACACGGAAGTGACGTACTATTTGCAAGTGCCGACGATTCCGGTGGGGGTCAACAACCATGTTTTGGGCACTGGGTCCCAACGAATGAGTAGCTGGAGCCGGTATTTGTATCGTGTGGAGATAGAGCTGGAGTGTCGAACCTCCGGGCACATGGAGCACCGGGGGGAGTTTAAGGATTGCTGGATGACTTCCAAAGCCAATCAGAACTTGATGGCGTTCGGCGATGGCCCGGCTCCAGATTTCTACTTGCATATGTTCGGTGGGTTCGCAGCTACCTGGAACGGCAGCTCCATCCACGTGCAGAAGTAGCTAGGAGGATCAGATGGCTAGCCATTGGATCAGGGAAGCACGTTTCATGCAATCCCCTGGTAGATCTGGGATGAACTTCTGGAGTAAGTGCGTTTGTTTCTTCCTCTACCATGTCCTCGGGTACACAAAGCCCCCCGGCGGAGCGAGCGAGTTTGAGAACGCCACATCGGGATCTTACGATCCCGCTACTTCGTACGAGAGCAACGGGACTTCTGGCGTTTTCTCTGGTTCTAACAAGAACCTAACCGAGACGGGTGCGTTTTCCGCGGCAGGTGGGGAGGTAGACAAGTGGGCTCTGGTGGTAGATGCCTCGAATCCTGAGAATAGCGGATTCTATCGGATCCTCACTAACCCCGATGCGAACACCATCGGCATCGATTTCCGCACCGCGGCTTCGGAGTACCCGACAGCAGCTACTGGTCTCTCGTGGTGGATCTTGTCGGAGGATTACCAGACCCCGAGCACGAATGGTGATTGGTGGCGCTTGGTCACTCCCCATGCGGACGCCTGGGAGATCGAGTGCAAACTGAGCACCAATAACTGGCTTGAGTTCTCCGTTTCCATGGATGGGGTGTGGACGGCTTCTGGGGAGATCATCGGCCCGGCTTATTACAACGACAACAACTCAGCAGACGCCAACACCAGATACCTGTATCTCGAAGGAGATACAGAGGGCACTCATCTCAACATATGGGAGTTCAACACCAACGGCGGTAGTTCTTTGGTCACTACGGCTCAGATCACACCTTGGGAGACTGACCCAGCCCATTCAACTTCCGAGCTACGCGCCATCATGGGACCTGACACAGCAGTGACGGTTTCCGCGGAACAGATCAACCGAGAAGGAGATAGCACTGATTGGGGGAACGGGAAGGTTTGGAGGGACAGTGACCAAGGCCAACACCACGTACGGTGTCTCGAGTGGTCTTACAGCGACGACGACGAGGGGTTCACCGTGTGGACCAGTAGAGAGGCGAACGCGCGTAAGAGCGCCAACGACGTGATGACTGGGACTCACTTGATCATGGACTACTTGAACAACAGTGAGTTCTACGAGTTGTTGGGGCGCTTGGAGGGTCACGAGTCCATTCGCGGCAATCTCAACGAGATGCAGACCATCGATCACGACGGTGGCACAAAGAACAGGGTCCATCTCCAGAACGGAGTCTTGCTCCCCTGGCCTGGGTTCACTGTGCAGTACACGCCGTAGGTTTGATTCATGTCTAGAGACGGGTTCGCTAGTCCGCAGAATTACAGCCCCGGGGAATGGGTTGACGGGGTAAGTGAACCAAACCCGACAGGAACCGCATCAGATCAAGATTATGTCCCCGGGGAGTGGGCAAGTGGGGCAGCTGCCCCCAATCCTGAAGGCTTTGCTTCGGATGGTCCGCAAGTCACGCCTGGGAGTATCTACGGTTGGCGGGACATACTTTTAGATGTCACTCCGCCGATAATCGACACTCTCTTTCCTGCCGATTCTTCTTCCGAGAACTCTGTCTCGACAAACATCTCGTTCTCTACGAAGGACGTAGACGGTCAGGGGGTGGACCAGGATACGATCAATGCCACTGTAGAGATCGACGGTGGCGGCGCTGCTGACGCGATCATCAACGGTGTGTTCCAAGCGGGATGGGACGGGCCGGGGAGTTCTATCTCTGCTAACGCTTTCGACGGCTATGATGTGGTCATCGACCCGACGGGAAGCTTCTCTTCGTACGATGAGGTAGAGGTGGTAGCCAGCTGCTCCGACTTGGCTGGCAATCCTTCGGGGAATGAGACGTGGAGCTTCTTCATTGAGGATCTCGTCGACCCCACGATCGACACCCAGTCCCCCACAGGCACAGACGTAGCCGAGGGAACCAACGTATCTTTCTCCACGAAAGATGTTGGTGGATCTGGTGTGGACTCATCCACGATCAACGCCACTATAGAGATCAACGGCGGCGGAGAGGTGGATGCAATCATCAACGGGGCGTTTCAGACTGGATGGGATGGGGGAAGTAGCTCGATAACCCCTAACGCTTTTGACGGCTACGATGTCGTAATAGATCCAACTTCTGACTTCGGTTCCCTTGACTCCGTGATTGTACGGGTCGACTGCGACGATAATGAGGGAAATTCAGCCACACAACTGGTGTGGGGATTTGCGGTAAGGGACTACGAAGCACCCACGCTCCAGAACTTGGTGCCGGACCACCTGGATACTGGAGTGTTGATCTCTAGTAACGTGGTTCTGGAAATCGTGGACCCGTCCGGGGTAGATCCCGCGGAGACCGTCATCACCATTGAGGGGTCCGTGGCGTGGACCGGAGACGCTCCAGCCGCCGGTTTCGCGGGATCTAAGTCCGTCGTAGCGGATGGGTATCAGTACACCCTTAACCCCGACGTAGACTTTCCTTTCGACACACAGATAGATATCGACGTAGTTGCCAAGGACTTGAGCGCAGCGGCTAATACGCTGAACACGTCCTACTACTTCGAAACAGAAGAAGACGTCACAGCGCCCACATTCACCAACAAGCTTCCCGCTCCCAGCTCTACGGGGAACGTAGAGACCTCCAACGTGTCAGTTTCCGTCAATGACGTTGGGGGAACGGGGGTAGTCCAGAGTACGATCAATATGTCCATCGGAGGCGTGGACGCGATCATTAACGGTGTAGTCCAGACTGGATTCGATGGGGTGGGTAGTTCGATCTCCGCTAACGGTAGTAACGGATTCGATGTCGTCATCGACAAGACTACCGACTACGACGAGTACGAGTGGGTTACAGTAGAAGTATCAGCGGAAGATAACGAGGGCAATCTTGGCGCCACGACATGGTCATGGCGTGTGGTGGACTATCTCGGCCCGCTGGTAACCCCCGTGGACCCGATTGCGGGAGAGTCGGGCGTAGCTGTCGATGCAGTGATAGAGGTCAATGTCACTGACGCGCAGAGCATAGATGCAGGACTCACTGTTGAGGTGGATAGGGGAGCAGGGTTCGAATTGGCCTTCGAAGAAGGAGGCAGCCCCCAGTTCAAGCCGGGGTTTGATGGCCCTTCCTCTGCCAAGACGTCTGTCGCTGGTGGGTACAAAGTGGTCATAGATCCCGTGGTGGACTTCGACTTAGCTACTACGGTTTTCGTTAGGGTGACCGGACAAGATCCCGACGGGAACCCGACGAGGTTGTGATGGCTACCTATTCGTTCACAACCACAGTCTCCATGCCGGTCAGTGCCGATTGGCCCTGTATGGATATCGGCGGAGCGCAGATGGGGAATATCCTCCTGCTGTCTGATGTGACAGCTAGTAGAGGTTCTCCATGGTTGACGCTCGACGGAAACAACGACCTAGTCCTCATGAGCGATGATTCCATCGCTACGATTCTGACGATGTCTTTGCCGATCGGGCAAAAGTTCACTTTCGAGACTACGTTCAAGCCTACGTCGTTGCCCACCAATCTCGACGACTTGACCCAAAGCCGTTTCTTCATCGCTGTGTTTGACGCGCAAGACAATGCTGGGGGAATCTTGATCTCTCAGGCTGGTCTGGCGATTGTCTCCTCTTTCGGTAACACCGTTATGCCGATAGCGGGCAGCCAAAACATCATTCTTGAGGGTGACGACTACTACACCCTGCGCATGGTCGTGGACGGCGAAAACAACGTGATGGATCTATACGTCACGAAGTCTGACGAGGTAGACGTCACAGGTCACCAACTTCGTTACACCACAGCCGCACCAATTACCCCGGCGGGCACTCCAGACAGCGCCAGGATCGAGATATTGGGTAACGCTGGCAGCACGACTTTGATCAAGTTCGATGAGCTCCGGTGCAACTGTCTTGAGCTCGTTGTGCCTAACCAAAAACCGATTGCGGACACAGGCAGAGACCAAACTGCGGTTCTGGGCTCCATCATTGCGTTGGATGGTACGGCGAGCTACGACCCGGAAGGTGAACCCCTCACTTATCGATGGACGCTTTTCGCTGCTCCCGATGGCTCGAGCTATCGGCAAAGTGGATCGGGTGGTTTCACGGTTGACGATCTAGACGGGGATGATTTCACGGCTTGGTTCGAAGAGACGGGGGAGCCGTGGAGTGTGGATAACTCTCCCAGCTTACAGCCAGGAGACATTTTAGTCGTCGGCGATAGCCAGTATATCGTGGATGACACCGATTGGACCCTCAACGCGACGACCGGGAAGTACGAGCGAGGAGGAGGTTGGGATAACAACAAGCTGCGTGTCACACTGGACGCATTGCCGATCAATTTGTCTGATCAAACCTGGGACCTCTACTTCTCCGACACGTTCTACAACGACCCAACCGCCCCTTCCCCCACAGCCATTCCGGATGTGGAGGGGCTGTACGGACTACAACTGGTCGTGAACGATGGGAGTCTAGACAGCCTGCCTGCGCAGGGTCTGACGAACATCGCTCCCAGTAACGTCGCTTTCGGTTATGTCCCCGATGTGAACTTCATCTGGGATTACCTCTCCGACGCCTGGAACCTCTTCGATGACCGAGATCCAATCACGACCATGTGGTCTGGGTTCGCACAAGTCGCCTCCAACATTTTGTTGACAGCTTGGCAGCTGGACTACGCTAAGAGCCTGGTGGATATCCAGCGACAGTTTCAACGTCGGTGGCTCGACTACCGTACGTTGTACACCGAGCCGCAAGAGGATAGAGACGACATCACGCTTACGATAGTGCGGGGGACTGTCGTGAAGGATATCGACGGCGGGAAGACGTTCGCTAGCGACGAAACTTTGTTGATCTCTAAGGATGGCGGGGACGAAGTGACGGTCACCCTCTCGGGGGCGATGACCGCGCAAGAGATAGTAGACAAGATCAATCTAGATCTAGGCGAGGAGGCTGCGTACTCGAAGACTGCTTCTTTGGTCAACAGCGGAGGCGTGGACTACCTGGTACTGAGCTACTCCGGCCTGCTCGTCGTGAGCAAGGACGGTACAGCTAATGGCACGATGGGGTTTGACACGGAGAACGATACCCAGAACTCTCTCAGTGGGACGGACGGGGAAAGCGATCCTGTTCACGATCCAAGCAATCCGCAGCTTACCGCGTTTAAGGCCAGTGACCCACTGGTGGACTTCTCGTCGTTCGCTTCAAAGAACAGCGTCTTGTCCTTTGACGGTGCGGGTTACGAGATAAAGAAGGTGGCTGGCACAGATCAACTCACGGCCAGCCAAGATTTGACGGAAGGGATCGGTAAGTCTTGGGAAGTTTGTTCGACCGTAGAGGCCGTGAACTCCGATTTCACTGATAGGTTAGTCACGGTCGGTGACATCTTGATCTTGGAAGTTAGGGCTAGTGCCGCTGACCCGTCGACCAAAGTGCTGTGCGAGGTCCTCGGGGTAAGAAACAAAAAGATCGGATTCGACGCGCGGCCGTTGTTCGAAGCCACGGGAGGCAGCATCTCCTCGTACGATGTCGCGTTGCACGGTGTGCAGCGTGTCAGCTCAATTCCAGTGAATGAGTTGGTAGAGCGCATTCCGCGGCTACAAGAAATCATCCTAGACCCTCCAGAGTTCTTATCGGAGAATCGGGATTACACCATCAGCACTAACAGTGATGGCGTGCGCGGGATACATTTCCGTGAAGACTTGTACAGCTTCGACGACCCGCCACCGGATATCTTGTGGGCGGAGCAAACGTTCCTCGACAATAAACCGATGATCGAGGACAACTACGGTAAGCCGATTGGGTTCTTGATCGAGCACATGGAGGAGAGCTCGGACGATCTGGACTACCTATCCGCGGTGAGAGGGTTGTGGTACGCCTTCTTCAATGGTCCGTCATTGTGGAGCGTCAGGGTAGGGATCCAAATCCTGTTAGGCCTTCCCTTCGCTGAAGTGGATGGAGTAGTCACCGATATCAACGAGACGTACAACGCCAACTACATCCGCATGTTGATCCAAGATAGTGCGGACGACGCAGTTGTACGGTCTTACTTCATCCCTCGAAATGCCAACTTTGAGGAAGACGGCGTCTCGATGATCGCGGACAATCCCTCCACGGGGGAACCGTACCAGGTCGGAGACACCGTAGATCAGTTCTCACCACTCTCTCAAGGTGTCGAGCTCCTGGATTGGATAAACGACCCGGATTGGTGGTTGGGGTATCACGGACAGGGTGTGTTCCTAGAAGTGGACAAGTTTTTCCGCTTTTTGGTACGTGCTGACATAGACGTGTTCAGCATTGCGAACTTGGTTCTGGCCATAGACTTCGTCAAAAAGATCAAGCCTAGCTACACGTTCCCTATGTGGGTCGTCTTCAAACGAGTGCCCGGGGACACCATCAGTGTCACAGATCCAGATATCCTGGAGAAGCTGGGCACGCTTTACCTGTATGACCATCCGGCTTGCGCCAAACAGATCACAGACCAAGGGTCTGGGGGAGCGTACAGGTTTGACGACACGGACGAGTCGGGTAACTACAACTGGGCTTTTGACGGGGTTCCGCACGGTGGTAGTGCCAAACCTGAGTTCCTCTACGACAAGAAGGCTCTGTGCCCAGACATGGAGATCACCGGTATTTTGAGCGCCTACTGGGCTGGAGGGGTCTTTCCTTTTGACTGGCTTTGGGCGTTTGACGATGGTGGCGGGGGTGACGTTGTTCCTTTGTCCGGGCCTTTGGGATCTCCTCCACCCAGCGGAGGACCGTACGGAACGCCGGTAGGGACCATTCAGTTCGACACTCCATATTCAGCTGGGTGGTACACGCGTGGCAAGGTATTGTAGACACTTGTCTTTGCGGTGAAGAGATCATAGACTGGTTCCGGAGAAAGCAATGAAACTTCGAGACTACCCGCTAAAACCAAAGGGGCTTTTGATCCCGGCTAACGTGACAATCACTGCGCGAGAACGCGGGAAGATTGTCCCTCGTCATTGCCGACACTCTCACAATATCTGGGTAGATCTCGGTCGAGAGTATCTAGCTCGTGTAGTGGCGCCGAATACTGCTCTGGACGACCACTACGCTGAGAGCGCCGGCAACAGAGAGTTCATCAAATTCATGGGAGTGGGTATCGGCGGGGATAGCCAAACGCATCCTTCAGCGTACGCGTCACCGCTCAGTACTGACTACCCTCCAGCAGACCCATCTGGGGTTCCCGGTAATACGGGTAACGCCCAATCAGATGACGACCTCACGGTAACGCACCTTGAGCGTCCCGTGAAGATCAACTTGGATGCAAACCCTTACACGTGGCTCGCTCCAGTGATCACACCCGTCACGTTTCTGAACAGCAGCCGCACAGTTCGGTTTGACCACCTGTTCGATACCACCGACGTTAACGAGGCGAACGTTCCCTCCTACTCAGTGGTCCCCCTTTCAGAAGTCGGTCTGTTCATAGCTACCCAAGATCCAGAAGCCGCTAACGTCTATGACGCCGGTAACCCACCTAGCTATGTGGGTGCCGGAAGACAACAGTTGGTGGCCTATAACACCTTCGAGGCGATCCCGAAAACAACTTCTTTCTCACTCGAGATCCGGTGGGAACTTAGGTTCTGATAGGAGAGACAGATGTCCAACCTTCCACATCCTCTTGGTGACAGTAGCGCGGGAGATCTCTTCTACCCGGGCTCGCCTCAAGTTGTTGCCGCAGACTCCCCCGGGGCAGCCGGAAGTCGCGCAGTAGAGTTTGGAGAGGACGGTCTCTCTTCGGCGGTCAACAGAGGGCTCTATGCCCTCGGTAAGAACGACGAGTACATCCAGGAGCGGATGGAGGAACAGATCGCCCGCCCGGACTTTGTCACTTTCACTCCTGCGGGAGGAAACGGCGACGAGTACACGTTTTCTGCCGATGTGTGGTGCGGAGACACATTCTACACCCCCGAAGATCAAAGTGTCCGTGATTCTTTGATCAGTGTACTGGATGAGAAGTACAACGATCTGATCGACCCAACGACCGGAGACAAGATCGTAGTCCGGGAAATCAAAGACGCTCTCAGCGTCAGCCAGGTCGGGTCTGGGTTCTCTACCAACCCTATCGTTACCTTCAGAAAGGTAGATCCCGTCACGGGGGCGCTGGGCGCGAACTACACCATTCCTGACGGGACCGTTGTCTGGTTGGCTTTCGGTCGGGCCGCTACGTTGGACGAGCTCACGACAGACACAAATGTTCGCGACTCGTGGTTCCGCGGATTCTGTCGATCTGTTGGAGAGATCCACGCTGGGTCTTTCTTGAAAGACGGTAGCAGGAAGGCTACAGGGAACTTCGATCTCGACAATAACCTCTTGGATGTAGTGGAGCGCGTTAGGGGTGCTAGCGGGGTGGCGCTCACCCTCGAGGCTACTGGGGCTTCTCCTGCACACCTCAATTTGCTTTCCTCCAACGAGGTTCAGTTCAGGGACACTCACCTCGGCGGGTACTTGTCACTGAATGATGGGGATTCTGCCCTGGGAGGAGATCACACTTCTGTCCTGACGTCTCTCAACAGTAAGACGGCAGTTTTGAACGGCGCCGTGGGTATGGGGTTGTTGAATAACGCCTCCATCACTTTCACCGACGCCACGGGAGAGATCTCTTGGGCTGAGATGTATTACATCTCCCCCAACGGTGACCGTATCGTCGTCGCTGCAGATTCGTTGAACGCGACAGATAGTCAGCAAAGTTGGTTAGCGATCAATACCGGAACTGGTCTGATCGAGGAAGTAGCATCTGCCTCACTCACGATGGCGCACATCCCGTTGTATTACTACTACTGGATCGGCGCCTCGTTCGTGCAAAAGTACGACGTGCGTCGTCTTCACGACGGCAGAACAAACGGCATGGTGGTCACTGTTGGTGTCGGTGACTGCGACTTTGCCAACAACCGTCTTCAAGAAGCTCTAGACTTCATCACGCTCATACGTTCTGTTGGTCTCACGCCGACCACGGCTCCTCCTAGGATCAGGATCATTGGGGCTGTTGATGCGACTGCTGCGCAGCTTGTGATTCGCGGTAGCTGCGTCATCGAAGGTGACGACCAGACTACGTCCCAGATTTTCACCACCGACGACGAGACTGTTTCCGCGATCGACTGTGGTCTCAACCAAGTAGTGTTCAAGAACCTGACGATGGTGGCTGCTTCCATGTCTGGAGCAGACAACCAGGTCAGTTGTTTCTACCGGCCGGGATCTAGCAGCAGATTCGAGAACATCTTTTTCGCTCAAGCGGGCACCGATTCGTACAAGGTGGTGTTTCTGGCGGACTCCACTGCCGTAGGGTACATCCACATCCGCAACTGCGGTACGCTTTCGGGGCACAACGTTGGCGGTTTGCTAGACTCTCTCACCACTGGCAAGTGGACGTTCACACACATTGAGAAGTGTGTGATCGACGCGAATGGTTTGGGAGGGACACGCCCAGACGGATTGATCACCCACGTTGGTGACAGTCTTTGGATTGACGACTGCTACTTTATCGGTGACGCCAACGTGACCAACGCCGTGCGGGTCGGGCACAACTCGCATCTTCACGGAAACGTATTCATTCTCAACACCGCGTCGGACGGCGTACTTCCCTATCGCGCGTCGGGGTCTGGGGAGTTTGTTCTTAACTTCGAGAACAACTACTTCCTCACTGCGGGTAAGGGCATCAGCTTCGACGAGATGTCCGGTGCCAATACGACGATGAAGCTCGTCGCCAGAGGGAACACGTTCAACGCGGTATTGGTTCCGTTCTCCCTCGAGCTCAGCGTTTCCCTCCATCAGAATTCGTGGACACGTATTTCCAAGAACCACGTGTACAACTGCACGAGCTTTCTGCTGACGGACAATGACATCCGTGGAGTATACGTGGAAGGCAACTTTGCCTACTACATCGAAGAGTACTTTGCGCTCTTCCCTACTGGAGGCGTCGTCTCGGCTGTAATCAGGAACAACTACATCGACAGTTGGGACTACACGCCTAACGATACGCCTTGCATCCACTACCAGGGAACCGACACCGAAGACGACTTCTGTTTGATCGAGAACAATGTCTTCATCGCAGGACACACTGGCTCTGGTTACGCTATCCACGCAGAGGCTGGACAGTGTCGCGTCGAGGCCAACTTGTTTTCCAGATCTGTAGAACCGGACACCTGGATCTACATGGAGAAGCTGTACGGGTCTTGTGTTGTCGGGAACTACTTCGGTTCTGCTGACGAGCACGGCGTGTACCTTCACAACTCGGGATCTGTCTCTACAGACCACCATTTCGTTTTCTCCGGCAATCACTTTGACGGTGTCAGCGCTGCTGGTTTCGCGTGCCTCTACATTGCCGGGTTCGGTGGAGTTACGGTGAGCTCGAACTCCTTCGGTGACGGGACACGTTGGCTAGGGAGGGCGATCCACATCGCTGAGTCTGGCAGTGTTTTGCCCTATGGCGTGACGGTAGATGGAAATGTGATCCGAGGCAGCAAGGGTCAGGGGTCCACTTCTGCTACGCTCTACGTGCAGAACTTCGCTACAGACTATGAAGGATTGATCATCTCCAACAACTCGTTCGTCGAGTGCGGGGACGATCCTAGTGCAGACACTGCTTCCAACATCATCTACATGGGGGGCAGCGGAGTCATCAGTGGGAACTCTTTCGTCGACTCTTACGGCTCGTCCAACGATGGCGGCAGCGCGGTTCAGGCCATCATCAATTGCGCCGTCGAGCACATCGTTGTCTCCAGCAACTACATCTTCCAAGACCTGGTTGACGGGAAGACGACGCTGGCGCACTACAAGGCCATTGTGCTAAACGCCAACTGTTCGTGCTGCAACAACTTCCTGAAGTTCCATGGGGACAACGGAACTGCCGGCCCGGATCAATTTTACGCCATCGACATGATCAACGCTGACGCGTCGATTGTCATGGGAAACTGGATCGGCGGAGATTCTGAGACTGCAGACGATGCTAGCGGATACAACTCCATTATCGGAACTAACGCAGACGAGTGTGTTGTGATGGGGAATTACTGTGGCCGGCACGCTTTTGCCGTACAGTCTGGATCTGGTGGAGCTGTGATTGGGAACGTGATGACAAGCGCAGCCACCTTCATTGTTGGGGGTGGGCATCTTTACGAGACTGCCTCTGACAACGATCCATTGAACAAGAACAATGTTTAAGACTCATTAGGATTAGGGAGTACGCCATGGATAAGATCGTAGACATGTTCTTGGGTTGGCAAATCGTGTTGATCTCGTTCTGCACGTTTGTCGTGCTAAGCACGATCAAGAGAATCGGCACCAAGAAGAAGGATGGGAAGATCGTAGGGGGTTTTGCACATCATGGTGTATGGAAGTCTCTACAGCCCGTACTGCCGTACCCACTTTCTGTAGGTCTGTGTTTCATCCCCGGTGTGCCCCTACCAGAGATGGCCACCTCATCCCTAGCCACCAAGATCATGTTTGGTCTAGTGGCTGGGTGGCTAGCTGACAAGGTCTTCCAGATCGTCAAAGGCGCCCTGGAGAAGGCGGGCGTCAAGTTCCCCGAGAAGGAGTCTTAAGATGAACGACTGGACGAGGAGTGCGTTCTTTGACGAGCTACAGAAGATCGCGAGATCTACACCGCAGTTTGAGGCCGCCATCCAACGTGGCGCGGGGCGGATGACCCCAGAGGCCTACTCCATCGGTCATGCCGACTGGAAGAGGCAGCAAGCTGTCAAGAAGCAGATGGCTCCTGCTGTTGCTCGACATCGCGCGATGCAGGGTCGAGTGGCCAAGAAGGCAACGAAGCCAGGTTTGCTCAAGCGTGTTCTTCGTCTGGCTGCGTAGGAGAAGTGATGGTCAAGGTTTGGGAGTGGCTGAAGAAGAACTGGAAGTGGATCGTCTTCCCTGTAGGGATCTGTCTCGCTCTACTGGGATGGTATCTCTGGTGGACCAAGTCTCCTCCCGACGATGTGAACTCTTCCACGACCAATGATGCCGCAGACCAGGCTATCAAGGACACCAACGACGCCATAGACAACAAGGAAAAGGCGTTAGAAGAGCTCGAGGAGAAGCACGGGGAAAAGCTCGCGGCGATGACCGACGAGCAGCGGGCTGAGTTTGAGGAAGTCAAGAAGAAGCCCATAGACGAGGTGGCATCGTGGATCGACAGTCTCTAGAAAGATTCTTCGACGAGCTGGAGAAGATAGGGCAGCTGGGTGGTGACATTGACGACCTTTACGCGACGCCCAACTCTTCGATCGTCCCGACCTTGAAGCGCGTCCACAACATCGGCAAGATAAAGGGCTCGAGCTGGACTGAGATAGGCCCGGTTGGGCAACGTGAGGGGCGTACAGCTTCGTACCCTAAGCTTCCTTGGGTGCGGGACAAGATCGCGATGACCAAAGAAGCTGAGCCCCCTCCACCAGAAGGCGTGACACCAAAGCAATGGGACAAGATCTTGTCCCGCAAGTCCAAGTCGAAGGAGATGGCTACGAAGCTGGCCTACAAGCTCCAAGGCCACGACAACGTCCAGGGCCTGCAGATCGCCATCGAGAACCGCAAAGGCAGCGTGAGGAAGGGCAAGGACTCAAATGGCCATGAGTGGCGCACGAAGATGAGGATGCCCTACGGATACCTTGTAGGCACCAGGGGCGCCGACGGAGAGCCCGTTGATGTTTTCGTCGGCCCCGACAAAGAGGCTCCCGATGCCTTCGTGGTCCACCAACGCAAGGATGACGGCAAGGGCTACGACGAGGACAAGGTGATTTTAGGGGTGCGGAGTAAAAGGGAGGCCAAAGAGGCTTACCTCAAGCACTACGACGACCCCAAGTTCCTCGGGCCTATCTCTAGGGTCTCTGTGGAGCGATTGCGGAACTTGGTGAAATCCAAGAGAAAGCTGTCCAAGATAGCCCAGGCCCAGGAGCAGGAGCCAGGCAAGGTCACGAGATTCCTACGGAAAGCTGGCCCTGGTCTAGGAGGTGCAGCAGGTCTAGGGATCGGCGCCCTGCTCGGAGCTCGCCGTGGGAAGATGCTCAGGGGTGCCTTGACTGGCCTGGGTACCGGGGCGACCTTCGGTTGGGTGCCTGACATGGTGCACGGCGTACGAGAAGGGGTGCAGGAGCTGAGATGAGGACTATGGTCGCGCTGTTCACCCTCCTAATCTGCGGCCCGTCCTGGGCGCAGTCAGAGCCTTGTATGGAGCAGGACTACTCGAACCCGAAGAAGGCCCCTAATTGGCGTTGTCCAGGGCCGGATGAGAGCATCCTGGTTCCAGACCTCAAGTTCCGGCCGTCCCTGGGGATCGAGGCTGGGAGCCTGGTGACCGAGAAGGGGGCGAAGAAGCCCTTCCGGTTGGACTACAGCGCGGTCCTCCTGGACCAGAACAAGGTGCTGCAGTTGGGGCTCAAGATCCAAGGCCTCCGTCGCCTTCGCTGGCTCGAGCGCCATAAGGCGACTGAACGAGTAGAGATTGAGAAGAAGTACATGGCCGATCGCCTGAAAGCACAGCTCGATCTCGAGAAGAGTCGAGTGAAAGTCCTCGAGCAGCAGAGAGACCGAGCTCGCAAGGAGCGAGACAAGGCCAAGAAGTGGTACCGCTCGTGGACATTCGGTCTCGTTGTAGGGATTGTCACAACGGCTGCGACTGTGGTAGCTGTAGGGTATGCCGTCAAGTGATCGACTCTGCTGTTGCGTTTGCGGCGGTCTAGAGTTTCTGCTCCTCTATTCGATCCTCCTCCTAGTAGGCATCTTCTCCCCACGAGTCAGGAAATGGACGCACTCGTTGCGGCACAAGGACTGCTCGCACAAGTCGTGTGACAGCTAAGAAGAGATCCGGATCTCTTCTGCAAGAGCTCTTTTTCTTCCGTCTCCGAAAGACAGCGAGCGACACTTCCAATCCCCGTCTTGCGCCGGTTAGGGATCTGCCCACCTTCTCCTGGTTTCCCTGTACCAGGTATTTGTCGCAGCGTGGGTCAACTACGTTCGACCTTTTGGCCGGTCGACCAGGCCAGCAAACCCTCTCTACTCTAGTCGTCGCCTAGAGGGCGGAATCAGCGACGATGCATCCGACTGTTTTTTACGTCCGCGCCGGAACTCTCGGACAACCTCACTATAGCGTGAGGAGCTGCCTCCGTTGCCACCGTTAGGTGACCTTCGTCTGAGGAGGAGGCAATCCCTGCATCGGCTCCCGATTGATTGACAGGGCTTTTTACCGTGTGTGCGCACGGCGCCTTGTCAATCAATCGGTACTAGGCAGCTTCCTACCCGCACAGGCAGCTGCTTGCCGCAACAAGAAAAGGATTATCCTTTTCCTGTCCATAAGTCTTATCCCACGATCTTGATCTTTTTTGCAGCTAAGAGAGAAGATTGGGAGAGGCCGCCCCGAAGGGCGGCGCTTATGGAAGGAAGGTTGCGTCGTTCAATAGGCGGGTGCGAGCTTGCTCGATCGATAGGGCTCCCTGCAGGCTGACCCCTATGCGGTCGGCAAGCTCGAGGAGTTCTTCTACAGACATCTCGAAGAACTCCTCTTCAGTCACGGTGAGCTTCTGTTCTCCATCAGGTGGTATGGTTCCGCGACGAGCTGTTACTCGTCGCCGTCCTCGTTTCCCCCGCATTCCTCCTCGATGGCCTCTTCCAGAGCCTCGAAATCCATCTCGTCCGGGGCGCTTTCTTCGGGGAGGATTCCCTCAGCGAACATCCAGTTACCGAGGTGTTGCTGTCTGCGAGCGATACCGTAGGTGTCGGCGCGGACTTCGTTCAAGATCTCGACGATGCTGGACGTGTTCTTGTCCATGAATTCGCCGATGGAGTCCACCCTTTCCTCTAGAGCGTGGAACCTCTCGTCCATATCAGCGAACTTCTCGAGCAAGACGTTGACGAGGTCGTCGCCGACGACTTCTCCGGTCGGCTTCTCTCTTTCCTCCGGCTCAGATCTCGCCGCCCGCTTCTTACGAGTGGTCCTTGCCGGAGCTTTCTTCGTTTCCTTTGCGGCGGTCTTCTTGGTTGCTTTCTTGGAAGACCTCTTCGTCGCCTTCTTCGCTTTCGAGTTACTGCCGCCGCCCTCGTCTTCTATGAGCCAGTCAACCATGTCTTCGAACTTCATCTGGGCACAGTCTTCCGCACTCAGTCCGCGTGCTCGACATCTTCGACGAACCTGCAAACGCGGCATGTCGAGCATCTCTTCTCTTGTGAAAGTTTCTTCACTGGCCATTGGTTACCTCCTGTAGTCCGTGGCGGTTTTCTTGGGCGGGGATTTGGAAATCATGGCTTCGAGCGCTCGCGTCCCCGCGACCGAGAGCGCTTTACGTCGGGCAACTACTTCGTTGGGATGAGCTGCGAACCAAGATCCACAGCCTCGATCGTTCTTTAGCATTTCTACAGTAGCGTCTGCACAGTTTCCTAGCCTCACGCAAGACATGCAAATCTTTTTGGCTGGGGGCATCAAGCGTCCTCCGCACGTAGGATATCTTTGTTCTCTAACATGCACTCGAAAGCTTTAGCGTCCGGGCACTCCCAGCAAAGCGTGTTGCATTTGATCTGCGTATGTATGTACTTCCAGTAGTTGTAGATCAAGTGAGACAGTCGGTCCCGGGCCACATGTGCCGGATTGGCTCTCATCTCTTTTGCATCCACCTCACCTCGGATGATGCCAATCAGCTCCTGCCTACGCAAACCACGGCAGACAACGTTCCATCTGCTCATCTCTTCTCTGCTTCCGGGGGCCAGCCCGTACGTTGAGAGATGAACCAACTCAGTGCTGTTGATGTCTGTCCATGGGATGTATGTCTTCTTGTACTGGTACGGGTCTGCCTTTTTACGGCGACCTTTCTTCTTGATCAGTTCCAGGTGGCAATAGAATCCTTCGTTGTGATCTGGGTCCGGAGCCTCCTCGTCTGGTTGTACTTCGACGATTTCCTGCTTGTAGCTCATGGCTCATCTTCCGACGGCAGAGAGTACAGGCATACTTCTACACGAGGATTTTTCGGATCGCAAGTCTTGATGAGGTGCAGAACAAAAGTCGAGCTATCGTCCACACCTGCAGCTATCTTCACAGTGTCTTCGAGAAGCTTCAATCTGTTCCCTAGATCGATCTTCTTCCATTTACTGTCAGCTTTCCTCTGCCCCTTCTTGGCCCCTCTTTTGTAGAACTCGTGCCACCCTTTGTTAACCACGACATCGAAGTAGAAAGTCAAGTCCAACCAATACATGCGCTCGGGGTCGAACTCACTCTGGATCGTCAGGTTTGATTGTCTTGTAATCTCTTTCACCGCTCTATTCTGCCAAGCCCTGGCCAAGCTCGATTTCTGCCTCCTCTTGCCGACGGAGATGTAGATATTGTTGCTGGTGGGCGGCATTTCCAGAGTGGCTTGCAGCTTGTAGAACTCCTCCATCGTCACTTCCACTTTTTCGACGGGGGGCGTCTTCTAGGGGGGCGCTTCTTTCTAACCCTGGGTATCGGCTGATCTTCGTGCTCCTCGTCAATCTCTGTGTAGTGCGGTGGATCCTCGGCGTTTCTGATCTTGATCTTTCTTGCCGCTAGTGCTCCTGCTCTAGCTCCAGTCTTGATCTTTTGCTCCCTCAAGGTGATTCCACGAGAAATCATCTTGATGTCGGACTCGTACTTGTCCTTGACTTTCGAGAGTAGATTGAACAAGCACTTGAGCTCCATCGCTCTGGCATTGGCCAGGACGAAACGTCGATCTGCAATTTGTCGATCTGTCTTGTCTTGGACTTTTCCTTGCTTGCCCAACCTTACTTTGGCCGCCACTAGCTTGAATTGTTCTTTAGCCACAATGTACTGGTTCTCTACGAGAGCCCATTGGCCCACCACGTAGGAGTACCAAGAGTTGACGATGTGATAAAGCTGACCTAGCTCTTTCTCGTTCAGGTCTTGGATGTCGAACGGTATCTCCGGAGATCCATCTTCTCCAATGAACTTGTGCTTCGACGGAAAGTCGGGTCGCTCTGGAAGATGGATACCGCGGGATATCATCTCATCGTGTGCAGATCTAGCTACGTCGTAGGCCTCTTCTCCTTCTCTGGAATCGATTTGGAGAGACTCAACGAGTTTGGTCGCGCCCTTAGGCATCTCACTCTCCCCTCAAGCTGAACCTCCTTCGCCCCATACGAATGTTCCTCTTTTGGGGTTTAGGTGGTTTGCAGATGTACGAGTACCTGCAAGTGCGGCAATGAAATCCGATCTCTTGCTCCGGTTCCTCTTCTTCCACAGCGCACTTTCGCACGTAGTTGATCTTCTCCGTGATGGCGTGCCAGATGTCGTATTCGAACCTGACTACAAACTCAGCCATGGAGGAGTCGTTCTTGTTGTAGTAAAGGATCACCATGAATGGGAGATCGAGGCACGCCATATATACATGGCTTTGCACAACGTGGTACCGCTCCGGGCCGTTAAGTTTCTTGAACAAGTCTCCGTTCATCGACTTGATCTCTAAACCGTAACAGAGGTCTATGTCTGGAGCTTCTATCTCCCAAACTCCATCAGCGGTAGACACTATGTCATACTCGTCAGCCAGCTGAGACTTAGTCTCGTCGAACTTGACCTCGTCCGCGAAGGACTCTTGCTTAGATTCGGAAGCCACCTTGTGCAAGTAACCTTGGAGCTGATCGTGGATCTTGTGCCCAGTGTCGAAGATTCTGCGTAGTCGTGGAGGGATGGAGTCTCGTGGTTCCACTCCGACGTAACGGTAGTAAAGCAACCTCGCACACCCGATAGGGTACTTTCCACAAAGCGAGCGTCCGGTCTTGTTGCCCAAGTCAGAGGCACTGAAGACTCCCAGCCTTTTTGGGTGCTGCTCGAGATTCAAGTCTTCGAGGTATGATTCGATTTTGGGGATGAACTGGATATGGCCTAGAGCCTCTTTAACGTCTTTTTCGTCTGCCTCGTGGAGGTGCTGAATGTTCCTCAGCTTCATGGACCATCTCCAGGAAAAGGGTTAGCGGGATGATCGCGAAAGACTCTCGTGCTTTGCGATACTCGATTACTAGCGCTGGGTACTCGTCGGCGTCCATGGCTAATCCAGTGATCTTGGCGAGGTCCGATAGACGCAATGACCAGACGTTTGCGGCGTCGGTGTACTTGTGCTCCACTCGCCAGCTGCCGATCTTCCTGATGTCTCCCTTGAACCCAGATAAGCGCGAGCACCCAGATCCAGGTTGAGCACGCCCTCCCATTTTCTCTGCTAGTGCAGCTTCCATCTTTCTGGACTGCTTCACCTGCTTACGGGCTTGTTTGCTCTTGAATGGATCTGGGGCTTTTTCTGTTGGGCCCAACGTGACATCAGCCGTTACTTCCTGATTGAGGCAGTCGTTACAGAGCTGGATGTTCTTTTCGAGAGAGTTACCCCGCCAAAGCTGGAAGGATGATATCTGCCCTACAGTTTTACAGGCATGACACCTCTTTCCATACCCTAGCGGGGCCACTCTCATTTGCAGCTTCATTGGAACCTCACGTGCGAGAGGCCTGCCTTGATGTAGAGAATCTCTCGTAGCTCATCTACCAAGTCCTCACTGTCTTCGATAGTTCTGATGAGCTTTTCCTTGCCGTGGACGCGCAGTGCCTCCCCGTCCATTTCGATGTCCGGGATCTCGTACCACCCTTGAGGCAGGGAACAGATAACTCCGCGCTTGACACATTGGGAGAACATGTCCCTAGCCACGTCCACTTCAACCGGATCGAAGTACAGCGTGAAAGACCCAGTTGACCCTTCCCGTGCTCCGGCCTTGGCCTTGGACACTTCCCAGTTGACCTCTTTGCCGATCTTTACGTTGCCTTCTTTGATAGAAGACCCGGGGTGCATACTCACACGGATGTGGTTTAGGTGCTGTAGCGCGTGGGCTCCTTCCGACTTGTAGGGTCGCCCGTAGATCTTCCCTCCACTCATTTGGATCTTTGCGCGGACTTGACGGATGCAGTAGACCGTGGTCTCGTTGATCTCGTTCGCCGGGTCCAGACCCTTCCATGAGCAGTTTGGACAAATCCAATTGAAGTTCATCTGCGAATAGTTGGTGACCTTCTTCTCCAATGGGCTGTAGCCGCATTGTGGGCAGCGGTAGACCACGTTGAAGGCGTCCAACACCTTTTTGGCCCACCTGGTTTGAATGGTGGCTGGTGAGGCTACCTGTGGTACCTCGTCCATTGTGGCTCTGTCTTCTGCAGCCGTGAGCATGGAATCCCAAGAGTCGATGCCGATGATCTGGTAGACGTTGGATGACACGGCCTCGATGATTCCGTCGAGTACGTTTTCTGCGGGACCTTCGAAGATGTGGAAGGTTCCGACGCCCGGCACAGAGAGAGCTTCTTTCTTCTCCGCTCGTGTCAGCGGGGGCTCTCCCCTGATTTCCCTTGCTCTGTTCGTGACTCTGATGTCGTATTCGCTCATTGCGATCTTGCACCCGCACATTTGCGCAAAATGCTTGTCCACGAAGGCTTCGAAACACGCCATCGACAAGCAAGCATCGTCACCGTAGTTCTTTTGCGCTTGAGCGAAGTAGCGGTAGAGTATGTAGTTTTTACCTACCGACTCTGGACCATCAAACTGATGTACCTTTCCCGCTACGAGCCCTCCACCTGTCGCCAGATCTAGGCTCGGGATCCCACTAGGCCGACGTAGATCTGATGCGTCCCATGCTTCGCTAGCTTCTCTGATGACGGGGCCCGTGTCTCCAAAACGCATGTTGATCGATCTGAGCACGTCTCTCGGGTTGGGCTTCGGAAACTTGTCCCACTTCTCGCTATCTTTCTTCTTCGCTGTTTTCTTCCCTGTCTTCTTCGCTGTTTTCTTCTTACTCTTTTTGGCGGGCACGTCAGTCCTCTTTCGGTTTTTTCTCGAAAGGCTCTGTTCCCTTATCGGGGTCCTTGGGAACGTTCACGTTGGGATCGTCCGTTCCCGCAGTTTTCTCGCCCGGAGCTTTCTTCTTCTGTTCATCGACTTTCTCTTTGTCGACTTCAACTCCGTACTTCTCCATTTTCTTCCTCCTCAACAGAAATGGAATGATGCGCAGCACAATCGGTTTGTCGCGTTTGTTCATCAATGTGCTTCCGACCAAGCTTCGCCGTAACCAGCGTCCACATCAAGCGGGATCGATAGTTCATCGAAGTCGATCCCCAAAAGTTCTGGAACGTATCTGAACGGCGCTTCCATTGAACGAGACAAAACCTCTATGCCCTCTTTCAAGTTCTCTGTCGGTACCTCGAACAAGACTTCGTCGTGAACCTGAAGAAGCTGCCGCGCACCGACTTGTTCGATACGTTGGGACAACTCGTCATGCAAACCAATCTCGCGCATGACCTTGGGCTCACACAAGATCTGCGCTAGGCGTGCTACCTCTGCTGCTGAACCCTGAATGATCGCATTCACTGCTTGTCGAAGAGCTCTAGCAGCTAACTTCCCTGGACGTTCTGGGACCCACCTCTTATACCGCCTGCTATAGAATCCTTCCTTCCAGTCAGCGTCAGCTTCTTTGAGTCTCCGTTTACGACCCAAGATCGTAGAGACCTCTAATTCTCTACGGCACCTTTCGTGTGTTTCCTCGATGAACTCTCGTACCAGCGGGTACGGCTCAAAGTACTTCTCTTTTCTGGCTGCTGCTTCTCTCTTGGAGATACCGAGCTTTTCGGCCAAGGCTGGAATTCCTTCTCCGTAATTGATCGTGCTATTCCCTTGTTTCCAAGGGCACTGACTATACCTTCGAGCCTGTACTATTCGGCAGGTTCGCTGTGCAATCATGCACAATGACATTCCGAATACTACAGGCTTCGCTCGCCGTATCAACACGCTTTGCGGGAAATGACTACCCAACCCAATGGACATGGGAAGCGTATTGAGGGTCATGTGATCATGACCACAAGTCGATACACTACGTTTGGCAACGCAGCACGGGATTGCCTTATGCATTCGCACTTAGGTTTCCCCGTTTTGAGCGAGTTTTACTTCGGCCTCTATGTTGACCGAATCCAATGGCCTTGGCGTCTTGTCGGTATCCAATGAACTCAGAGATCCAATCTGGCCACCTGCTACTGTCTACTTTTTCTTCGCTGAGCCACCCCTTGAGGAACTTAGCTTCTTGGATCTCTTCGTAAGGTACTTCGTACATCAATGCTGCGGTTCCTGCGTGGATGTCCCATCCTTTCCTGATCACCTCTCGCATGTTCTTGTCGCCGGACATGTGAGCCAGAAGTCGCATTTCCAATTGACGATAATCGATGGCGACTAGCGTGTAGCCAGTGCCGGGCATGAAAGCACCACGCAAGCCCCAGATGTCCTCATCTGGTCTTGGGATGTTTTGAAGGTTTGGGTTCGAGCTAGTCAGTCGTCCGGTGACAGCGATGTGTTGGTTGATGATTGGGTGGATACGGAGATCAGATCCCACTCGGGCTAGCATTCCGTCTACGTAAGTCCCTCTAACCTTCTCAAGCTTGCGGAACTCCATCAGCAACTTCGCGTAGGGATCTCCTTCGTCTGCCCAAGTCTGCAAGACATTGACGTCCACGGAGGGCTGCTTGTTGCCGCTCTTCCCGCCACTTGTCCACTTCAGGGGCTTCTTTCCGAGTTTGTCGACAAAAAGCTCCACCAGTTGCTTCGGCGAATTAAGGTTTACCTCGTACCCGGCCATCTTGTTGAACTTGAAGAGGCACTCCTCCATCTTTTCCGTGATGGGTACGCGTATATGATGTAACCACCCTTGATCTAGCAATATACCGTTTCGCATGTTGTGCAAAAGAGTGGTGCTGTACGGAACTTCGATTCGCTCGTATAGATCCCATAGAGGGATACCGGTACAAGCTATCTCTTCCTCGAGCTTCTTCTTCAGGTATCCGTGCAACTCCCGAGAGGCCCATGCGTCCATGCTGGCGTAGTCGATTGCCTTGTCTGGCTCTTGTGCCATCATGCGTAAGAGAGTGTCTTGGTAGGTCTCACCCTTCCTCTTCTTGAAGACGCTCTTGAACTCGTTCATGTTGAGACCAAGATGGTCCAAAGCTGTCTTTTTCAGGCCGTGCCGACCAGCTCGATTTTCATCGTGCATCCAGTCCATGACAAGTGTGCAGTGTACAGGACCAGCTAAATGACGAACTCCGCTGTTCAGCAACATACAACGATCGAAGTTCGCGTTGGTCATGTACCAGGTGATGCATGGATCCCCTGCTAGCTCTTTGTCAAAGATCTCTAGCATTCTGCGAGACAAGCAGTACCTGTTGTTAGACCCCGTGGACAGAGACCAGAACAGTACGTAGTCCTTCATCCAGTCGTCTTTGCCTGTGGTTTCTGTATCTAGCCCGGCAAACCCAATGTCCTTGATCTCTTTGCACAACTTCAGCATGCGCTCTTCGTCGTCGATCCATTCAGGCACTGGGAGTTTGTGCCACATATTTCCTCCTGGTGGGGGGTGGAGGACCGTTTTCGATCCCCCCACTCCCCTGTTCCCTAGAATGGGATATCGTCTTCTACTTCGCCCTCGTCACCGTCGTAGTCCTCTACATTTCTTCGTGCCGCGTCCTCGGCCCAAGGATTGTCGAGGCGCATCCTCTTAGCTTGGTACTCCAAGGAGTCACCGGCAAAGACACGCTGAAGCAAAGGCCTGTCAGGGATCAAGTCCCTACAACGCTTGTCGATCTCCACATGCTTGTGCTTGCGGATGATCAGTTGGCTGCTAGTTCCCTCCCCTTCGCGGCCAACGCACAGATCGACGTCCCAGATCTGTAGCGGGTCCGGGTTTTTGCACTTGCTGCATTCTGTCACGGGTGCGAGGAACACCAGTTTGGAGCAATGCGGACACTCGTACTTCTTCGAGACAAGCTGGTTGATCTCGCCACGAGTGTAATCGAGATCGTCGCTGGTGAGGTCGAAGACCTCATTACCGCATCCGGGGCACTCCCACAGAAGGGTTTCGATCTCACCGCCGCATCGGCACTCATCTTCAAGACTGTCAATCATGGAAGAGAGAACCAGAAGGTGGTTGGTTCCGAGGGACCAATGCATCAAGTTCCCCCAGACCTTTTCGTACTTCTCACGTCTGATCGTAGCTCTACCGTACTCCTTGAAGGCTTCGGCTTCGTGGATACGGTTGTAGATCACGTCACCGGCTTTGTGCTTTTTGCTATCCTTTCGGTAAGTCAGGACGTTACCATTTTCGTCAGTGGCGGGGATCAAGTAGTACCAGTCGAGATGCAAAAGCAAGAACGCCGATAGCCTTCTCCAACTGATGTTATCGGCCCCCTCTTCTTCGATGGCATGGCAGGGGATGCACTTGCCACTACCTTCCATACTACCGTCGGGTCCTTCTCTCCAGACCCTGGAGCAGATGGTGCCGCTTCTCACGGTGGCGTTGTAATGCTCGACGTAGTCAAAGTAGGGTACATCGTCTCCGTCGAATCCTTTGTAGATGCCCGGGATGAGCCTGACCCAAGTGGTGTCGTTGACCGGCGGTTTGAACCTATTCAGCCAACGAAAGACCGTCATAGGCTTACCGCTTCGACCTTGTCGGTTACTACGAGCTACTGCTTTCCGACGCAGGTCCCTCGCGAAGTTCCTATGGTGCTTAGACGGATCGTGAACGCTCATACTTCCTTCTCCATTTGTTAAAGATCACTGCTTCTTCAAACACAGCGGCCAGCTCTTCTTCCATCAAGTCGTCGGGCTGTTCTCCGCCGCTGCAGTACCTCGGATACTCACAAACCAATACTCTGTTTCCTCTTCTCAATCTTTTTCCTGCGTCCAGCACTCCTTTTCTAGCTGAGTCGGTATTGTCCAAAAGCACGAATATGTCTGATGACAGTCGCTGTAGTAAAGCACGCTGCATCTCAGACAAGTACGAGCCCATGATGGCTACAGTGCTAGTGAATCCATGTTGGATCAACCAGAGCGCAGCCTTGTACCCTTCTACAACGCATATCGGAGTTTGCTCTTCACGTAGAGCTTCCGGGTAGACGTTGTGGAAGTTCCAAAGGAAGTTCTTCTTGTGGAAGTCGTAACCGCGGTACCTGGGAGAGAATCTAGCTAGATCTCCCTCCTTGTAGATCTTGTAGCGTGGCCGCTCATCTACCACTGTTCTTCCCGCTAAACCCATCAGCACACCAAGATGGCTACGGATTGGGAATATGATCCTCATGGACTCTCGATCAAAACCCACCTCGTGCTTCTTGAGGACGGCTTTGGAGAAACCGGCCTTCAATAAGACGGTTGGGCAAAAGTCAAAGATCCCTAGGAGGCTCTCCTCCAGTGCCATGTGCTTCTTGAATGGGTCTTTGCGAGCTAGATTTGGTTTCTCTTTGCGCAGCAGCTCCGTGCCTACTTGGTCCATCACGACTTGCCGCGTGCGGCTAGGAGCTCCTATCTCTTTAAGGAAGGTCGGTAGGCTGCCTCTAACTTGGCAGGCGTGACAGATGAACATGCCCGTCTCTGTGGACATGTAGAACGCGCCTTCTGTAGACTCGTGATGGAATGGGCACGCGCCGTAGATGTTTTTGCCATCGCTGGTAGGCCTCCACCATTTAAGATATTGATCTGCTAGCGACTCCACTACTTGCTGGACACGCACTGTTACTCTCCCTGCTGTTCTTCGTCTCTGTCCTCAACTCTCAGTCGACGCTTCTTCTCTTTCATCTCTCTGTTTTTCTCTCTGGCTGCGCGAGCCTCTTCTTCTGCTATCGCTTCCTCCTCTGCTTTGAACTGTGCCATGATTTGTCGCTGGGACTCGAACATCTTGTCCAGCTGAAACTTCTGCGCGACTTCTACGGAAAGCCTGAATCCGGGGATCTTGATCTCTCTGGCCCCAGCGAAGATCAATGATAGGTAGACGGAGCCATCATCGTCCTCTGTCTTGATAACGCGGATGGCGTAGTCGCAGGCTTGACCGAAGGTGTCTCCGTACGCAATCTCTGCGAGAGTAGATCCTTTGGTCTGTTCACCAGAACGATTGGCCTGGGACGTAGCAACAATGGGTACCTGGTACTCTACCGCCATCTCGTGTAAGCCGTAGGCGATCTCTGCCATATCCTGCCAAAAAGCGCCTTCTTTGTTCTTTAAGACCTTCATCAAGTAAACAGAGTCGGCCATGACGATGTCAGGCTCAAACTCCTGGATCTTGGTCTCCAGACTCTGGAGCCCACTTTGCACCGTACCGCTCTTCCACCCCGTGGTGATCAACATGGACCTGTTCTGGCCACGTTTCATGAGGCGCTCTTCTTCTGCTTTCAGGTTATCCAGCAGATCGAAGAACTCCTCCCTTTGGTCTTCGGGAAGGTTCCCAGCCTTCAGCGAGGTGTAGTCTACCTGGAGCATCCTGCCTACTATCCGCCAACGAAGCTGTTCTGGTGTCATCTCTTTGCTGAACACCAGAACGCGTTGGTTGAGGTGGTAGTAGCACTCGACGACCATGTCTACCAAGCACCATGTCTTCATAGACTTCGGCCGACCGTAAAGCAGAATGAAATCCCCTTTGCGCATACCACCCGATTGTTCGTTAAGAGGATGATGCTGCCTTCCGGTCTTCTTCAAGATCTTAGGTCGGCCTTCTTGGTCGTGGTATCCCCACCCCATTGGCCACGGTACTCCGACGACGCCTTGAGCTTCCTGCATCATCAGGTACTCGTTCTTCATTGATTCGGTGCTATCCGATAAGACTAAGTCTCTGCTGTCCTCTGAAGTCTCCTGCAGCGTCTTGGCATCCTGTATCAGCCTAGCCAGCGTTTTGTTGGGTTCGTCATCGTAGGTGGTCTCGGCTTGGATCACAATCTCTTCGAGCTTGCCCCTCAACCACTGTTTCTTCATCTCCACGCACAAAGACCTGACCGTGGACCTCTCAGGAGGGCTGAGGAAATCCACGGTAGGGAAGTGCTCTTCGACGATTTCTATCTCTGGGACTACCCCTCGCGTTTTGGTGGCGTGGAAGTAATCTATGAGGTACGAGAAAACAGTCCGGGCCTCGACGACCCCGAAAGTATCCTCGGTGACACCTTCCTCGATAGCCGTCTTTAGATCCCCAGTCTCGATGATCTTGGATAGGAGTTGGTACTCGATGTTCAGCGACATCAAAGCCCCCCCTAAGCAAGGTGAAGTCTGGAAATGTGGCCCTTGTTGAAGATGACCAAATTGTCCTCTAGCTCTAGGCCCAGATTGTATCTGTCAGTCCACTTTAGCTTACCGAGATACAGCTTTTCGTCGCTCCAAACGCAAACTTCTTTACCGATCCAGCGGCTAACGTGTGCGTGCCAGTTGTCTTGCGTCTGGAGAATGTCCTTCAACTTCCCGACTGTCGCTTTGAGTCTGTCGTGTCCTTCTCTTAGCGCCTTCAGGTCGCTCGCTACTTGACCCAAGCTCAGTTGCTTGGGTCTCCGATTGGGGTTCACCACGTTTACCTCCTGACCTCTCTGCGGGTTAGGCGTATCGCGCCATGTAGTTGCCCGCCATCTCTTCGATCTCGGCACGCTTGTCCATGTCGGTCTCCCGATGGGAGGCTCGGGACAGAGCTTGCATGATCCCGTATCGATTCGGCAAAGGCTCCTCGGCGAACGCTTCCAGTACCGCCTCTTGAAAAGTTTTCGTGGCTTTCTGGTTGTGCAGGTACTTCGTGATCTCTGCCTGCGGGTCATCCAGGACATGACCTCTCAGGGCTTGCATCTGTTTCCTGGTTCTCTCCCATGCCGCTGGCATCTTCCGAAAAGCCCCATCCAGAAGAGAATCGATAGAGTCGTCGTCGATAGAGCGGTGGACACGATACAGCAAGCGACCGTCGTTGACCTTTACGATCATCCCGTTCAGACACACAAGACGAAACGTGGAGGCGTCGATAGTGACAGCAGTGTACCCGACTTCGCTGTTGCGGAAATGGAATCCCTGGTAGACCCAGTCGCTATCAGGCAATGCCCCTCCCATCTCAGCGATGTCGTAGATATGTCGTACCTTTGGGTCGGAGTGCTTGCGATCGATAGCTCCCATGTTAACGGGCTCGCCAACCATCGTGTAATGGCTGGAACGGTCGCTGAAGAAATCCGAACCGAGATGGTTCTGCATGAAATTGACGTCGCTCATGTGGCCGCGGAACCTCTTGTTCATGCGGTCGAAGATCCTAACGTCGTCGATAGGAGCGTATGTGGGCGAAAGAAACGCGCGGATGTATCCGTCAGCGTGCTTTGTCCCGGGCGCGTCTTTCTCGAATCTCCGGGCTCTGACCTTCCTTGCCTCATGCGTCCTGGAGAACCTCCGCTGGATCTCTTGCTGAATCTCTTCCGCGCTGATGACAGCTGGGTCGAACCATTTGTCGAACTTGATGCCGAGAGTAGAGCCAAGTTGCTTTTTGGACCAATCGGTCAAAGACAACTTTCCGATCTCTGGGACGTCCAAGAAAACGCCCGGTCTGCTCTTATTGCCGTCCGAGACAACGTTGATGTTCTCTAAGTCCACGACCTTGTCCTCGAAGTTTTGATCGTGGAGACGGTGGATGCGATCTACTAGGTCATCAAATTTGATCAGCTTCCTCTGCTGCTGCAACAATCCCCTCGGGCTCCTTGACATTGTGAATACCCTCCTTCTCTTTTTCTTCCTTGCTCTCGCCGAAGATGGCGACGGCGGCGTCTTCCTCTATCGACGAGTACAAGTTCGAGAGCAATTCTTTGCTCTGCTTGCTGAGGTTTCCTAGCGCCAGCTGTACAGACCCAAACATCTCATGAGTCTGTGAGCTGACGTACGCAATGGTAGCTTCTACTTCATCCGACCTAGGTCCACGCGTCACCAACAACTTCATGAGCTGTAGTGTGTCGAATGTGGGACTACCGGAAATCTTTTTCGCCATGTCAGTCTCCGTCAAAGAACTTGTCCAAGTCTCGTTGGACAGCTCGCGCGTTCTTCTCCATGTAGCTGTAGGCCAAGTCCGCCGCTATCTCGTTGGCGCGATCTAGGTCTTTCAGTGTTTCTCCACAGCTCAACCTGACGTAGGCGGAAGTTCCCATGGTCATGCCGTGGTTGACATCTGAGGCCCAGTACTTGATGTCGTACCCGACGCTCACAGACTCTGGTCCAGGCTCAACGGGGACATCTACCGCTTCGATCTTGTCCTCGTGGTGGACAACAGGTCCTTTGGAAGACCCCCTCCTGACTGTGGTGGACTGCTTGACTTGAGCCTTTCCTTTGGACGGAGCCTTACGCTTTTTTCTGGTCGGCGGCTTCCTTGTCATAGCTTTAGCTCCTTCGGTGCGCCGGGCATCAAAGACAAGGTTGGGTCTTGGCGGTGGAAAGCCTTAAACGCCTCGTCTCGATCTACTTCCCCCTGCCTGATCATTTGCTCTAACTTGTTGACGTCCACTTCGTACGAAACTCTCTCTTTCAAGAAGTGTTCGCTTATCCTCGCGGGGATTAGCCCGGCTAGTTCCATCCCGTCCCAGAACTCCTTCCGCTTCTTGATCGCTCCAAACCTCCCGATGACCAAGCGGTCTCTGTCAGAGTTCTTCAACTGATTCTTCAGAGCCGCCGTAGCCTCTTTGAGTGACGCGTTGTAGTCTTCGATCAACCTACGTAGCTCGTCCATGAACTCGAAGTTGTCTTCTGCGAAGGCTCTTAGTTCACTGCTCGCTTCCTCAAACCTCTCTACTGCCGCCTCAGCTGTTCTTGCTCTCCGTTTTTTCCTCACTGTTATCCTCCAAGGAATAGATCTTTCTCTTTGAACCCCCTATCTGGCATGGGGGTCCCGTGATAGATGTTTCGAAGTTGATCTAGGAAGTACACCGCTCTCCTCCAACCAACTTTTGCCTGATGCCAAGGTCCTCCATCGTAGTGGTCTCCACTTCGCGAAAGAAAAGCTGGGTGGTACATGGGGATCACGGGATAGGTCACAGGAACCGCCTTGCCTGGTATCGTGCAGGTCATCACGCTTCCCTGCACTTCACGCATGGCGGCGGTTCCTTTTCCCGCTACCTCCGACACTACGGGTTTACCCATCGCCACGACGAGTAATGGGTCTATCGTGTAAAGAACCTCTTGCCACAACGGCCTGCAGGTCTCTCTTTCCTTTGGGGTCGGGTCCCTATTCTCTTCTCTGGGCTTCTTGGTGCGGAAGTCGATGGAGTTGCTAAACGGCCTGCAGGCCACGATGTTCATGACAAATAGCTCTTCCCTGGATAGAGAGACTAGATCTAGATAATCATCCAAGATCTTTCCGCTCTCGCCAACAAAGGGCATCCCGTCCACGTCCTCCGTCTCTCCGGGACCTATGCCGATGACCACTAGATCTGCATTCACGTCTCCATCGCCGAATACGATCTTTCCTCCGATACCTCCTGTGTCCTCTCGCTTCTTTTCACGCAATTTACCCAGATCACACTTTTTACAGCCCTTCCACTTGCTGAATATGGAGAGGACTGCATTTTCCTTATCTGAGTACTTAGTCATTCCCCTCCTCAAACGGTTTGAGAACCTTATACTCGTATGGTCCGCCTTCGTCTTCCGGCCAACGCCTCATCTGCAGACGGAGCTTGTTGCACATACGGTGAAAGTGCTTGATGTAGATATCGTCAAAGATCACCACCAATGGGTGTTTCATGCCTTCGCGAAAGCGGTATCCTTGGATGCGTCCCATGCCTTGTTGCAGGGCATTCTTTCCTCCTTCCGGATGCTGAGACCCAAAAGGGGTCATCCAGAAGAGGGTGTCCAAGGAATCTTCGTCAATGGCCTCGAGAACTAACTGGTGAGTGCCGAAGATAAGCTGCTTATCTCGAAGAGCTTGCCATCTTTGCTGGACCTTCTGGTCTCCCGTGCAAATTCCACAATCTACGCCCTTCGCTAAGAACATCTCGTGCATCAGCTTGAGTTGTTGCTTGCTGTGACTCAGTGCGAGAACCTTCCTCCCCGCGTTAATGGCGTCTTGTAGATCTCTGGCGATGTATCTGTTTCTGTTTTCCATCTCTGTGCCAACAAACGTGCGGAGCTTACTCATGTTCGGGCTTCCTCGTTTGTCCAGCACTCGCTCCAAGTAGTCTTCGGCGGATATGGAGAACGGAGTTTGCCGGAATACGATCGTCGGCTTAACCGTCTGCATTAGATCTTTGTGGAAGACTTCCCCCAGGTGGTAGTTGTAGACTACCTCTGTTCCGTCTTCCCTCGTGGCCGTAGCTGTTAGACCATAGCGCTGACCGACAAACATCGTAGCCGTGACGCAAAAGTACGGGGCACTGAGATGATGGACCTCGTCCCAGATCACAACACCGAACCACCTTCTCATTTCTGGAGTCACTGAGTCTGGGTGTCTGGCCAGGCTGTGCAGCATGCCGATCGTAATTGGATGTCGCCAATCCCATTTGTCGGGCGAACCTTGTATTCTCCCGACGCCTCCCTCGAACTCCAAAAAGTCAGTTATCGCCTCTTCCCATTGGCCCAAGATCGTTTTTTGATTGACAATGATGAGAGTGTTTCTCCCTTCGTGGGCTATCTTATGAAGCGCGAGGCAGGATTTTCCTTTTCCACACGAGAGCTGTAACAATCCATTGGTCTGGTCTGAGAAAGAAGAGAAAGCCTTCTTTTGCGTATCTTCTCCGGGCGCCTTGGAGTCCAAGATCAACTTGCTTTTGAAATGTGCTTTGGGGAAATCTGATGGCGTTATGTCCACTATGGGGAATGTCAGCTTTTCATAGTCATCGCGCAGTACGTACTCTCGCGGGACAGCAATATGTTGAGGACACTCTTCCCAAAGTTGTAGGAACTCTCGTCCTTCGTCTCCGCGCACTTCAAATTCGAGGGACGCCTTGATCGATCTTGTGTTCACATGAGCTTTGGGGAGCCAGAGTTGGGAACCGAGGTAGGCTTTATCGGGGTCTTTGATCAAAAAACAGTAACTGCCCATGTTCCCTCCAAGACACCTCCCCATTTTTGGGGAGGTGCCCCAGTACGTACACTGTACGCACTGGTCCAGTCAACCATCTCTCGTAACACCTTGATTACCAACGCCAATGTCGGAAAAAGTCGCATCCCTCCTCGAAGAAACCTCGACAGGCTCCAGTAGCGCAGTCTTTGACAAATCTCTCGAATGGGGTCTCGCCTTCCAAAACGACGCCGGCATGTGTCCTATCTTCCGGACCGCGCATGGATAGCGAAGGACCAGACGGGGTACGTCTGCCTTCTGTGTGTCTTCTGATCGGTATTGAGGAGCTTCTCCTCCCTCGTATTTCCTGCTTGCAGTCATCCATGAAGTGGCATCTTCGGCATTCAGAACAGCTCGAATCGAAGTATGCTTCCCGGCCAAAACATTCCGGCACCCTCTCGCTCCGAGGATATCGGTCGGCATAGCGCAACATCGTTCCTCCTGTGGCTAACCTTGTGGATCCTATACCGGAAGACTTATACCGAACTTTCTGCGATCTTTAATTGGGGTAACGGTGGGCGCATCTCCGCAATCACGTACTTGACCTCAACGATCACAGTGGATTAGGATGAGTCTCGTGCTCCGTACAGTAGGAGAGACAGATGATCGATACGCAACTCGACTTCTACGACGATCCTAATGGATCGATCTTGAAGGGACGGATCCCTGACCACGGCGACATCCCGGAGTTTGTTAAGACTGCAGAGATGCTCACTGAGGAAGAGCTAAACAAGCTCCCGGATGACGTTTTTGCTTTGGTTGCGCTCGATCACGGCACCAAGATGAGGAAGTTCGCGTGCGTGGATAAGGGCAACACAGCCTTGTCTGTGATCTACTTCCTCGAAAACAAGGACAAGCTGCCCGTCGAGGCGCAAAAGACCGCCGCTGCCAACCTCCTCAAGGCTTGTGGGTGGTACGATATCGCCCCTCCCTCAGATCTCAGGAAGGTGGCTGGGATCTTGCAGCCCGATCTACCTAGGGCTCGGGACGTGATCAAAGGCAGAGGTCCCGAAGCAAGAAAAAAGCGAGAGGCACTCCGGAGAAAGTTGCGCAGCACGTGTCCGGAAGAGGGTAAAGAGAAGCAAGCTTTGGTCGGAGCTGCGATGGGGGCGCTGACCATGGGGACAGGCCTGATGCAGGGCCATAAGGATTTCAAACGTCGCCAGCAGGCGATGAAGGCCGGAGTTCCAGCGGCGCAGGCGTTCAAGATGAAAGAGAGTGAGCTCGCAGGTTCCCCTGTGATGCCGCATAGTGTGAGTGTGGAAAAGAGTGCAGCGATGGACCCCTACGTCGATATCACGGGTAGACAGCCTCCGGCGACAACGATCAAGGAAACCGGTAAGCGTTTTGCTTTGGTCAAAGAGGGGGAGGCTGTCTACCCTATCGATACGGCCTCGCAGGTGCAACAGGCCTGCACGTACTTCGAGAAGTACGCGCATGAGTTCGAGCCACACGAGCGGAGGATGTTCTGCCTGCGCGTGAACAATCGCGCGGAAGAGCTAGGCCTTCAGGTCCCAGATCTCGTTGCCAAGTATGGGTCTGCTGCCATGGCTAAGGATGCCGGTGTGCAGATCTATCGCCGCCAGCGGCTGTTCCGTGAAGGCACCAGTGAGCACGGGCTCTTGCAGGAGATGCGGGAGAAGTGTGCGGCTTACAAGCCAGAAGTTATCGCCGTAGCTTTGGAGAAGTTTGATCGAGACAACAATCTCGATCTACTTTGGGATAATGGGATCCCAGACCCGTACTTCTCGATCTATGGTGTGGAGAAGCAGGCCGAGTACAGCTTCATTGATGGCAATGACGTAGTCAATGAAGAGCGGTTGAAAGCTTGTGCCAAACGAGATCGCGAGCAGATCAAAGACTTATTCGGTGAGGACCTGGCGGAAGAGTTCGCCAAAGATCCCGTGCAAATTTTCGATTCCCTCCCGCTGGATTCCAAGCGTATTATCATGCGCGTGGCCCAGCAGGTCGAAGAGTAAAAGGAGAATACGATGGCAAAAGAGAGTAAGGCGTTCGGCAGCCAGAGAGCCCATAAGGCACATCTGCTTCGTGGATCGGGCGGCCTTCAGTCAGAGATTCAAGACCTCCGAAATGACGTAGAGGAAGGTTTCCAGAACTTTGAGGAGCGTGCCGGATTCCCGGAGCTTCACTACAGTGAGCCTCCTCTAGCAGCAGGAGGAGACGTCATTCTGACTGGCGTAGATCTTTTGCAGGGGCAGACTTTCGATTCCCTCCAGCTCACGGAATCCAGTGGCGGCGGCGATCTGACTCTTCACGCACTCAAGCCGGGGGACAGTGGCATCACGGTCGTTGTCACCGTTGGTGCCGGAGCCCTCTCCGTGGCGTACAACTCATCCACCAAGGTCCTCGCCATCGAGCTGGCCGCAGCTGGTAGCTCTGATGACGCAGTCGCCACCGCGATCAACGCTGACGGGGCAGACACGGATGGGCACATTCGAGCAGTCAGTGCTGCCGGTGGAGATTTCACCGCAGCTCAAGCCTCTCAGGCTATGACGGGCGGTGTGGGTGACTACGACGGCAATAAGGTTTTGGTCGGCGGCACGGAATGTCTACCCGCCAATGAGACCGGCACTACGTCCACGGCTAAGTGGACTGCTACGACCGTGAAGGTGACGGTCCCGGCTCTGGCCGCTCCAGCAGACAAGGTCTTCCAGATTTCCATGATGTCGGATGGCACGCAGGCAGACGTTCTGGCGATGATGGAATTGTCTGATGTGGCATCTCTGCAGAGCGACGTATCTACTGCGCAGGGTGACATCACTACGGCACAGGGCGACATCACGACGCTCGAAGGTCGTGCCGATGCTTTAGAGCAGCGCTCCGGCCTCCCCGAGGTGACTTGGATCGACGGTGGCGCCCCGGCCGCCGCAGGCGGCGACATGGTTCTGAAGGGAACAGATCTCCTGCAGAGTCAGACCTTCGATTCGGTCAACATCACCGAGGGGGCGGCAGATCTTTTGGTGGAGATGCTAAAGCCCGGTGACTCTGGGTTTACGGTGGAGGTGGTGGCCGGGGCTGGAGCCCTAGACATCGACCTGACCGGGACGAAGCTGACGATCACACTCGCAGCTGGTGGTAGTACGGTCAATGCTATCGCTACGGCGATCAACGCAAACGCTGCAGATACCGACGGTTACATCCGGGCCAATGAGGATGCTTCCGGATCGTTGACCCTCGACGTGGCGGAGCAAGACTTCACTGGCGGAACAGGCACCTACGCGGGAAACGTTGTCAGCGTTTCTGGCCAGGAATGCCTACCGGCCAACGAGACTGGTGCAACCACTACAGCCAAATGGAGCGACACTGGGATCACGGTCACTGTGCCAGATCTCACGGCCTTGGGCGACGCCCGCGCAGCTGGCGATATCGCAGCTGTTTCTGTGTCGTCGGACCAGATGGTTTCCAGGGCATTGGCTGTAGCGCTAGCCTAGTCTCGTAGATGAGCCGGGACTACGAAGCGGAGCTTCGCGAGGTCCTGGAGAAGATCGGTACTGAAGCCGAGTTGGGCATCAATGATGCCTCCGACATTACGGCCGATCACGAAGAGACCGTCGCGGAAGGCAAAGAGGCGAAACCCGAGACCATTGAGTCTCGGGTTAAGCCTTTCTCCGCCCGAAATCTTTTTGTCCATCACGACACAAGCCCCATCGTACTGTCTATCAAGTTGATGGATCAATACGGGACTGACTGGTTCGCTTGGGAGCCGGAGACGTTGTGGAAGGAGATCATGGATGATTTCCGAGCTCCTTCTATCAGCGACCACGTCAAGAGTAAGATCCAGGCAGTAAAGACGATCCATATCTCAGATTGGTGCTTCACCAAGTGGGAAGTCTTCTGCCCCATCATTCAGGCTTTGAACAACAACATCCCGGACTTCGAGATCTTACGCCGGCCTACCGTCTCCCAGCTATTTGCTGGTGTAGACATGATGACGTTCGTGCGTAACGATGTTCCGTTCAGCCAAGAAGTTCAGCAGTTCTGTGCTGCTTCGTTGTTGGACGCTGGAGTAACTTGTGCACCACAGCCGGTTGCGTTTTGTCAGGACGAGATTGTAGACATTCAGAAAGAGCGCGGCATTCCTGTTGACCCGGACCCTGTTAGGGACAAGTATAAACAGTTGTTATCTGTCCCTGCGGAAGAGGTAGTGCTTGGACACAATCCGGTAGACGTACAAGTGGCGAAGTTGATCATCGCTAGAGACTACATGACCTTGCGCAGAAGCCAGATGAAACATCAATTGAGGGTCTTGCGATGAACGCATATCAGATCGCCGCTTTTGCTGACGAGCTTGAGAAGAACGCTGCTTTGCCCAGATCTCTCAAGTCGTTCATCCCTCGAGCTGCACGCAGTATTTGGGGCCACGGTGGTGGAAGAGCTATTGCCGGAGGTCTTGTTGGGGCGGCTGGAGGCGCTGCGACAGCTCCACCAGAAGATCGCCTACGTCGTGCATTGATCGGTGCCGGGATAGGAGCAGCTGGAGGGTACGCGGCCCCCTTGGTCACTCGTGCGGGCCGCAAGAAAGCTCTGGAAGGGGTTAAGCACCTTGGAAGGAAGACCAAGTACGAGCTAACTGGCCGTGGTCCTCTACCAATCAAGCCGGGGGCGACTCAGAAAGAATTAGATTCCTTGCGCAAAGCTGAGAAAGCCGGACTTCTGAGTGTGCCTACGGCACTCAAGGGACTGGCCACAAAGCCCCTGCAGACCATGAAGGGCGCTTGGCAGCAAGCCGGCACGATGGGCAAGGTGATGGCTCTAGGCGATATAGCTATGAGCGCACCGCACATCATGGATAAGAGTACCCAAGAAGGAACAGCTGAGAAGGCGTTGGGGTCTCTAGGAACGGCCGGAGGCTACCTACTTGGGGGGCGAATGGGGTTACTGGGTAGCACCATCCTTGGATCTGGACTCGGTTATCTAGGCGGTAAAGCGGGCAAACTGGTAGGAGGAGGAAAGGGACCCACACAAGTTCCTGAGCGTCCTGCGGTGACGTATGCTCGCAGGAATATCTCCCGCGTCGCTCCAGAAGTTGGTAGTCTGGTGAGGGCCAGGTAGGAGATACGAGCATGGATTACGGAGCCGTAGGAGCATCCCGTTTCGCCCGCACTCGTGGTAGGATCAACGGTTCCTTCTCTAGAGGGATCAACTACCCGTCTCCCTTCTTCGATATAGGGCACACTTACCTTCCGACCACAGTCAAGCAGATGTTCCGGTGGTGCCGGTATTACTTCCTGGTCCATCCATTGATCAATAGCGTGGTTTTCAAGATGTCGCTGTACCCGATCACAGATCTGGTTTTCAACAGCGACGATGAGCACCAAAAAGATCTGTGGTCGAACATGTTGGAGGACCATCTCCGGTACCGCAGCTTCATGGGTGAGCTAGGTCTAGACTTCTACACCTACGGCAACGGCCTCGTTTCGATCTTTTACCCGTTCAAGAAGAAGCTCAAGTGCAAGAGCTGCGGTAACGTTCGCCCAGCAAAGGACTCCAAGTATTACTTCCGGAACTATCAATTCTTCTGGCACTGCCCTCGTTGTGGTCACCACGGTCCAGCAGAGGTCTTTGACGACTACATCAAATCGTCGAAGGGTATCCGTCTTTTGCGGTGGAACCCCGAAGATGTCGATATTCGCTACAACGATCTGACCGGAGACTACGCCTACTACTACGACATCCCCGTGCAGCTGAAGAACGACATCATCATGGGGAAGAAGAGTGTCGTGGAAGAAGTGCCTCAAATCTTTGTGGAGGCGTTGAAGAAGCGGAAGGCCATCGTCTTCAACAAGGATAACATCTACCACTTTAAGCGCCCGACCCTGGCAGGGAAAGACAGAGGATGGGGTGTTCCCCTACTGCTCCCCGTGCTCAAGGACGCCTACTACCTACAGATCTTGAAGAAGTCCCAAGAGGCCGTAGCGCTAGAACACATCGTTCCTCTACGAGTCCTCTTTCCGCAAGCAGGATCAGCCACCTCAGACCCTTACTGTGTGTCCTTGGATACATTGATCGAAACACGGGAGGGGCTGAGACCGGCCGCAGAAGTCTGTGTGGGAGACTACTTAAAGAGCCACACGGGTCGGTGGAGAAAGGTTGAAGCTTTAGCGGACAGGTCTATCTCTGATGAGGAAGAGGTCTACAAGTTCACCATTTCTGGTATGACGGCTTTCCCGTTCGAGATCTCTCAGGAGCATCCTCTACTTTGCTCCAAGAGGCCGAGTGGCTTCAGAGGGTATAACAGTTTGGAGGAACCGGACTGGGTAGAAGCCAAAGATGTCGTCGAAGGCGACTTTGTTTGTTACCCGGTACGACGGGCTCAATGGGCAAATCTAGAGTTGGACTTGGCCAATTTTTGCCCGAAGAGAGCAGCGACTTGTGAGTTCATCTACCGCAGACTGAATCAGACTGCCGCAAATATCTACGAATACTTTGAGCAGAACGGGGTGCCGACATTCGGTCACGGGGAGCTAAAGAAGTTCTTGACAGATGCTGGTTGGGGCCTGTCCGACTACGAGAACGCCAAATCTACTTTTACGCAACAAGAAAGCGTCGATCGTCGTAGAAGATACATTTCGGTGACTGAAGATCTAGCGTATCTGATTGGAATCTTCGCTGCAGAGGGTAGTCGGGCTGGGTCTTTGGCTACGATGGGCCTGCACACAAGCGAGACCTACATCATGGACTCGATCGACTTGTGTGTAGAACGACTTGGATTTAGACCTTGCAGCAGATCTACGCAAGGTAACTCAACGACCATTACAGTCAACGACGTGTTCTTGGCCGCGCTACTAGTCAACTCTTGCGGGGAAGGTTCCGTAAATAAAAGATTGCCCCGTTTCATTACAGAGGCCCCGGGCCCGATAGCCATGACTGCGGTTCGGGCCGTGATCACTGGAGACGGTTGTGCTTTTTCAACCAGCACAGTACGGACAGGGTTAAAGACGACAAGTCCACAGTTGGCAATCGACGTCAGGGGAATTTTACTGTCTGAAGGATTTATTCCCACTGTCCAAAAGGCGATTCCGCGAGAAGACGAGATCGCAAAGCTGCCTTACTACCAAGTAAATCTGAATGGGAGTCAGTCCGATCTTTTCGAAGGCGTTGTGTCCTCACGCAAGTTTCCTTTCAGTCGCTGCGGTTTTATCCGAGACGGGTACGTGTATCTGCGAGTGTCTAAGAGGGAGGTCGTAAAATATGTAGACGTAGTCCGCGGATTCCAGATGCTCGGAGATAAGTCCTTTTGCGTTGCTGGCGTGGCTACGCACAATAGCAGCATCAACCTCGGGGACTGGAAAGATCAGATCTCAGAAGAGATCAAGCGTTGGAGATTTGACAACAACTATATCCCGATCCTGCCTCTCCCCATCGGTAATCAGACCATCGGCGGGAATGGTCGGGCAATGCTGCTCGGTCAAGAGATCCGAGTTTGGAGCGAGCACATCGTAGTTGGTATGGGCGTGCCTCAAGAGCTCATCTTTGGTGGGCTCAGCTACTGCATGGATCTGGACTCCTACCTGTTCACTTCTGACGGAATGATCCCGATGGGAGACCTAGTGCCGGAGAAGGAGGACAGTTTCAAAAAGCCTAGTAAGGATATCCGAGTCCCGACCCACAAGAATTTGCAGTCCGTGGAGATGGTTCATAACTCTGGAATGAAGAAGGCAGCCCGATTGAGGACTCGTCTTGGCTTGGACCACAGTCCATCCCACGATCATCGATTTAGAGTGTTGAACTCAGACCTAAGTTTGAGTTGGAAGAAGGCCAGTGAGCTTCAGCCAGGTGATCATGTCGCGGTCAAGCCGGGGCAGAGAGTCTGGGCCAAAACACCATTTGACTTGGCCAGTGTTGTTGACGACGTAGAAGACTCGGGCAAAAACGTTGCTGGGTTGCGCAGGGACACATCCCAAAGATATCCAGTGAAGATACCAGCCCAGATGAGCGATGAGTTGGCTCGTATCCTCGGCTACTTAGTGTCCGAAGGCTCCTGTGCAGACGAGAGAAGGATAGGCTTTGGTCAGAAGTCTGAGGAGATCATGAACGACTTCTTGGACTGCGTTGAGGCTGTGTTCGGATACAGGCCTAATTCGTGGGAGAAACCAGACGGGATGCTCTACACGGAAATCGGTAGGTTTAAGGCGATCAGCTTCCTCCGCAGGCTTGGGGTGGTGGGGTACTCAGAGGACAAGATCGTTCCGGAATGCGTCCGCAGGTCCCCCTTCCGATTCGTCCGGGAGTACATCCGCGCCTATTTTGAGGGTGACGGTGGGGTCAAGGACGTGACCGAGAAGCAGACCATTGCGTGCGCATCAAAATCGGACATCCTCCTCAAAGAGACACAGCTCATCCTCTTAAACGCGGGGGTTGTCTCCTCGAAGTACCCCCCCTACAGAGGGAAGGTGTGCGGAACCTTGCAAGTGAGGTCTGAGTATGTCGACACCTACGCTGAGATGTTCGGGTTCGTGTCAGAGCGTAAGCGGGCAATTCTCTGTAGCAGGACTCCGACAAGAAAGACTCATGCTGGAGAGCGCATCCCGTATTTGAAAGAAGCTCTAGACTCTTTCAGGAGGGCTCACTTCCCCCATAGATCTAGTTGGGATTTCGAGAAGGTCGACATCGGCCTAGAAAAGGAGAAGTACTCGGCGAAAGAAGTGGCCGTTCTTCTCGGGTGCGATGTCTCCACCGTCCGCTACCACGTAAAGAAGGGCCGGCTGCAGTACAGCGGAGAGATACCAGGGGCCGGAGGTCGATTCGGGACCAAACTCATCAGCAAAAAAACCCTCCAGGAGTTTCTCACCAGTTTTGGAAGGGGCGTTCGTAGGACCGTCCCTGGCAGAGATGCTTGGGGAATGACCTATTCGAAGCTGGAGGGGCAGGATCTTTCATTCATCAGAGAAAGAGATGCGCAACTAGCGGGGCGCATCGAAGAACTTGCTGAGCTTCGATATTTCTGGGACGAGATCGTTGAGGTCGAACTCTTCGAGTACACTGTCCCTATGGGAGACCTCACAGTGGCTGAAGACTCTTCCTTCACTGCTGATGGGCTCATCTGCCATAACTCCGGATCGAACGTGTCTTTGCGCATGCTCGAGAACATGTTCTTGGGCTACATGGTCGACCATCTGCATCTCGTCAACTGGATCGTCAAGAGCATTGCCTCTTACATGGATTGGGAGCCTATCAAGGTCTCCTTCAAGCCTTTCAAGATGGCGGACGATCTGCAACGGAAGGCCTACAACTTCCAGCTCAATCAGGCCGGAAAGATCTCAGATAGCACGTTGTTGTCCGATTCGGACTTCGATCCCTCTCGTGAGGACGAGCTCATCAAGACAGAGACCAACAAGAGAGCTGAAGCGCAGAAGAAGGCCCAATTGGCTCAGGCTGAGATCCAGGGTGAGAGCCAGATGATCATGATGCGCTACCAGCTCAAGGCCCAGCAGGAGCAAATGCAGATGCAAGCAGCCGCTGCACCAGCTCCAGGAGAGCCCGGGGCTGAAGCTGAAGGCGTGCAACCTGGCGGCGCTTCTACCCCCGCTATGGAGGGACAGGTGCCTCAAGGAGGAGCTCCGTTGCCACAGCAGGCTATGCCTCCGCAGGCTATGCCTCCCATCGCTGAACAGGCACGAGCCGAGTTGCCCCCTGCAATGACGGCTACTCAATCACCGCTCCAGTTGGCCCAGCAGGCGCCACAAGAAGGGGAGGCTGGCGCTGTCAACGTAGATCTACTGGCTCAAGCTCAGTATGTCGCCCAGTACTTGTCGCAGTTGGACGAGAACAGTCAGACCATGGCCTTGATGAATTTGCGGCAGCAGAGTCCGGAGTTCTATCAGGTCGTGTTAGGGCTAATGCAAAACATGTCTCAGGGCAGCCCCGAGGCCGCAGCCGCGGAGCCGCTACCAGAGCAGCGTGCCCCACGGCGCGGACCCGAAGCCGCGCAAGTCTAGGTTCTAGGAGGCGGTACTCTGCCCCTTCTTCGTAGATGTGCTGGAACGCTCTTCTCTCTTCCTGCGACCCAAAGCGGTCTTTCCGGCATACCGAGACGGCGCCGTAGCTCTGACTCGTTTCCTTCACCAATGTTGTGCTCTAGACACTCAGTGCAGGCGCAGACACGGGCGCATACCCCGTCATTGTCCCGTACCTCCTGCCACCACGTGTCCGGCCCTCGGATGACAAATCTACCGAGCTCCATCTCGTAACATTTCTCTTCACCGATCAAATCTTCTGGGCAGAACCCGCAATCTGTGATGTCCGCCTCTTGATCTGATTCAGCGAAATCGAACAATAGATCTAGGCAGGAAAAGTGGAACCAGCGTACGTCTTTACCGTCGTCGAAATCGTCCGGCGTGAAACAGAAACTAGACCCATCGCCCTTTACGCTGCCTACTCTGAGGGCGATGGCGTCTACGCCTACTCCGATTTGTCTGTCACAACACGAACAATACGGGCTCTCGTCGCCGGGGCTGTCTGAATTCAGCCACTCCATCGTCTTCCTTCTCCTCTTCGTCCTTCTTCATTTTCCGAAGCTTACGCACCGCAGATTTGACATGAGTACTCAGTGCCAAAAGTACGCCGAACAAAAAACCAGCTCGCACTAATTTACTCGTCATTTTGCTCTTCTCGATCTTCTTCTTCCTCATCTTGGTCTAGATCTGAAGTGGGATCTATGACATCGTCCAACCACTGCTCAGCTCTAGACAACTGGCTATCCTTCTCCTTCTTTCTATCAGGCATGTGTGCCCTCCTCGGAAAAAAGTTAGATCGACCTTCTAGCTTCCTTATAACGAGAATCTCATTGTTTTTGACTGAGGCGATCGTAAGCTGATAATCTCCATCAGACGACCCGCAGAGCGCTTGGAGGCGCTCAGAGATCGGGAAGGAGATACATCGATGGCGCGTCTGAACCCAGAGGAAGGGTTTGAAGCACTAAAGGCTGAAGTTTCCAAAGCTGTAGAGGGTGTGTTCCCGTTCGAGGGAAAGAAGCGCACTCTTCGTCTAGACAGCATATCCGTCAACGACAACAAAGACATCGACGACATCAGGTCGCAAAAGAAGGCCAAGATGGAGGGGAGGACTTGGTCTGTCCCCGTCGAGGCCGAGATGTCTTTGATCGACAACGCTACCGGGAAGATAGTCGATCAGAGGAAACAGCGCTTGCTTAATCTTCCCAAGGTCACAAGCCGGCATAGTTACATCGTAGACGGGCAAGAGAGACAAATCGACAACCAGTGGCGTCTACGTCCGGGTGTCTACTCCCGTCGTAACGACCGCGGGGACCTGGAGTCCTCTTTCCACCTCAAGGGTCGCAGCGCGTTTAAGGTGTACTTCGACCCTGACTCTTCTCAGTTCTCTATGAAGAAGGGTGATACCAACATCCCTCTCTATCCTGTCATGAGGGAAATGGGGGTCTCCGATGAGCAACTCGAAAAGCAGTGGGGTAAACAGATCTTGCGGGCGAACCAGTCTAAATCTGGGGACCACGCTAAGGCTCTAGAGCGTTTTTACCGTGCGACGACGAGAGAGAAACCAAAAGATGCGTCAGAGGCTAAAGCGTTCCTACATGAGTTCATGGGAGGGGCAGAGCTAGACCCAGAAGTGGCTGAGATCACTTTGGGGAGGAAAGACAAAAAGGTGGGTGGCGACACAATCCTGGCTGCCGCTAACAAGTTGTTGGGAATTAGTCGAGGAGATGTCAAGCAGGACGATCGCGACAGCTTGATGTTCAAGAACTTTCTCTCCACAGAAGATTTTGCTTCAGAAGCCATTTCAAAAAAGAGTGGGGAGATCTTGCGGCGTGTCGGTAACAACATCGACCGCAAGAAAAAGATCAGAGAAGTAGTGGCACCAGATCTCTTTAACCGCCCCATGAAGAATCTGTTCACGGGACCCGGTCATTCGGCGAGGCCAGATCAAACTAACCCGTTGGAGATGATCTCTGGGGCCATGAAGACTACGATCATGGGAGAGGGAGGGATCAAAAGCGAGCACACGATCACGGAAGACGCCAAGCTCGTCAATCCTTCTCACCTAGGGTACTTGGATTCGATCCACACTCCGGAGGGTTCGAGAACTGGTGTGACTTTGCATCTACCCTTAGGAGCTTCCAAAAAGGGGCGTACTGTCACGGCCAAGATGTACAACATCAAAACTGGAAAGATGGAGGACGTAGACCCCAAAAAGGCTTTTCACTCCAAAGTCGTCCTCCCGGATCAGGTGAAGTGGGAGGACGGGAAACCCGTCCCCCGTCATAAGACCGTGAAGATGAGCGACGTGGAAAACGAAGTTTCGTCAGGTAGCATGAAGAGCGCCGACTACGTGATGGCGGCTCCGGCTCAACTCTTCTCTGTCGCTTCCAATATGGTCCCCTTCCTACAGAACAACTCTGGTAATAGGGCTACGTACGCCGGACGCCAAATGGAACAGGCGATCCCTCTCAAGCATAGAGAGGCTCCCTTGGTGGAGCCGGTTATCGATGCGAAGAAGGAAGGGTCCGGGTTGGTGGACTTCATGGGGAAGATCAATTCCCACACCTCTCCTATCTCGGGAGAGATCGTCTCCTTGAAGAAGGATGCCGTTGTCGTCAAAGGAAAAGACGGAAAAGAGAAGGAAGTACAGATCTATGATCATTTCCCCTTGAACGACGACAAGGGGTTCCTCCATTCTGAGCCCTTGGTCAAGGTCGGGGACAAAGTAAAGAAAGGGCAGACCGTAGCCGATACGAACTTCACCAAGGGCGGACGTTTGGCTCTGGGGACAAACTTGAAGACAGCCTATGTACCCTTCCACGGCTACAACTTCGAGGATGGAGTCGTGGTATCAGAGTCAGCTGCGAAAAAGATGACCAGCGAGCACATGCACCGTAAGGGTATAGACACGACCAAAGATCATATCTTCAACAAGCAGAAGTTCCTCTCAGAGTACGATAGCGCTCTGACGAAGGAACAAGCAGAGAAGCTTGACGACGACGGGGTAGTTCGCAAGGGACAAAAAATCCTCCCGGGCGATACACTCGTGGCGGCCTTGCGCAAGCGGGAAGACACAGACGAGGACAGAGTCCGTCGTCGCATGCACAGGTCTTTGGCTCACCCACACGACAACGTGTCCGTTTCGTGGGAGAACGATCACCCCGGAGTTGTGACTAACGTAGTAAAGCGAGGCAAGCGCACAGAAGTTCACGTCAAGACAGACGAGCCAGCAGAAATCGGCGACAAGATCACAGGTCGGAGTGGGAACAAGGGCATCATCACAAAGATCGTCAAAGACGACGAGATGCCAAAGACTGGGGACGGCAAGCACATAGAGGTCGCCCTCAACCCGGCTGGTGTACCGGGACGTCTCAACCTGGGCCAGGTCCTAGAGACAGCTGCAGGTAAGATCGCCGAAAAGACTGGCAAGCCTTTCAAGGTCCAGAACTTCGACGGCTCCCCGGATAAACGGGAAGAGATCGAAAAAGAGCTAAAGAAGCACGGCATCGAGGACAAGGAAGAGCTATTCGACCCCAAGACTGGCAAGAGCATGGGGAAGGTTCTGGTCGGCCCGCACTACATCCACAAGCTGAAGCACCAGGTGGGTAAGAAGTTGATCGCTCGCGCTGGTGGGCCGGGGTATGCGTACGACCGAAACAAGATGCCGAAGGGGGGAGGTCCACACGGCGCCCAGGCTCTGGATTCTCTCGGGATGTACGCCATGCTCGCCCACGGGGTGCCGGCAAACATTAGAGAGATGCAGACCTACAAGAGCAACGCAGAAAACAACGATCAGTTTTGGTCCGCTATTCAGTCCGGAGACCCACTCCCTACTCCTAAACCAACCTTCGCTTACAACAAGTTCGCCAGCCTGATGAAGACCATGGGCGTGAACATGGCTAAGGAAGGGAACAACATCAATCTGATGCCCCTCTTGGACAAAGACGTCAAGGAGATGAGCAACGGCGAGATTAAAGACGCTGGGAGGATGGTGACAGGCAAAGATCTCAAGGAAGAGAAAGGTGGGATCTTTGATAAGGACAAGACTGGCGGCAGAGATGGAACCAAGTGGACGCACATCAAGTTGCCCGAACCGATGCCCAATCCTGTGTTCGAGAAGTCGATCCTATCGCTGACGGGTATGAAGCAGAAAGAGCTCAATTCATTGATGGACGGTACGTCCGCCATCGACCCCAAGACTGGAAAGATCACCTCTCCGGATAAGGGGATCTCTTCCGGGCCTGCCATATCTCATTTGCTGAAGAAGATCAACGTAGACAAAGATCTAGCGGAGGCCGAAAAAGCCTTACAAAAGCCAGGGTTGAAAGGAAACCGACTAGATCAGATCAACAAAAAGGTGAAATACCTACGCAACTTGAAGAAGTTGGGCGTGTCCCCCACCGAGGCGTACATGACCCAACACGTCCCCGTGATGCCTCCATCTATGAGACCGATCTCTTCTACGCCCGACGGTACGATCATCAATGACGACTTGAATCACATGTACAAAGGTCTGGGTCTAGAGATCAAGCAGTTCAAGTCCACGCATAAGAACGAGCTGCCCGAGGAGTTCAACCGACGCCGAGCCGGGATCTATGACGCCATGAAGTCCCTCACTGGTGTCGGTGGGTACCAGAATCGGCGCTATCGCGGCGTGATGGATATCATATCCGGAAGAACGCTGGACAAGGACACAAAGCAGAAGGGCGGTCCACCTCGGGAAAGCTACTTCCAGTCAAAGCTGGTCAAGCGCAAGCAGGATATGAGCATGCGCTCGACGATCATCCCAGAGCCAGAGCTTGGGTTGGATCAAGTAGGCATCCCGAAAAAAGCAGCGATGGAAATCTACAAGCCATTCATTGTGCGAGAGCTCAGGAACATCGCCGATGTCACGCCTCTTAAAGCACAGCAGATGGTCAAAGAAGGAGATCCTTTAGCTAGACGTGCTTTAGAGCGTGTCGTAGAAGAAAGACCTCTGCTGCTCAAAAGAGATCCAGTGCTGCATAAGTACGGAGTCCAATCATTCAAACCGATCCTTACATCCGGTAAAGCTGTGAAGATCCACCCGCTGGTGACGTCGGGCTATAATGCCGACTTTGACGGAGATTCAATGAGTGCCTTTGTTCCGGTAGGCCATGAGGCGGTGCAAGAGGCCAAGAAGATGTTCCCCTCAAGAAACCTGTTCAGTCCAGCTACCGGTAAGCTGATGTACCGACCCACACATGAGAGTCAACTCGGGATCTACATGTTGACTCAGGAGGGGAAGAAGACCAATCAATCCTTCTCCAGCACCTCTGAGGCAGCCAAGGCTGCACAGTCCGGGAAGATCGGCATGACTGATGTTGTGAGGGTCGGCGGGACACGCACAACTGTTGGCCGCGCTCTAGTTGCCAATGCTCTGCCTAAACCCATGAGACAAAGTGTTCTCCAAGGCAAGATCAACATGGACGGCAATGGGCAAAGTGACCTCCTTACTACCGTGGCGAAACAGCACAAGAACGATTTTGGCGAAGTCGCAAACAAGCTCAAAGACTTAGGCAACCAGTACGCCACCACTCACGCTGCGTCCATTGGATTGTCCGACATCAAGGCCGACAAAACGGAAAGAGATCAAATCCTTCGTGCTGCAGATCGCAAAGTCAAAGACATCATGTCTGGCAAAGGGTCATTGAAGGACAAGCAGAAGAAGGCTGTGCAGATCTACGATCGTGCTTCCGAGCAAATGATCAACACCATCGAGAAAAAGCACGGCAAAAAGGGATCTACCATCTACCAGATGATGAAGGCGGGAGTGAAGCCCCGGATGGGCGCCTACCGACAGATCACGATGGCTCCCATGCTGATGATGAACGCGAAGGGGGAGGTCATCCCAGAACCCATTCGCAAAAGCTGGTCAGAAGGCTTGGACATAGGAGACTACTGGACCCAGATGAGTGGGGCGAGAAAGGGCGTCGTCCAAAAGGTCCAGGCTGTGCAAGAGCCTGGGTACTTCACCAAGCAGATGATCAATTCGGTGATGAACAATTCTATTGGGACTGAGGATTGTGCCACCAACAAGGGCATCAGCCTCCCAGTGGATGAAAGGGACGTCATCGATCGTTACCTTGCGGTGCCGGTAAAGTCGGGATCTAAGTCTTTCAAGGCAGGTACGCTAATCACACCCGGGGTCAGGGACAGTCTACGGAACAACAAGGTACGTCGTGTCGTGGTCCGTTCTCCTCTTCGCTGCGAGCACGGAGATGGAATCTGCTCGAAGTGCTACGGGCTTGACGAGGATGGAAACAACCCGCCGACTGGTAAGAACGTCGGCGTCACCAGCGCACAATCCATTGGTGAGAGAGCCACACAGCTCTCCATGCGCACATTTCATGAGGGAGGCATTGCCCCCGTAGGGAAGAAGGGTCAGGCCAAGGCGTTGCTGACAGACGAGTTCAGCAGAGTGCAAGAGCTCGTGCAGATGCCGAAACACGTACCAGGGGCTGCACCTCTCAGTTCTGTTAGCGGCAAAGTGGATAAGATAAAGAAGAACCCTGCTGGAGGGTTTGATGTGTCGATCAACGGAGTTCGTCACTACGTGCCCCAAGATCGAGGTGAGCCCATGGCTGTCATCGGGGACAGGCCTCGGAGACTACGTAAGGGAATGCAGCTCTCTAAGGGCACTCCTCTGTCAAGAGGTCCCGTGAATATCCACGAGATGCTGCCTCTGACAGGCGTCAACAAGGTGCAAGGGTACGTGGCTGGGCAGCTCTACGATCTCTACAAGGGGGAGGGTATCCGGAGAAGGAATGTGGAAACGGTGGTCAAGAGCATGACAAACCTGACACAGGTGAAAGACCCCGGAGACCACTCAGAGTTCATCCGCGGAGATTTTGCTCCCACTTCCAAGGTACAGGCTCTCAACAAGCGTCTAGCTGCTAGTAAGAAGAAGCCCATCGTACATACGCCCGTGCTCAAGGGTGTAAAAACTTTGCCGCTCGACATTCAGACAGATTGGATGGCAAGATTGAACCACGAGAAGCTGAACTCTACTGTGATAGACGCAGCAAATCAGGGATGGTCCAGCAATATCCACGGTAAGCATCCGATCCCCGCTCTTGCTTATGGAGCGGAGTTCGGCAAGAAGAAACCATATTGAGGGAAGACAATGGATCAAGAGTACATGACGAAGATGGCAACCTCCTTCCTCAGCGAGCTTTCCGAAATCGAAAAGAACGCTTTGGCTAGTGGAGCTCTGAGGTTCCTTGGATCTGGGCTGGGCCACTTGACGAAAGCCGTCACCAAAAAGGTCCCGATGGCGATGTCTCGTGGAGGGGCCATGGCCTCTCGCATCGGCGGAGGTGGCGCTGTTCGAGCAGGAGGCACTATCCCCCACATGAAGCAGATCTGGGGCGCTGGTGCGGCCACAGCTGGTAAGCGTGGTGGTAGTCAGTTCATGGGAGGCCTCAAGGCTCTTGGAAAATCTAGGTATGGGCAGATGGCTGGAACTCTAGCCGTCCCTGTGGCTGCCGGTTACGGCGCGTCCAAGTTGCTCTAGGATCTAACCGATGGTGGCAGAAGTAGGTCCCGTAGTTCTGACGAGCACGGACAACTCTCCCTCTAAATCCGAGCAGGATCCTGCTTGGATCGAAAAGGGGATTGTCTACAACGTCGATCTAAAGAACTTCACTGTCGACGTGCTTACAGATTACGAAAGCAAGCCCGTCACCAATTGCCAGATAGCGGGTCCTTACTTTCACACAAACAACGGAGAGGGCATCTACGCCATGCCGGAAGTGGGGTCTGCCTGCCTGGTGTGTCAACCATCAGACGACGACACCCCATTCGTGCTCGCCTTCATCGGAGCTTTTGAGCTAGAGGGTGCCAAGCAGGACAACCTGGAAGATAAGGCCGGAGAGGTAGATACGGAAACAGAAGAGCTCGAAGATCTCGTGAAGAAGGTGGGGGCACCGGCCTCGACAACTTCCACGGGTTCCGCTGAGCTCAAAACCACTGGAGCTTCCGCTCGAGCAGGTCGTCCGTACATGAACCCCGGCGACATCATGCTCCGTACGCGTGACGAGAACTTCATTGCTCTTCGTAGGGGAGGGGTTGTCCAGATAGCAGGAACCCCCACTTGCCAGACGGTCTATGTTCCGCTGAAGAACTTCATGCGGCACTTCGCCGAGAACTACGAGGTCAACACTCCGGGTGGTGAGCTGGAGTGGACCGTACAACGACAGGAGAACGACCCAGGAGGGAAGGCCCCTGTCCTCTACCGCCTCACCTTGCGTGACAAAGCGCAGAATGACAAAGCGGACATCCAGATCAAGATGGGACACGTCGACGATGATATCCGCTATGAGATGGTAGTGGCCCCGGAGAATGTGACGGTTGGTGATGGGAGCGTGTCGGGTATCCCAAACTTCAAGATGACGATCGGCAGCGAAGGCGATCAAACTGTAGAGATGCAGGGATCGCTTGAGTACACGATCGAAAAGGACCGTAAGGTCACAGTCAAAGGTACGGACACCGTAGAGATCACCGGGGCCAGAACTCTCAAAGCGCTATCCATCGCGCAAGAGGCGCAGACCAGTCACAGTCTTAAAGCCGCAGTCAGCAACGAGAACATCACCGGCATAAAGACGATCAAGGCAGCTCAGGTCATGCTCGGTCCGGCGCCTGGAGTGTCCGCTGTCTTGGGGGAGGTTCTGGTTGCTTGGCTAGCGACACACATTCACCTCCCTGTGTGGTTCGTCCCAGACCCAAAGGTCGGGGCCCTACCTACTATCTTGTCGAAAACGGTTAGGGTGTCCCCGTGAGTGCCCCAGCACAAAAAGGGTTCGAGGACCTGTTGTTCAAGTACCTGACCTCAGATCCCTTGGCCACAGACGTCACGATCAAGAACGAGATGAAGAAGGTGGCCCAGCCGGACGGGTCCACCCAGATTGTAATGGTCCCGGAGAAGGGCGACGCGTACCTCCCAGACGATATATCTGGGCTCTTGTCCCGCGCTGTTTCGCGAGCGCTGTTCGAACAGATCTTTAAGTACATCGAAACCCCGGTCGTGGAAAAGATCAATGAGTTGATAGAGCAATACAACCAACTCAGGGCTGATTTCATTACCGGAGGCGGGGCTACCACATCCACTGAGGTAGATAAGATTCCTTGATCGCCATATCTCACACGGTGTAGACTCCGCCATTAGGAGATGAGAACGATGGAACTTTTCCTCGACGACCCCAACGGTCTTCCGAAGTTTGCTCAGGCCTTCACCCGTCTATCCGAAAACCCGGACGACTGGCAGGCAGAGATCATCAACGAGCTCTACAGGCAGGCGCCGTACGTTGGAGACTTCGAGCCGCGACTAGTGATGAACGAGCTCGACCCCGAGCGACGGTACGCCATTGGCTCGGTGGAGCTGACCAGCAAGACGGCCATCAACCAACGGGACGATGCAACACCAGACAAGCTCCAGGGAACGAAACGAGTTCTCATCCCGATCATCATCAAAGAGGGCAAAATGTTCCCAATGGACGTCTTTGTCCATAATGGGAAGTCGCAACCACTCACGAAGGAGAGAATCCGCAAAGCGATGTTCCGCCCGGAGCTCTTCGACTCCGCTGCAAAACGTCCAGGAGATCAAGATGTGATGAACGTCTTGTATCCTCCTTACCGGTCTGGTGGATTCGGTCTTGGTGGTAATGCTCGAGTAGGTCAGCACGAAACCGCGAAGATGGGATCTGCTGACTATTCCTTACTGCACGACATCCACCACACCATCAAGGAAGCAGACATCACGAGCGTAGAGAATGCGATGAACGCAGATCACACGCTCCTGGCTGCCCTGACTTCCAACCAGGCGACGCGAGACTTCATCCAAAAACTGGCCGAACCGCGGAAGACCGTCGACGGTAAGGACATGCTCAAAGCGGCTATGGAGCAGATCCCACCAAAGGTTGTACAGATCTCTAAGACTCGTGGTGGTTTTGTCGTCAAGACTGCTAACCCGAATGCTCTTCTGCCGGAAGAGAGCATGGTCTCTCGCCCCGAGGCAGAGAAGGTCGTTGGGGAAGATCTCGTCAAGCAGGTTGAGCGAGACGGCACGGTGACTGTCTCAACGGACTCTACTGTCAAAGACTCGCTCATCGACGCCAGGGTCGGCGTAGTTGACGAGTTTGGTGAGTACAAGGTCAAGACCAAAGACGGTAAAGAGCTCGTTGGCTGGGTGTTCCCTCGTTGTGTAGATCTCGACGGAACCAATACCGCTTTGGCCCTTTTCTCCAACGGCTCTCAGGCAGCTATGCAGGAGAACATCGCCGGCAGCCCCGTAGGGAAAGGAACGAATCTCATTGACGAGACCCCGTCTGGGTTCGGTTTCTTTTACCTAGCACGTCAGGGTGGAGCTACGGCCATCATCCCGATGACGGTCAAAAGCGCGTTGCAAGGGCAGGATGGTGACAAAGGTTTCTTGGCCACTACGATCATGGGAGAGCAGATCGTCATCAAGCTCGTTCCCGGTCTCACCAAGATCTCTACGATCAAAGAAGGGACTTACGGCATCCCGCAGGATTGTGGGTGGATGCCGATGCGAGACATGATCGAGCTGTCTGAAGACCCAGGCTCGTACGGCAAGACTGTGGAGGCTCAGGCTGTCCTCCATGATAGTGTCGAGGTTATGTACGAGCCGGGCGGAAGTGGCTCGTACAGTATGCGCGGTTACCCGATGGAGAAACTCTCTTTCGTGATGCCGATCGACTACATCAACCATGACCAGGCTGTCTTCAACCTGGCCGTCTTGGGGCTGGAACCCGAGTTCGCAAAGGAGAAGCTCGCTGAGGCCCAAAAGCTTTCCAGGTGGGTCAAGATCAGCGGTACGAGGCCGGTCACCCTGGCCTCGGAGATGTACCATAAGGCCAAGACCGCGGCAGTGGCTAAGCTTAACAAGATGCCGCAGGTCAAGTCCTTGCTGCTGAAGGAGGCGGCAGCTCTGGACGATCCCCTTTCTGTGGACAAGGTGCTGTCTGTGGGGTTCCTGAATCCCGAGAACATCGGTACCTTCATCTCGTACCTGCCGGAGTTCGAGGATACACTGAGTAGGCTCAGTGAAATGCTCGTGGCTTCCAGGCTCGGTCTCTCGTCCGTGGATGCTGGGGCTCTAGAGCGCGTCGTCAAACACCTGGATAAGGTGATTTCGGGGCTCAGAGAGCTGTCTCAACATCCGAGGGCATGAGGGAAATACCACGCTCGCCAAGCGAGTTCTATATTCGCTTCCTCATCTCCAGGATCGACTACGAAGATCACGATGAGCTGAATGCGAATGAGATCCTCCAGACGCTAGATAGCGTAGGTCTGGATGGGTTGAGTCCGTCCTACATTCGCGAAGTAGGGCGCACGATGCTGCCCCGCCCGTCTGGGTATACCCCCCAAGATCCACATCACAGGCCATCCCGAGAGTACCTGAAGCAGAACAAGATCTATGACATGTGGCACCCGAACAGGGGTACCAGAGAAGCTCAGTTGATCTTGATGGACTTTTTCCTGCGGGAAAAACTAGAGCCATTGCTTCTGTCGAATCTATCTCACCCCTCCATAGCCAGGAAGCTGCGCAAATACACTTCGATCGCATTGACTTCACAAGGTGTATTGGCGTACGGGCATTTCTTCTGGAACAGGAAGTTGCTGACCCAGCCGCAATGGCTAGAATTCCTTCGCAGCAGAACTTATACGAACCCTCACGTTCAGAGCTTGGTCACGACCCCTGATGTGGCACCTAGGCATCTGCCCTGGGTGATCGGTATCTCGGGGCCGGACGATTCTTTCAACACAGCAGAGGCAGCCTCTCGTATCGGAAAGATAGCGTTCAAGCACGCGCTAGAGCTCGAGCACAGACCCGCGACATTGGATAACACAATGGCGCTAAAGAATTGCATGAGCACCATCGAGAAAGCGGATGTGATCATGCGAAGAAGTGACGTGGCTTTGAAGGATGTGCTGCGTCAGTTCCAGAAGTTTCGGATGAAGCTAGACCCCGCTAAGGTGATCGACGCAAAGCAGCTCACTGGTGGGAATTTCAGCAAGTCTGGAGAGGGAACAGACGTAGACGATGACGAGAACTTTTAGGAGGGCCGGATGAGCGATCTACCTAAGCCGATGTTTGCATCAGAGGAAGAAATCGAACGAGGAGCTAGCGTTCTTTCTCAGGCAGGTGACACCACCAAAGAGAACGTAGAGAAAGCTGTATCTCTCGGGAACCTTGTCCTAGACGACGAATTTGTGTACGTCCGTCAATTGCGCAAGGATGACAGCTTGCTGTACCACGTGTTTCGTGGAGAGAAAGTCCCAAGCAAGTTTTGGGGACAGGGGGAGTTTGGTCTCGTCGTCTTGTCCGTCTCGGAATCGTACTGGCCTACGGACAAACCCAAGGTCGAATTTCACCCCGACACTTGTCGACCAGAGGTGTACGAGGACGACCCAAAAAGCCCCCCCAAGTACCCAGAACATTTCTACGGGGCCTATTTAGTGATCGTCCCTGGTGTAGATCGAAAGCTCTTTTTACCCGACACAAAGATCTACGGCATGGCTCCGGAGCTCGCATCGGAGGTAAAAAAGAGCATCAGCTCATGGTCGAACGGGAGCTAAAAGGGGTGCGGCCCGAAGGCCGCCCAACCCCGAAATGTACTGCGTCCCCGGGTTTCCGCCCGGGCGGTTTGCACCGCTTTGGTCGCAGTACATCCCGGCATTCGCCAAAACCAGGCATAGCTGAGAATGGCCGGGAGAGGTACTCTTTGCAGAGCGGTACTCGGAGTTGTTGCCCCGTAGTCGCGACTCCTCAGCACGACTACCTGCCCAATACTTCTAACCCGACTCGGATGGAGATGCTGTTGGTAGGTCAGCGTCAGCTAGAGACGGGTCCCCCGTTGGGCTCACAGAGGCGAAGACAAGCAGAGCTCGGACACTGTGGTGTCGTAGGTAGGTCTCTACTCATCACTTCTCTTATACCCACTATCGGAAGATATTTTGGCCGTAGTTAACCTCACAAAAATGCGGGAGAAGGAAGCTGAAAGGGTGGTCCCCCTATCTTTCGCAGCCCAAGTCGTGGACGGAAAAGAGTTCAAGGAACCGTTCTACGATTTGAACGACTATGGGGAGCCAGAGGACTATGGCTTTGACCTAGAACCCCGAGATCCAACTGCTGCAGAATTCGCGGGGTCGAACTACTTCTACAACGTATCTCCTTCTGAGTTTACAGAAACCGCGATTATGATCGCGGACAAGGGAGACACGCATAATTTCTCTTTCGACGAGCGTCCGTACCTGCGAAGGATCTATGACACGGCAAGCCCCAAGACCTTACTACTTGCCGGAAGACAGGTGGAAAAGAGCACGACTCTCGGCAACAAGATCATTGCCTACTCTTGCCTGAACAACCACTTCCGTTCTCTTTTCGTTGCTCCATCAGCAGAGCAATCAAAGGTCTTCTCGAACGACCGCGTCAAAGACCCGATCGATCTCAGTCCCCTGGTAAAGGCGTACACCAACACAGTCCTGACCAACGCCGTCTTCCACAAAAAGTTCATCAACTACTCACAGGTCCGTTTGCGCTATGCGTACCTCACCGCAGATCGAGTAAGAGGTATCCCTGCGGATTTGATCACAGTCGACGAGATCCAGGATATCTTGGTCGACAACTTACCGGTCATTGAGGAGTGCGCTTCCCACTCAGACCACAAGCTGTTCATCTACTCTGGGACACCGAAGAGTCTCGATAACACACTGGAGCACTACTGGGCTAATTTCTCGACGCAGAACGAGTGGTTGGTCCCCTGCGATCGACACGGCACGCCGAAAGATCTATCTTCTTGGCATTGGAACATCCTAAGCGAAGACAATATCGGCAAAAAAGGGTTGGTCTGCGACAAGTGCCACAAGCCGATAGACCCCTACCATCCTGCTGCCCAATGGGCGTCTCTGAATCCGCAAACCGAATCAAACAGCGAGAAGGTCACTTTCGACGGGTACCGCATCCCGCAATTGATGGTTCCCTGGATCGTGAAGACGGAGGAGGGGTGGAACGAGATCCTCCAAAAGCAGGAGCGTTACTCTCGCCAAAAGCTCTACAACGAGGTCTTAGGAATCAGCTATGACAGCGGCACGCGTCCTCTCACACGAGGTCAGCTCAAGGCTTGCTGCAAGGAACACATCAGGCTCGGGGACTTTGAGAAGTACAAACGCTTTGCTGGTCAAGACATCTTCGCCGGTATCGACTGGGGTTCCGGCGAGAACACCTACACAGTGTTGACACTTGGATCTTATTTCGGCACAGGTAACTTCACCATCTTCTGGGCTCACCGTTTCACTGGGAGAGAGCTCGAACCGCCAGTCCAGTTAGATTTGATCTGTTCGATCTTGGCTCAATTCAACGTGGCCATCTGTGGGTGTGACTACGGCGGTGGATTCGACCGCAACGATCATTTGATCCGTGCTTTCGGTCCTCAGAAGGTTTTGAAGTATCAGTACAACCCAATGCAGAAGAAGGGGAAGATCTATTGGGAGGAGAAGCTCCATCGCTTTGCCGTTCACCGCACAGAGGTGATGAGCGATATATTCAACGCCATCGTTCGCAAACAATTTGACTTCCCTAACTGGAACGACTTCCAAGATCCCTACGGGCAAGACATCCTCAACATCTTCAGCGAAAAGAATGAGCAGCGCAGGATGATTGAGTACAAGCACGCTCCCGGAACGACTGACGATACGTTCCACTCCATCCTGTATTGCTTCCTCGCCAGTATGATCAAATACCCACGGCCCGATATCATTGCACCACTCAAGGATACCGGGGAAGACTACAATCCCAGACGTAGGCGCTGAAGCTAAAAGAAGACTCAACCTGGAGAACCCAGGGAGCCTAGTAGTCGGTGAGAGTGAACGGATCTGCCATCTTCAGCACAGTGGGCACCGACTTGTAGCCGAGCGCCCGAGCAATCACTTCTTGCTCTTCGCGGGTGATCGCCCAGTGCCAGAGACGCCCATACCTATCATGCAGGATGGGACTGTCGGGAAACAGCAGGGAGACGGAGAGGCGACTCTTTCCGGAATCTTTTGGATCCCAGAAATGTACTGCACCGCCCTCAATCTCCCACTGAAGGTCCCAACCGGAGAACTTCGAACAACGGGCAGCGATATCGTCTAAAGTCATGGTCTTCTCCTTTCCAAAAATCTTATCCTACAAAAGAGATCGATTTTGCGTTCTAGCTAAGGGAAATGCCATCAGGTACGCCCCCCATTGCGAGGGGCTTGATGGCGTGAAGATCTAGCGCTGGACCCAGTTGGTCGGGCGGATGTTGTCCCACCCGCCGGCCCAGCCTACTGCCTCTGCAAGCGCCGCGAGCACCGTGACGGTGCCGACGGCGGACGAGCACACGATGTACTTTCCGGTGCGTCCCGAGCCCCACGTGGCCCGGTACGTTTCGACGATACCCTCCGGGCCTAGGACCTTTCTCAGATGGGAAAGGGCTTTGTCCCTTTCTTCATCCCCGAGCGCGTCGAGGACTCCGTTCAGGGAACCATCGACATCGATGGTGCCGTCTTTGTTGTGAAAGACCGGTAGCGACATCGTCATCTCCGACTCCGACTCCGTCTTCTTTTTGGCGGCGGAAGCCGCTTTTCTCGTTCCCATTTTCTCCTCCTGCAGTTAGAGAACAAACCATTTCTGGTTCATTGATCTTATCCCGCGATCAGGTAGATAATTTCAGTGGATATGGGATTTATGGGCTTCTGCGGCGATATATCGATCTAAGGTATCTTCAGACGAGCTCAAGTCGGCCAATTGAGTCACACGCCTAGGACCTATCTCTGGTGCTCTAGATTCTTCGAAGACTAGGGCTGACTGGACGATGTGTTTCCTGGCTTTGTCCAACAAGCGGTAGGATTGCTGCATCCTGTAGTGAGAGGAGAAGCCTTTTTTACGCCGGAGAGTGTGCATGAGGTGCTTGCACAGGACATGGAAAGGTTTCCACGGCTGGAGATCTTGGGAGGGTCCCACGAGTTGTTCATACTCGAGCTCTGTGAACTGCAAAAACACCTTAGCCCATTCTTCCATTTGATCGTAGGGCACATCGTGGGCGTTCAACTCCAAAAACGCGCAAACTTCATCGTACACTGACACCAGTACGGACACATCTACATCGCGCAAGAGGGACACATCCAATCCGTTCACTTTCATGAGGAAGTCCAGCTTTTTCTCTATCCCCTTCAAGCGCACTTTCACAGTTTGGAGCAGGTCCCAAAAGTCCACCGTGCGAAGTTTTCGACCACACATTTCTTTTAGCGCCTGCACATCTTCCTGGTAGAGCCAAAGCCTCCTACCGTGACCGCGAAACCTCCTAGCCCGCAAAACACCGTGCTGGACGTAGCTCTTGACCGTTTTCGTGCACCTGCTCAAATACCTTGCCGCCTCCACTACGGTTAGATAGCTTTCCATGGTCTCTTGGGGTCGATCTTTGGCGCTTCTTCCCATTGGTTGCCTCCGCATGCTACGCTGTCAAAGTACCAAGTGGCTTGAATCGCGGCAAGATTCGTTGACCAAATAGATCTAGGCGCATACAATCCGGAGCTGGCGAGGTAGATCATGCCAGATAAGAAAGACACAGGAGCTATCCCACAAGGTCTAATCGAACAGGCGAGAGCCCCAAGTGTAGACCCAGGGAAGCTTCAGATGCTCGGCAAGCAGGCCGCAGCTCTCTATACGGAAAATCGCACGCCGCTCAATGACGCTGTGCTGTCTGTGATCGGCGACGAAGATCTCGGACCAGAGCACACGCGCAGAGTTTGTGAATTCGCGAACCAGGCCGCATTCCAGAATGAGTGGGAAAAGGGCGGCTCGGTGAGAAATATCGAGTTCGACGGCGGCCCAGCAGATCCATCGGTGATCTTGCGTGAAATGCACGATGGATCGCGCTCTCCGCAAGTCCATGTGTCTGACTACGACTCTCCGCCTACCAAAATGGCAAGAGCCGATCGCAGAGTCGAAGAAGAGATCTTCGGGAAGTACGCCCAGAGAATGGTTCATCCTTCCGAGATCCCGTCAGGAATGCCTGACATTCACAGACTTCGACAGACCGCTGTCGGAGCTCAGGACCATATCCGAGCTCAGCTTTCCAAGGCCGAGATAGCGAAAGAGGCTGTAGAAAGAGAGATGGCCGACACTGCTTGCGATTTGATCCTTGGCGGGGAGAGCCTCTACAAGGTGGCGGCGGCTTGGTCGATTTTTTGCGGGGACAAGGACGTCCTGAATGACGCCCTCCAAACGGTCACGAACCGGATGGAGGAGCGTAAGATCCCTCTGCAAGATATCGACATGGAAAAAGAAGCCTCGGCTACGGGGAAAATCCCAAACCCATCACACCCCGTGGTGTCCCGATTCATCGAGTTCTCGAAGGTCGCTACCCAGTGTAAGATCTTGAACGGTGCTTCTAACGTCATGGGAGAGCAAATCCCCTCCATCGATCGAGCGCTTCGCTCGAAGACTGCCGGGCGCCGTCCTTCCATTCCTGCCTCCCCCGCAGCTATGCTTGCTGGGGTGCGTGGAGGAAACAGATGAGGAAGACACAGATCGCCTCGTTGCTTTTGCGAAAACACGCCGGGATGATCGAGGATGCTGCTCGAGTTGCTTATGCAGCTGGAAAAGGCTTCATGGGCACCGGCAAAGACATTTCCAGAACCATGGCAGAACACGGTGTTCGGAGTCCGGCCGCACATCTGGCTGCAAGGGCTCTTCCGTACGCCGTCGTTGCCTACGGTGGAAAAAAAGCTTACGAGTCTGATCCAGCTCAGCGTCTCCGCTACAAGTACCATATGTACAAGCAGCGCAAGGCAATGGAAAGAGCGAGGGGTATGTAATGAGCCTCGATCAAGACCTGAAGGAGTTGAACGTAGCTAAGCTGCGGGCTGCGATGCGCAAAGAAGCCGGAGCGTGGAGATCTTTCACCAAGGCTTTGAAAAGTCAGTTCGGCCCCAAAAGTATCGGTGGTCATTTGGGAGCCGCTGCCGTAGCTGCTGGAGTAACAGCTGCCGGAGAAGCGGGAGCCGCTGGTGTTGGATACCTCAGAGAAAAGATTGAGAAGCCCAAGGCCTTCAAAGACATGTTGTCCGCCGCTCCAGGTTTGAAGAAACAAGACCCGAAAGCTGTGCAGCGCACGTTCAACACCCTGTACACCATGAATCGTGGCATGGCCCGAGATCCCCTCGTAGCTGGATCTTTTGTCTCCAGAAATGTTGGGAGAGCCGAGATGGACGCCGGTGCCGGTGCCTACGTAGACCCGCAGACTGTGAAGCTGTTGAGCGACGTCGGTCGCAAAAACAAATCTCCTATCATGGATGCTTGGAGAAGCGGCGCTTCCGGTATCGAACCTACCGAAAGCAGGTCCGGAAGAGGGCGAAAAAGAAACCCTATGCTGTTCACCCCTCGAGGTGCAAGAAATCGAGGGGGCTTCCGGAAGAGATCTAGCATCCTAGAAAAGTTCCGGCAGCAGCTCAAAAAGTAGATCGATGCTTCATCCGCTTCAAGACGGCGAGCCCGGAATCGTCAAACTGTGCCAGTTTCCGGCCTTTGACGAAAACGGGAATCAGCTCATCGAAGTCTTCAACCATCCAGACATGCTGCACCACAGCTATATGGACAAGGTTGCCGCGCCTTTCTTGCCGCAAGTGCGTGAGTACATCGATAACTTGAAGCCTGATCCAAATAGCATCTATGCTTTGATCAATGCGCTGGGCGCGTTCGAGTATTGGAGCTCCAATACAAACGGGGACGGATTTGAAGAAGAGCATTTGATCCACAAGGGCCCTGTATGGGGTTACGAGACCTTCCTCTACTATGCTAAGCCCTTTATGCACCACAGTAATAAGGGTCCTAACGCTCGAGCGTTTGGTTCGGTAGAGCTGTCATGCTGGAACGACCGCATGAAGCGTGTAGAGCTCGTTGCTCGGCTAGACCGACAGCTGGCGCACAGGGTCAACGCGCACAAGGTCATCGACAAGATCGATCAAGGTCAGCTCCCAGATACTTCAATGGGAACCAAGGTCCCGTACGATCTCTGTTCAGTCAGCACGGACTGGGAGCTCTACCGCCAAGCTTTGGCTACGTTCGACCCCAAGAGGGACCGCCACCCAGGTATGGCGGCACTCCGCTACCACAAAACGGTGCGCCCAATTCGTGGATTGTCGATCACCAGGAACGACTATAGCGACTACCTGAAGCACCAGATGAATCAGATCTTGCCTGACGGTAGGAAGGTCTGTGCCTTTAACCCGTTCCCTCGTTTTTTTGACATCTCCTTCGTCTTTATCGGAGCGGAAAAGACGTCGAAGATGATGGCCAAGCTCGCCAGCAAGGCTATGATCGTCGTTCCTTCCTCCTATGTAGCAGAGACGTACGGGTACACCAACAGCAGTCAAGAACAGCCCCGAACGCACAAAACGTTCGAGATGGAGAAGGCTGCATCGATCGCTGGTGCCCGAGAGCTTCTGAGATCGTTTAAAAAAAGGGCTTCCCAGCGCAAGAGAGCTGAGATTATAAAGGACGTTGTGCCGTCTCAGTTTGGAAGCAAAGCCGTACCGATCTTGGAGAAGTCCGAGCCCGATCTCCCTCGTGAGACTTTGGACCGGATGAGCGCCTGTTCTTTGAGAGAGGCGCTATCTACTCCCACCATGCTCGGCATGACTCTGAAGCCCAAAGAGTTCCAGCGGGTCGTCCTATGCCGTTTAGGCAAAAGAGACTTAGCAGATAACCTAGAAGGAGACGGTAAAGTATTCGGCCCCTCGGACGAAGTAGACAAGTCTGTTCCTCTGGGATCTGAGTTCGTTAACAACCTAATCGCGCGTCTTTTGAAGGGTGCGATCGAAGACCGCAGTGCTTTCGGTCCAGTCTTGAAGAGACGGATGATCCGTATCACTATTGTCGGTAAGCCGGAAATGGAAGAGGCGGAACCTGAGGAAGCAAAAGATGATTTGCTTAACAAGGTATCAGCCGCATATAATGGCTACCGCGAACAAGTGATCGAGAAGATCGCCGATCTAAGTCAGCATCTCGATCGGTTCCCGGAACTGAAAGCTGCTGTGTACGGAAAGAATGATTCCGACATCTTCGTCGGAACAAAGGAGGCTGCAGGAATAGATCCCAAACTGCTGCTCGGGGCCATCCCGGCAACCTATCTGGCTTCTGCCTTTGCGCGGCATAAGACGCGGAAGGCATACCAGAGAGGGGAACAGCCTGGGTTGTTAACCGAAGTGCTAGCAGATCACCCCCATCTAGCTGCTACAGCTGTGGGGTTGGCAGCACTGAAAGCAGGGGGATCTGACCTGCCCGACAAGCTCTTGAAAGGCGCCATCGGCTTTGGTAAGCGGATGGCCGGACTAGGTTGACGACAGAGGCCTTGGACCTTGAAGAACTCGTCGCCGTTTGGAGAAGTGACATACTTCTGATCCAATAAGGAGAAAGACGATGGACGAGTTCCTCAACGAACTGTACGGTACGAGCGAGATCATCAGCGGCGATGACGTCGAGAAGCAGGCTGCGGCCGAGTTTCTGGTCAAGCTGGCTGAGGAAGAGGGCGTCAACCTGGATGAGCTGTCGGACGATGAAGTCGGCTCGCTCCTCGCCGAGATCGAGGGCGACATGGGCAAGCAGGCTGCTGCAGAGCCCGAGACCGACGAGGCACAGGAGAAGCTGGCAGAGGCCGACTTCCTGGGCCGTGCGATGGCGCACGCCTACGTCAACGAGCTGAATGAGATCGAGAAGTCCGCCGGTCGCGTGGGCGACCTCGCCAGCAAGCTGGTGGGGAAGGTCGAGCGGCTAGGCGGTCGCATCGCCGGCAAAAACGTCGGCGGCGCGGGCCAGAAGGCCTACAAGGAGCACCTCATGAGCCGGCTGCAGCAGGCTCGGGGCTCCGGCATGAAGGGTCGCACCGCAGACCGCATGCGGGCCGCCGCCCGCAGAGAGGCCACTCAAAAAGGCGCCAAGGCCATGAAGACCCGCGCCCGCTTGATCGGTGGTGGCGCCCTGGGTGCCGGTGCCCTAGGCGCTGGTGGAGTAGCTGCGGGGGCAGCTAAGGCCATGGGCGGTAAGGACAAGAAGTCCTTCAACGAGGAGTTCGAGGCTGCCGCTCGCGAGCGTGCCTACGAGATGCTCGCCGACGCCGGCTACGATGTCGAGAAGGTCGCGCAGGTCGACGTGGATACCATGGCTCTCCAGATGCTGGAGCAGGCCGGGTACCAAGTTGACTGGAGCTAACCTGTAAGTGCTTTCATCCCGCCCTGGGGTCTTTAGATCTCAGGGCGGGTTGATCGCCTTGGTTTTCATCCATGCGTGACGCGATGTTGGCAGGCTTCTTCGACGAGCTCGAAAAGATCGGGGCTACAGGCTCCGTGAAGTCGAGTTTTGTGCGATCTCCTTCCGATTCAGGAGATGCGGAGCAGTCCACGGGATCTATCCAGGACACGCCCGTAAAGCCTGGGGAGCTCAAGCCTCCCATCACGCCTACTCAGATGAAGCCCAAGGTGATCAACTCGCCGGCAGGGCGGGGAACGAATTACACCAGGTCCAATGTAGAGGCCCCTGGTGCGGATGTGACGTTGACGCGGCCCCAAAAAGCGGCACCGCCGCCTCCGGTCACGTACTAACAAAGGAGAGCAAGATGCGATTGACTTTGCAGGAGATGGTATCTGGGGCAATCGCAGAGGCTACGGCTCGAGAAAAGCTAGCCCAAGCGGAGGAATCCGAGGCTGGCAAGAAAGAGGAGGACAAGAAGCCTCCGTCGGCCTCTGCATCTCCTTTCCCTCCCAAGAAGGAGGAGAAGGAGAAAAAGGATGAGAAGGAGAAAGAGAGCGCGGGGTACAAGTGCGCTTCCGCAGAGACTCCTCTCGTAGAGAAAGTGGCCTCGGCCCTGGATTTCATCAACGCCAACATGAACCAGATCGACTGGGAGAAGGTTGCTGTTGGTGAGGGTCTTGGTACGCAGGCAGCGAACGCCCCGACTCCGATGGTCGGTCCCGGTGTCGGTCCTGGATCTGACTTGCAGACCAACATGGAGTCTCCTACTCCTGGGACGCAGAGCGAGACCACTGGCCAGGCCACTCCTCAGTCCCAGCCCCCGGCCAAGCCCGGTTCTGACAAAGCAGGTCCGAAGGATGGTCAGACCAACGCCTCCACGGCGATGGAGACAGATCTGAATGACGTGCCCGGAGGAACCGGTGAGCAGCCTCAGCTGAAGCAAGCGTCGATCGCTGCAGTTCGCAAGATGTGGAAGATCAAGACGGCTGCTGACGCAGAAAACCCGGCACAGATCTCTGCGGGCTCTGAGCCCCTGGAGAACCCTAACGCCTCGGCGGCGGAAGAGAACGTCCCGAAGCTGCCGGGACCGGCACAGGCGCAGGCGAATATGGTCCAAACTCAGGACCCTACTGCACCGGCAGACATCACGAAGCAAAAAGCGAAGGCGGAACCCAAAAGGCAGATGGGTGAGGTTCTCGACGAACCAGCTCAGAAGAAGTCAACGGATCCAGTCCTTCATGAGAACCTGGATGCCGCAGGCCAAGCAGGGGTGAAGTTGTCCTCTGCTCAGGCTGCTGCTGCCAGGGCCTACCTGCGTAAGGTTGCGCAGGCGGGTGCAGATCCGGACGCTACTCCGGAAGAGAAGGAAAAGGCCAAGAAGCTGCAGGAAGCTGTCGAGGCCAAGAAGAACGGCAAGGGTGAGGAAAAGAAGGAGAAGGAGAGTCAGTTCGGTCCTACGGGCGGAGCTGTTCCCCCTCCCCCGCCCACGTCGCCGGTAATGTAGGAAGGAGCGCAACGATGGAAAAGATCAGTTCTAAGAAAGTCGCAGCGGTTCTTTCCACGGTACCGAGCATGCTCCGCGGTTTGGCCAAAGAGAGGGATGAGCTTCTCGAGAAGAACGCCAATCTCCAGGCCAAGGTTGCAGAGTACGCGCGGCGTGAGCGAGTAGAGCGCATCGCCAAGACGGCCGGTGAGCGAGGTATCGACTCCTTGGGTGAAAGCTACGAGGAGAAGGTCGCTTCGATCGAAGCCGCCATGGAGAAGGGCCGGTCCCTCGATGTCATGGAAGAGGCCATCAAGATGTCCGCCCCGCGCGGAGATCTAGCTGGTCTTGTCGGTGACGAGTTGACCGGTTCTGACGGCGCGAGCTCGGCAAGTGGGTCTCAGCTGGAGTCGTATCTTCTTGGGGACCTCGGGTAACCAAAAGCGACTAGGCACTAACGAACGTTGACAACTAACAAGGAGTAAACAGATGGCAGTCGAGAACTTCAGGCTCCACTCTCCCGTCGAGAAAGTGGAGCGGAGGGACTTCCCGGTTGACGATCGCTCCATCCTGAACCCGAACGGCGCGAATCCGCTGCTGGACGGTGAGTTCATGGAGCATCATGCGACCACTCCCTCCAAGGTCACCCGGGCGGGTGGTGACAAGCTCAGCTTCGCGGTCTTCGCGGAGCGAGGTCGCTACGACACCCAGGCTCTCGGTAAGGTGCCCCTGCTGTATATGGGCGCTTACGAGGCCGATACCCTGATCATGGACGACACCGCGCTGGCGCACGGAGATCCCCTCATGGTGACCGACGTGACGATCGCAACCCTGACCAAGTCGGGGCTCAAGAAGCATGGTGGTGGTACCGAACTGACCGTCGGCTATGTGATCCGGCTCCCGTCCCAGAACGGGAACAAGCTCCGGTTCATGTGGACGCTGGTGTAACCCAAGGCAAAGGAAGGAGACTGATATGTCTACCAACGCTCAGGTCCTGACCGAGCTCTTTGCCCAGCGTCTCGAGTCGAACGAGGGCAAAGAGAAGATCGCCGAGTACGGCGGCAACTACATCCGTGACCGCCTTCGCGAAGTCAGCTTCGCCAGGAAGGTCATCCCAACCCAGCCGGTAACCCGTGCCGACTGCCAGCGTAGCGTCAACCACGACACGCTGGTGAAGATCGTCGACGTGGAGCCGCAGAGCCGCGCGATGGCTATCACGTTCCGTGGTCAGCCGTCCGCCAACTTCATCCGCGCTGAGCGGGCGGAGATCCCGTTCTACACGATCTCGAGCGAGAAGTTTGAGAAGGTGGAGCAGGAGCTCCTGGCCTACGAGATGCCGATCACCAAGATCATCGAGGACAACTCGGTGAAGGACATCCAGGAGGTCGAGGACCGCGAGTTCTTGATCCACATCGAGTCCGCGGTGCAGGCTCTCCAGGCTGAGGCCAACAGTGTGGCCACCGCTCCTGCGCTGAACGCCACCGCCCTCCAGGGTGGCTCGCCTCCGGTGGAGTTCTCGGTGCGCAAGGGCGAGCTCGCTCGCGCTGCCACTTCGGACACTGCCGTGGCGCTGCCTCTCCAGAGGCCCGATGTCGTCAATCTCTACAAACTGCTGGACGGTAATCGGCTCCGCGCCGAGATGACTCTGCTCACCGAGGTGGACTGGGACGACATCCTTCAGTGGACCGTGGAGGACTTCGGCGACAAGCTGCAGTCGGAGACCACGACCGATGGTTACAAGTACAACACCCTCCTCGGGCGTGCGTACGTGCGTACCATCAAAACCGATCTCCTGCGGCCCGGTAACCTCTACACCTTCACCAAGCCTGAGTTCTTCGGGAAGTTCTATGTCCTGAACAACACGAAGTTCTACATCGACAAGATCGCCAACTTGATCACGTGGCAGTCCTGGGAGGACATCGCCATCGGTATCGTCAACATCGCGGCCGTCAGAAAGCTCGAGCTGTACTCGGGTGATGCCACGGTGAATGACACCGATGGTGTTCTCTCCGACGTCACCCCGGTCGAGGAGGAAGATCTGGGCGCGGTGAACAACAAGGTGGCAGATGGCCTGCACTACCCCGCGGTGGAGCAGTACTAGCCCCCGTTGCTAGCACCCCTAACGGGGCCCGGCTCCGGTCGGGCCCCGTTCTTCAACTACTGGCCGGTCGCGCCCGCGATCCCCTGGTTGAAGAAGAGATACTACGGAGGATCAAATGGCTGATGAGGAGAAGACTAAGAAAGCTTCCTCGCCTCCTCGCTTCAAGATCACCAACGTGGTTCGGCGCGTGAATACTCGTGTTCGCAGGGCAGCCGCTCCAGGTCGCAGGCGATTCAAGCAGTACGTTTGCGGACGTCGTCTTCTGCGCAAGCAGAGCATGACGGTGAGTGCTGAAGAGATGGAGCAGTACCAAAAAAGGCTGTACGAGCAGGTCCGTGAAGGGGCAATCAAAATCACAGCCCCTAACGGCACAGTGCTATCCGCAGATGTGCTCGGCAACTTGATCGCCAGAAATGGCAGAGAGACCCAACTCGTGGACAAGGCGAAGGTTCCTGTATACCAGGAGAAGGCTGGTGCGGGAGAGCTAAACGAGGTCCCGACTCAGCCCGAGCCCAAGGTCGAAGTATCAGGTCCCGACGAGGTAGAACTCGACGAGGTAGAGCCTGACGACTTGACCGAACTTCCCGGTGTCGGTGCAGGACGTGCGCGAAAGCTGGAGGCTGCCGGCATCAATACCTTCAAACAGGTCGCAGAGATAGATCCATCAGAGTTGGTAAAGCTGCTCGGCTCTCCTGTAACGGAGGACCAGGCGGCTAACATCTGTGATGCGGCCTCGGAGAAGGAGGAGGGCTAACATGCGAGTCAAGAACAACTGGAAGCGGCCCATCCGTGTCGGACGCCAGGTCATCCAAAAAGGCAAGGTGGAAGATGTGGCCGAACACCTCCTCCTGCAGCCTCGCATTCAGCGCTTGAAGAAGGCGGGGAAGTTGATCTTCCCGTGGGTCGCAGAGAAACCAAAGCCCGTTGTCAAGGCTGCTCTCAAGGCTCCGAAGCCTCCTATGGCTCCTCCCACTCCGGCTGACGATCTCTCCGCACTCGTGCACGTTGGATCTAGCCGGGAGAAGGCGTTGAACAAGGTCGGTGTTCATACCTTCAAACAGGTCGTGGAGCATGCTGGGGAACTGCATAAGATCCTCGATGTGCCCAAGAGTCTGGCCAAAGAGATCGTAGAGGACGCCGAATCGAAGGTGGGCTAAATGGCTGAGCTTCAAGGAATGGGGGACATCCCGGGTGTCTCCGATCGGTTCAATGCTTTTATCCATATGATGCGCTTGTGGATGAGGGACTACCCTCAACTCAACAGGTTGATTCGTGGTGTAGAGCACTCGAACAGATTGATCGCCTGGGCTGTCCTTGATTTCCTATCAGACTTCAGCCAAAGCCCTCCTCCGTTAGGACAGTATTCGCTCGAGCACTTGCTCGATCTCGGGTACACCAACCTGGCACGTCGCGGAACAGCCATCGCTCTATTGGAGTCTTTGGGTCTGCTACAAACGCGGAACCAGCTCAACTTCTCCGATGGAGGGATCAACGTAGGTATCTCGGACAAGACACCTCAGCTCCAATCTTGGCTGCAGCTCTTCCAAAGTAAGTACGAGCAAGACAAGATCAAGATCAAGATCTCTTTAAACATTCAGGGAATTTTGGGCGAGCAGGGTGTCTCGAGCGAGTACTCACTAGTGAACGGTTTTTATGGCAGTTTGTTCCAGTAGGAGGTAGCCATGCTTTACGCGAAAGAATTCCCGAGCAGGATCGAGCTCGAGTACTTCCTACAGGGGAAGTTGCTGGGATCTCAGATCTTCGATCCTTTGAAGGGGATCAACGTTCGTAACTTGACTCTGACTTTCACCACCCCCGTAGCTACGATCACCTTTCCAAACACGGCTGCCTTCGAGAAAGCCACCCCCGCAGAGATCCAAGCTGAGGCCGAGAGTCAATCTGCGGGTAGGTTGTATCTAGTCAAACCTCCAGGCGGACCGGCCAATCGTGTGAGGTTCGCGTTGCTCGACGACGGCAACGTGTTCACTGGTGGCACGGCTGCAGCTACTCTCGGTCTGGCGGCCGGGACTGTCGGCGCAGCTGCGGTCGCTTTGGCCAACGTCGCCGCTGTCTACTACGTGGATAAATCCGCGCAGTACGGCGTGGTCTACGACGCATAGGAGACTGCGATGCGAGATTTGGAGAAGTTTTTGGTGCCGGAAAGTAAGATTCCTTGGGAGTCTGCCGCAGCTTTCTTCGTCGCAACCAAAGAGGCCACCATCACAAAAGTGGCTGAAGACCCCCGAGTACTCGAAGAGGAAGTAGCGAAGGCTCGAGGAAAGGGCCTCCTTTCTGGTGTCCGCAGTTCCGCTCATCAAGATGTTACACACGCTACGCGGGTAAAGAGAACTCGAGGAGCTCGTGCAGGCAAAGAGCTAGGAACGCTTGGCGGGGCTGCGGCAGGGTACCTGGCAGGCCGCAAAGCAGGCATCGCAGGAAAACTTGGTGGCACCGCCTTGGGCGCCTTGATCGGTAGGGGAGCTGGTAAGTCTATCGGAGAAGAGATCGACCGGGCACGTACTGTGAAGAGGTACGACAAGTCGAAGAAGGCCGAACTGGAAAAGAGATCTTCGGTTTCCCGTGTACGGGAACTGTGGAAGCTCGCCCAGGGCGAGGCTCCTACAGAGGCAATGGAAGGTGCTCAGGGTGCCGTACCTTCTCCCGGACCTGTTGACGTGGCCGGCATCGAGCCAGAAGAGCTTGGTGTTGTTAGCGGTGTAGAGAGAGCCGGCCCTCGAACTCAGGACACTTCAGGAGCTCCGACTCCAGAAGATCGGGCGAAGGCTGAAGCTTTGGCGCAGCTCGAGCAAGACATGATGCTTGACGAAGCTGCCCAAATGAACGAGGCAGAGCATTATCGCCAGGCGGCCTCCGAGATGCAAAACCAGCTTGAGCAAGCTACGATGGCCTTGCAACAGACGCAGATGCAGGCACAGCAGGCTGCTCAGCAAGCTCAAATGGCTCAGATGCAAGCAGATCAAGCCACTGCCCAGTTGCAGCAGCAGTCTCAGCAAGACGCTGCTGAGAAAGAGCAGCTCAACGCTGAGGCCCTTGAAGCCAAGCAGAACATCATGCAGATGCGTCAGGCGATGCAGGCTTACCGAGAGAACTTGCAGCAGCTCGCACTCCAAGATCCAACGGCCATGGCGGGACCAAGCCCCGAAGAGCAAGGTCTGTCCGCCGCGCAAGAGCTGGCGGCACAAAACGCGGACAAGGAAGTAGTAGATCAAGCCGCCGAGGCTGAAAAGGCGCAGCAAGATGCTGCGGAGCAAGCTGCGCAAGTAGACCAAGCCGCCGCCAAAGAGGCTTTGAAGGACGAGGCCCAGGCACAGGAAAAGATGTCTTCTGCTATTCCTGAGCTTTTGGCGAAGGAGGCCGCTCCTGATTGGGCCATTAGGGCTATGGGAGCTGCTATAGGTGCGGCTGCCGGAGGTGGGATCCAAGCCTTGAGCGACAGAAAAGGCCCGAGCGGTATGTCTGCAAAGGAGCGTATGCTTCGCGCTAAGCTGAGACAGCTTAACAGTAAGAAGAATCTCTCTCCCATAGATCTACATATGAAGACGATGACTAGAGCTTTGGCGGACACAGCCAAGATCAATCGAGAGAACCCGGGATCTGCTGCTGCAATGGCGGCACTCACAGGAGCGGTTGCAGGATCTACTCTAGCTCCCTCCGCCGTAAACATCGGCAGGAAACTGCTCAGAAGATAGGGGACATCATGCAACTAGATCAATGGTTGAAGCAGGTCTACGACGAGGAGGTTCTCATCAAGGAGGCTAGCGGCCTCGAGATCCTTTTCGATCGTATGGACCCAGCAGCGTTGCTGGAAGTGGCCTGTAATCGTGTGTCCTTAGAAAAAGCAGCCGCAGATCTCTCTCAGGCCAAAAGAGAAAAGCTGCCGGCCAAATCCTTCGCCGTTCCCGAGAGCAAGGCAAAGAAGATCGGTGTGGCTGGTGAGATTCAGGGTGAGTCCAAGGGAAAGTACCCCATCCCGGACGAGAAGCACGCTCGCAACGCCCTAGCCCGCGTGTCGCAGCATGGCACACCGGCAGAGCGAGAGGCTGTGCGAAAGAAGGTCTACGCCAAGTACCCGCAGCTCCGTGAAGGATTCGAGGAGCGTCACGGCGAGAGCCCGACCTCCAAGGAGAACGTCAAGAAGGTAGAGCAGGGAGGAATCGGAAAGACCTCCCAGGCCAAGCTCATCTTCATGGATAAGGTGGCGCGGGAGATCGCCCGGCAGCATGCGGAAGTAGCCAAGGGATACAACGAGGGGAAGAAGGGTCTGGTCAAGCAGGACGCCTTCACCACTCCAGAGGCTCAGCAGAAGGCCAAGGTCATGCGTACAGCGATGAAGGCGACCAAGGGTGCGCCCCCGAAGGTTCGGAAGGCCGCGGTCAAGCAGGTCGGTAAGAAGATCGCGTCTGTTTAAAAGGAAGCGGGGCTCACATATCAAGAAGTGGCCCAAAGATAGACGTTTGCAGCACCGGCTAGAGCAATGGCAGGCCGGGAGACTGAACAGACCTCTTTTCAAGGGGCCACATGTGGAATCCTTGAAAGAGACTGCGGGAAAGGCTCCGGAAGGGTCGATGGCTGCTGTATGGAAGAAGTCTAAAGAGTCTCCGAAAGGTTGATAGCGCATGTTGGTATTCGAGGACGCAGTGGGCAGCTTCTTCGACGAGTTGGAGAAGGTAGCCTTAAACCCGATGACCGCAAGCGTGATCGGGTCTGCTATCGGTGGCGTAGGAGATCTAGGTTTTCACGGCCCTTGGGCAAAAGGTGGAGTTTCGCCCACAGAAGCACGTGCTGCGGCCGAGCTAAAGAAGAAGCAAGAACAGTACTCCAAGGCTCTCGAGGGAAGTGACAAAGAAACGAAAGAGAAAACCAAAAAAGAGCTCGTCAAAGCAATGAAGCGACGTACTGCTGCTGCTCAATCCGCCGAGGTAGCTGGATCTAATTTGGGTCAAGCTGCCGCTCTTGGTGGAGGGCTGGTGGGGGCTCGTCAATTAGGTAAGAATATAGTTAAGGGAGAGGTTGGGAATATAGCAACGACCCAACAACTGAGAAAGCTACGAGACGTTATCGCTCCGGGAACGCACGTACAAACTGTTCCCGGAGGTTTGGAAGCGGCCCTTCATATTCCTAAGGGCGGGATGTTACCCAGATTCGCAAGGCCTCTAGAAGAAAAGATGTACGCAGCACGCGGCATAGACCCAAGTTTGGTACGAAAGGGTTTTGCGGAAGGAGTAAGTCTGGCTCCCGCAATGGCTGGATCGCATATAGGAGCGCACGAACTAGGACACGCAGCTTTCGGTGCTTCTCGTCTCGGTCGCGTTACGAGAGCACTGCGCATGCCTGCAAGTTTGGGAGCTGGGATTGGATCGGCTGTCGCCGCATCATACGGTGATCCCGAAGGCTCTACTTCGAAGTACGTTGCCCCCGCTCTTGGTGTAGCCGCATCAGCCCCCATCTTAGGTGAAGAAGCCGCTGCCTCCATCAAAGCCATTAAGGGTATGAGAAGAGCCGGATACAACAAGGCAGCGATCAAAGCGGGGAAGAAACAGCTGGCGAAAGCCTTCGGAACCTACGGTCTTGGACTTGGTCTCCCATTGGCCGCTGCCCCCTTCATCATTCGTGGCATAAAGAAGTATCGGATGAAACAACGCAAAGAGAGGGGTTTAGAGTCCGCAAGAGAACTGAAGAGCAAACTCAAGGAGTTCAAAGGTCGTGAGTAACTTCTCCTTCAAGGACCTAATCGTTCGGTCCTTCTCCCTGGACTGGCTCGAGTTCACGTGGGAGATCGAGAACACCACGGTCGACCCCTGGGACTACGATTGGACGGTTGAGCGCAGTGAGTCCCCCGAAGGCCCATGGGATCCAATAGCTGGCCCGTTCTCGGACCGCTACCGTTTCGTAGACAACCGCGTAAACCTACTGCACCGTTGGCGTCAGCTCTACTACCGCATCAAGAGCGTGCGGAAGAGCGACACCAGCGACGAGGTCTACTCAGACGCTGCTACTCTCGCTGCTGAACCAGACCTCATCGCCAAAGAGATCCAACTCATTGAGCGTACGGTCTGGCGGGAATTCACGGGGAGGAAGTGTTATCTCTTCCCCGTGCGAACTTTTGGTCAATACTGCCCGCATTGCATGGACGCCGAGGGTCTGGGATCTACGTACAGGAAACTGAGATCTAACTGCCTAACGTGTTACGACACGCAGTTTGCTCGGGGCTACTTAAACCCAATCGAACTCTTTATCCAGTTCGATCCGTCTCCGAAAAGCCAACAGCCCCAAGGTACAGGAGAAACTCAACAGTCGAACACGACTGCTAGGATGGGCAACTTCCCACTGGTCAAGCCTCGCGATATAATCGTAGAGCCTGAGAACAGGCGGTGGAGGGTGGTTCAAGTCTCCTCCACGGAGCGACTAAGGGCAAAGGTTCACCACGAGTTGACGTTACACGAGATCGTAAAGGGCGATATTGAGTTTCAGCTCTTGATCGACATCGACAACTTGAAAGACCTAGACCCCAGTCCGGAACGTAATTTCTCAAACCCCCAAAATCTCGAAGCGTTCGAAGATGAGGGGATGCTGGCAACGTTGAAGGCTTATGGATACGACAGCGATTGACGGCTTCTTCGACGAACTAGAGAAGATCTCTCAGTCGGAGAACGTGCCAGACAACTTGATCACGAAAGATCGCTTCAAGAGATTCCTCAGTGGCGCTACTCAAGGCGCTATAGGATCCGGTCTTGGTTTCGGTGTGGGTAGCCTTGCTGGTCGGCCTATTGAGCGTAAGCTCGTAGAGCTCGGTTTAAGCAAGGGTCCGGCGAAGGTGCTCAGATATGCGCTTCCCACCGCGGCTGGTCTTGGGGCAGCATTGTCCTTAGCTCGTTTGAATCTAAGGCATAAGCTGTTCAAGAAGGTTAGAGGTGAAGACGCAAAGCGCCATAAGGGTACCGAGCAACAGCCTAGTCAACTGGGCTGAACAGCCGTTACTCCTCATTCGTAAGACGTGCCTGTCTTTCTTGCAGGGGCTTTTCCAGCAAGCTGAGGCGGGGTGTTTCCGTTGGTTGGAGAACCTAGAGGAAACAGAGATCGTCATCACGGATGAGTCCCCCATTAAGTTAGATGTGGTGGGAAAGCGCCCGTGCATCAGCACTGTGCGCGGCGCAGTGGCATGGGGGAAGACTTCTCTCGACGAAATGCAGACCAAGAGTATGAGCTCCGGGCAACGGAAGCACTCAGATCTAGTCAGTGGTACGATGACGATCAACTGTTGTTCTCGGGAGCCCCTAGAGAGCGAATACGTTGCCTGGATCGTAGGAAGCCACACCTGGCTACTGCGACGATTAGTCATGAAGTACACGCCTGTGCACGAGTTCGGGCGTGGACAGACCATCGGAGCCCCATCTCCCGCAGGCGCGATTGTAGTCGGCGACACGGAAGCGGAATGGGTCTGCACTCCTGTCATGATCCCTTTCTTCCTTCAGATCTCCGCCAAGGTCACACCACTTGGTCTCACCTTGTTGAAGGAGATCGAGGCCAATCTCAGTATTCGAGGCGGACCTCAAGTGGGTCCGACAGAAGTTAGACGGATCTCGGCTGGCGGTCCTCCCCCCGAGCCGCAGGTCGAAGAGGAGGTCAATATCAGACCTCCCACGATCCGCGGGCGTCCGATCAGGAACATCGCTTTTGAGCAAAGAATCTCAGTGACGAAGGAGTCCTAAATGGCTACCGAACTTCCGAAGCCCGGAATCGCAATCATCCAGCAGTTTCGGACGGTCTCTCCGACGATCGTGACGCCTACCTTGGTGCCTTGCATCGTCGGCCCCTGCTTCCAGGTGGTCGAGGCTTTGGAAACTGACTCTACTGGAAACTCGGTGCTTAACACCGATGCCGTGGTGTCGGTTCCCCCGATGATCACTTCCACAGAGTCCGAGGATTACTCGGGACTGGACGGGAAGGTCCTCAAGGTCAGTGTGAACGGTGGGCCGGCGCAAGAGGTCACCTTCTCAGATCCAACTGCGGCAGATCTCAGTGTGGATCAGGTACGCAGTCAGATCTTGGCTACCTCCGGTGTCAGTGGCTGGGCTCCGTATGCTGTCACCTCTGGTTCGAGCGTGTACCTCCAGCTCCGCGGAGATAACTCCGGAGATGGACAGTCCTTGAAGATCTTGGACGGGGATGCGAACAGCGTTCTCGGCTTCGCGGATAACTTCGAGGTCACTGGGTTCAGCTCCTACACCCAGGACAAGAGGGACATCTCTCAGTCCAACTTCCCCGACCCGAGAGACAACATCGACGAGATCGACGTTGACGAGAGTTCTATCCGCGTGTTCGTCAACACGGGATCTACCCTCCGCGAGCTAGAGCGGGACGAGACTTTCTTGGACAACGGGTACGACGCTTACGTGGTGGGCTCGGCGATGAGTTTTCCGACGACAGCGCTGTACAACAAGACCATGCTGGTCACCCTCGAGAAGGGCGGGTCGCAGCAGACCGTTACCTTCGGGGGCGAGTTCTTCGACCTGGATGGGACTCTTGTTGTTCCAGCCGGTGCCTACGCAGACCCCGGTACGGATGCGATCAAGATCCAAAAGAACTCTGACACGGCCGTTACCGTGACGTTCGCAAGCCCCGTGGACATCGATGCGGCAATCACCGCGATCAATGCAGCTTGGGCCGGTGTCTATGCTGGCGAAGATGTCGCGTATCGTGCGCTGGCTGATGGGACAGCGGATGGCGCCGGTACCTTCATTGCTTTCCAGGTCGGCGGGGCTACCGCTACTGGCGACTACGTGAACGTTCAGCCAGGCGCGACAGGGAATGCCTACACAGACGTCGGGTTCACCAACAGCGGGAACATGTACAGCTCAGTGGCGTACGTGATCAATACTGCTTTGAGCGCGGCCACCGGGTTCCCGTATGCTTCGGAGGGGACTGTCGCAGACACTCTGAAGATGCAGTCCTACGCCGGTTACATCAACGTCGACAAGGACGGGACCGGGAATACGATCCTTGGATTCAGTGCTTCGGCTGACGAAGAGCAGTATGCGCTCGAGGGCGTGGATGACGGCGACGGGGACACTAAGAGCCCACTCGTCCGTATCCAGAATGCCAACTTCACCCTAGATCCCTCGGCGGCTCAGATGACTGGGACCGCAGATATCTCAGGAAACCTCGAGCTCCATCGAAAGACGCTGCAGGTGGCTATTGATGGCGAGCCGATGCAGGAGATCGAATTCAATGGCGGGCCCATTGTCCCGACTAACCCCTACGCAGACCCCGGCACCGACGCCCTCGGTATGATCGTCAACGGCACCCCCGTAGTGGTGACTTTTGCTAACCCTACTGACATCGATGCCGCGATCAATGCGATCAACGTCGCTGCCAGCCAGGTAGTGTGCTATAGATCTGACGGATCTGGTGTTGCCGATGTCGCCGGAACGTACATCTCCTTCCAGGTCGGTGGATCTACTGATGCTGGCGGAGAGATCGTCATGGACTACTCGGCCTCCACCGGTAACGCTTGGTCCGACATCGGTTTCACCGGCACCAGCGACATCAAGCAGTGGCTCACCTCCTCGGATGTCGAGACCGCCATCGACGCCGTCCTTGGCGATGGAGCTTCTGACATCGTATCCAACAAGCTGCAGCTCGACTCCGCAGAGGTAGGCAAGGAGTCCAAGATCGAAATCGGCAGCGGCACTGCTAACACGATTCTCGGACTGACCAGCGGGGATGTGGAGTACGGTCGCGCTTTTAAGCCCCAAGCTGGTGATGACCTGTATGCGGACGGGGAATTCCTCGGGACGATCCAGCAGGTCTCCCCTGGAGCCGTCCAGACCGACCTCCGTCTCGATCGCGAGCTGACTTATTCAGCCACGCTGAAGAAGGATTGGTACATCATCGCCAAGGATATCCCCTCGACTCTGCCGTCCGATCGCCCCACTCCGGACCTCGTGGTCCAGTTGACGGGGGACATCCAGATCAAGCATGACGTGTTGAGAGATACAAGAGGAGACCCGGTCACCGTCGCTCAGGACTCGATTGTGATCGCATACAAGGCCCTCCGGCTAGATGTCACTTCCTCTGCGGATAGCGCGGCTCTCCTCACTTTCGAGGACACCGACGAGCTGGACACGGCTCTCGCTCCCCTGGATACTGACAATCCACTTGGCCTGGGCCTCTTCCTAGCTTTGCTAAACGCCCCGACGGTCACTGTCAGCGGGCTGGGAGTAGACGCCGTGAGCGCCGACTCCCCCGACGGTACGCTGACTGCGTATAGCAAGGCCCTGGGGTTCCTCGAGAGCGAAGAGGTCTACTCCTTGGCTCCTCTAACCCAGGAAGCTGTGGTTCACCAGGCGTTCCAAACTCATGTCAACGCTATGTCTGAGCCGGATGCGAAGGGCGAGCGGATCGCACTCATCAATCCAGAGATGCCTTCGAGAGAGCTCGACACGTTGATCGCCAGCGGGACCGACGCTGACACGACAGGAGTCACCAACGAGCTCGAGACCAAGGTGTCAAACCTCGCTGCTCTCCTCCTTGCTGCCGGCGTAGATCCCACGGGCACCATCCCGGTGAGTGACGGTGTTTTCTTGGACATCGCCACAGACTCCAAGCGCTATAGCGTCTCCGGAGTGAGTGGATCTACTGTGACTGTCAGGGTCACTTTCGCTCCTGGCGAAAACGATGATAGCTACTACAGCATCACCAACCTCCCCACTCCTCTCGTGTCGGAGAGCTTCGCGATCTATGTGAGGGGCGCTGAGTTGGAGGACTCGAACGGCGACCCCGACTACGCCGCCATCGCTGAGACCTACGCAGATCTAGCGACGTCGTACGGGGACCGACGCGTGACGATGACCGCCCCCAGTCAGTGCGCGGTGTCTATCGACGGGCTAGAGCAGCTCGTCGAGGGCTACTACCTGAACGCCGGCATCGCAGGCATGATTGGTCAGCAGCCTCCTCAGCAAGGCTTCACCAACTTCCCGATGACCGGGTACGCCAGGGCTGTTGGATCTAACGATTCTTTCAGCGACACGCAGATGAACGTTGGTGCTGCTGGCGGTGTGTACTGGATCGTCCAGGAGGTTGCTAACGGTCCTCTGACCTCTCGGCATCAGCTCACGTCCGACACCTCTTCGATCGAGAAGCGCGAACTCTCGATCACCAGGGTGGTTGACTACACCGCAAAGTTCATGCGGGCCGGTCTACGGAACTTCATCGGGAAGTTCAACATCACGCAAGGATTCCTCGATACCTTGAGCACGGTGATCCAGGGACAGCTGTCCTTCCTCACCGAGACCGGAGTGTTGATCGGCGGAGACCTGAGCAACATCGTGCAGGATACGGATAACCCGGATACTGTTCTGGCTGACGTGGTTTTGGACGTGCCGTATCCGTGCAATTACATTCGCTTGACGCTCGTAGTTTAGATAGTGTGGGACGACAACAGGATCGAGAACCTGCAGCTCCGACGCAGTCGCGCGGACCACGGGCATGGGCACGAACGGATCGACGATGTGGAGTACCATCTGTCCAGCTTGGAGCAGTTGATAAACAAAGGAATGAGCAGAGGAGCGGAGTTCAAGGACCGACTACGTCGTCTTGCGAGGCGGCTGTAGTCCTCTGAGGGGCTCTGCCTCTCTTTAGCTCTAAAACAGGAGTTTACGATGGCGAAGTTTTCAGAATGGGCCCCCTACTCCAACTACGTGCAGGGAGGCATGGTGGACGGCCAGTTCGTCTCGGCCGGCTTCACGGTTGTGGCAGCGGGCCCTCCCCGCCTCGCAAACGTGGGCGGCACCACTGCCACTGCCGCTGCCTTGGCTGGAGAAGGTGCTAACGATATCGTTCTCCCCATCGGGGTGATCCAGAATATCAACCTCAGCCACAACAGACAGTTCAACAGGATCTTCGAGGTGGGTTCGGAGCGGAGCTACTTCATCTCCGGTAGGACGATGGGACAGCTTACCCTCGCGAGGATCTTGTACCATGGCCCGAGCCTCTTGCGGATGCTCTACGCCTACTACGAAGATCTGATCCCTCCAACTACCGTCAACTCCGTGTTCTCCAACACCGGCTCGGCTACTGTCGCCAACCCGCACGACGTCAAGATCCCACCGGGGTACGAGAACCTCTATCTCAACCTCGCTTCGGACCTTTTCAACCAGCCGATCGGCCTGCTGCTCTACATCCGTGATAGCAACGAGGACACCATCGGCGCTGTCTACATCGAGAGCTGCTACATCCCGAATCATACCTGGGCTACTGACGCCCAAGGCGTTATGATCCAGGAAAGTGCCTCGGTGCAGTTCGAGCGTGCCGTCCCGGTCGCCGTTAGCGCTCTGAGCTTGGTCACTGGCCTTAGCTCGTAGGAGGGGTCATGAAGGGTCAATTGGTTCCGGCTCGCGGAGGGCCGGTTGAACCCTTGTCTGTCGGCAGCGTCATCAAGATGGGCAAAGCCCAAGCCCATATGGACGCTTCTGAAGCAATCCTTCGACGAACCTTTGCCGGCTTCGCCAAAAAAGCCGAAGGGGAGATAGCCAACTCCCTCCGCAGCACCATCGCTTCCAAAATCGGCCCGCGCTTGGCCCTGCAAGAAGCCCTCGAGTCCAAGGACACAAGTGTGTCACCAGGGACACAACCAGGCCCAGTGGAGCAGACAGAGCCAGCTTCAGTCGGTCGCTCCCCTATTTCGGTGCCTGTCGCAGCCGACGCTGCCAGCCTGGGGCTCCACGAGGACCTCGACAAGCAATCGGCCGCCAGAATCTGCGGCCCAGCACAGGGCCTCTCAGAGCGCGAGAAGAGGGCCTTCGTCTTCCGAGCTGGGAGAGCTCTGGCCGGTAGAATGGCCAGAGGTAGCGGCACAGTGGGTAGAGTAGGGAAATTCTTACAGAAAGACGTCCCCACCAAAGGGCTCCTGAGAAGGAAGCCCAAAGTCACCGCCGGCCCAAATCCCCGCAGCTCGAGAATTGTCGATGTAAAAAGTAGGAATGCCCCCAGTAAACCTCCGACAGGGGGCGTAAAGCCCATCCGCTCTCTGCTGAAGCCTCTCGTTCCAGGAGCTCTGATGCTCAGTGCAGGGTATGGCCTCTACAAGGGGGTCCCAGCTGCCACACGTTGGGCTAGCCGGGCTTCCTCAACTCCCATGGCGTACAACATGGGCCAGCAACAGTACCTCTATGGGTACACGCCAGAAGGACAAGCACAGTTCTGATACCCATTGCTTCTAACCTGGTTACCTCCGCTCCGGCTTAGCCGGGTCAAATCGGTTCAGAAGCACAGAGACCCCGAGCAGGTCCGGCCCCCTGACTCGGGGTTTTGTTTGTCCGTCAGCTATTCACTGCCTTCTTCATCACGGAGCCATCCGTAGGCTCCTGCGAGGTCCGAAGGATCCCCAGGCGACACAATAGGTCTCTCTTCAGGCTGCACTCTCTGACTTTCTTCCCTTCTGTCTCCCACTCTATCAAGTAGAGGCAGTCCTTCACTGATAGTTTGTCGCACAGGCGCATGTCGATCCTCCACATAGCGATGAGCAAGATCTCCCAATAGTTCTCGATCTACTGAGTCTAGATCTACTATGGACTTCTTTCCGTTCAAAAGGTCCTGGACCAACTTCTGTTGATCTGCGTCTACCCAACTGGAGTCCAGTGCTTCTGCTACTACAGAAAGATCGTCACCGAACAAATCACGATACAAAGAAGGAGGCTGCCGCTTCTTCAGATCTACTCCGGGAATATCAATCGGCAGTGGAGGACCGGGTGCTATTGGAGCTCCTACTGGAGAGATAGGTCCTGGGTCCGGAGGGTCGAAAGGGGCCGGGTACTTAAACCTCTTCATCCCAAACCTTCTTCTTCTCTTCGTCTCGATCCATATGTTTCTGGATCATCGCTCGAAGGACCATGGTCTGAGTCACTTCTTTACCCAGCATCCGTGTTTGTTCGATCGCCTTGTTCTCGAGCCAAGATCTCTGTTCCGGGGAGACCTTAAAGCTCACGACCTCACTGTAGTACAGGTATCCGCCTTTAGGCATATTGTGATCATACTAAAAAAGAAGGCCCCGCCCAATTGGAAAGGAGACGGGGAGCCTTCTTGACACGCAGATTGTGCTAGATCTCATACCGTGGCAGAGACCGTGCTTTCATCATCGACCCACACGACCTTGGTCTTCCCTCCGTGGCCGTGAAGCGTGAGCATGTCAGACATGCTCCGGTATGAGTACACTGTCTCGATGTTCTTCAACCCAGGGTCAAATTGCAGAGCCACCCATCCAGAAGAGAACAACACCCCTTCAGCAACGCGCCCTATACCGGACACGCCAGATGGGTCTTCGTCCCTCTGCAAGTAGAACCTTCTCACGGAAGGAAGACTACCATGGTCGATCGGAAAGCACTGCAAAGTGGGTAGTATGGCCACGCTTGATCGAAGCATGAGAGGCATGGTACTTTCCGTCCTTGGTAAATGCAACGATTCGTTGCGTTGGATAGAAAAAGGAGACTGAGAATGAAATGGCTTATCGTGTTGCTAGCTGCCTTGTGCTTCGCTGCTTGCAGCGATGACACCGAAGACAAAGACACCGGGTCCGATGTGACGATCTATGACGCTTCCCAGGAAGCCGTTGTGGACGCGGCAGAAGAGACAACTTCGGACGTCGGCGTCGATGTGAAAGATGATGTTGTTGTGGACAGTGCTTCTGACGATCAAGGAGATGACCAGTGAAACGCTTCACAATCCTCTTGGCTGCGATCTTGTTCGTGGTCGGATGCCCAAACCCTCAGACCGGGAAAGTTGACCCCTATCTTACCGCACGTACGATCATCAACCAAGCCAGTACTGCTCTTGCCCTCTCAGATGGTATCTTCAACCAGTGGCTCCTGGGCCAGACCGATGCCGACAAGGCAAAGAAGGTGCAGCAGACCTACGTGAAGGTCAAGACCGCCGTGGCTAATGGACTCCAGCTGGCCCTCAACGGTGTCGCTATCGCGGAACAAGCAAAGAAAGACCCCAACCTTGACGATTTGATGTCAAAAGCCAACGAAGCCTGGGACTCTCTGCGTAAGTTCCTCACAGATCTATTTGCGAAGCCAGAGGATGCAAAGCTCGTCAGCGGATTCTCAGCCAAGCATACGCCAACCTCTAAGCCTACGACCAAGGATGGGATCTCTTCGAAGAAGTCCGCCGTCACATCTACGAAGTCGCCAGTCGACTACCTACCAAAGAAGCTGTACTGATACTAAGAGAGAGGGAATTCCCTCTCTCACTACTCATCCATCTTGGCCCCTCTCCCCCGGGCCAAGATGGCTGCCGCTGCCACGGGCGCGAACATTGTGAGCACCGACACCAAGGCAACAGAGTGCGTCACCACATAGATCGTGGCGGTGAACACATCTTCGTAACCTTGGTCTCTCACCTCCCGAGCCACCTCCCTTACCATGGTGCGCCCGTTAATGACTAGAACGAACAGAGCGCACGACAACCACATCGATACAAACGCGTAGATCACAATCCCTCCTTGGCTAAGGAAACGCCTCCCCACGTAGGGGTCCATAGATCTTATAGCGATTGCTGGAGTCGTTTTTCAGCGATCAGATCGCTGCTGGATGGCTTTCTTGATGTCTGTCCACGAGCGAGGGCGCTTGAACACGCGCTGTACTCTGGGCGGCTTGGGAGCTCCAGATGCTTTGACTTCTCTCTTCTTTACCTCTTGGGCCTCTTTGACTACTTTCTTGATCGTCTCTACGGTCTTAGATCCGACCTTGTTGCTCCGAGCAGCTAGTGCATACCCGGTGAAGAGAGCTTTCACTGAGTCAGCTTGAGCTTGAGATTGTGCGATCCCGAACTTGACCTCTTGCCGCAGCTTGAGAACTTGCCTGCGGTAACGTTTCTCCAAAACCTCTAGATCTCTGTCGATGGCTTCCAGTTTGGATACCACCTCAGCGTGTACGGCTTTGGACATCTCCTCCGAGGTCTTCTGCCTCAACTCGACCAACGCTACTATCGCCGTTACTAGGGCCGTGAGCAACGGTAGAAGGACTGTGAGGTATTTGGCTGTTGATGCCCATCTCGAAGAGGTCTTTTTGCCATTCTTTGCTGACGTTTCCATCCACTTCCTCCTGGAACCTCTTCAGACTAGCAGCCTCAGCATCCCATTGAGAAGAAGTCATGGTGTTGTGGTTCCACGACTTGTGCAAAATCTTTACAGCGTGAGACCACGGGTACCTGCCGTCTTTGGCGTCCTGGATGAGGCGATGGTACCTCTGCGTCAGACGTTCCAAGTAATCTATCCCTATCCCAACCTCGCAACCCCGTGCCCTCTCCTTGATCCTGTTCAACGCCACCTCCGGCTCGGCATCTAAAAAGATCAATATGGTCGGGGGAAAGATCATCAACTGCATGTTGCGGATAGCTGTGAGGTAGGCATGGTGCTGGATGTCGGAGATGTTGCCGTCTTCATGATGCAGCTCCTCGAATACTCGATCGCCAAACAAGGAACGATCGAGCATGGCACCAGCAAAGTCCGGGCTGTAAAGAGACTCTGCCGCTGCTAACTGTTGCAGACCGATCCTCCGATGCAGGAGATAGATCTGCATCTCGTAAGCGTACTTTTTTGGATCTTCGTAGAATCTGGCTAGGTAGGGATTCGACTTGACTGGCTCCTCAATAACCCGGTAGTTCATCCTTTCGGCGATCTCTTTGCAGTACGTGCTCTTCCCGACTCCTATGATACCTTCTACGTAGATCAACGAACCCATCACAGTTCTCCGTACAAGGAGACTGCCACACCGTTTCCTCCGGATGACTTCTCCTCCGCTTTGTCACTGTTTTCGATCTTTGGTTTCTTGATGCCGAAGGAATTGCCGGGGCTCTGAAATACATCCAGGTACTCAGCCAGGAACTTCAGCAGAGAATCGAAGTCCTGGAACAGCCTCTTGCCTCCGATGAACTGTGGGTCTGCAGTGTCTGCCGACTCTACGATGAATCCGTCATCTCCGACGTGCTCAATCGAGCCAATCTTCGGATTGCACCTTGATGCAGGTGCGCGATCAGCCGCCATGGGTTGCCCTCCTGGTAAATTGGTTGTGTCGGGGTTCTTTATACCGACGTAGCTACCCAGTTTCTCATAACGCTGGAGTGAGTGAGAAGAGGAAGCTGTAACGGCTCAAGAAGGCAGAGTCTTCTGAGGAGGGAATGTGCCTAGTTGCGCGGTGACGAGTTTCTCGGGCATCTCGTTGAATGATCAACTGTGCCGGAGTCAGCGAAAACGATCTGGGGTGGTGTTGTGATTTGCGCCGATCTATACACCAGAAGTACTGATTGTTTGTTCAGTACTTCTGGTGGGGGGGTACATGTGGGGTCCTCTTTTAAAAAAAACAAAAAAGTTTTTTTGTTTTTTCTGCATAGTAGTAGCAATAGACTATGGGAAGAAAAAATAAAAAAACTTTTGTTTTTTTAAAAGAGGACCCCCAGACATCTGGTGCCTGGTCCAAATGCGGGGGTCCAGGGGCCCAATTCATGGGTCTTGATCATTGATCCCATGTATCGGGCCCGTAAAGTAAACTCACTACATCCTTACGGAATTTCCTCCCCTCGAGCCTCAGCACATTGCATATGTGACTGATCACAATTGAGGGGTCATCCGTACAGAATGACTTGTTAGACTTGTCTGATAGGTCGGAAAAGTAGTGGTTCGGTCCATTTCTCTCCAACCTCAACACATTTCGTCCCCCGACGAGGAACGTCAGGGTGGTTTCGCACCCTTCTTCTACCAACACCGTCGCTCCTTCGAGTGTGTGCGTAGTTGACATAAGTGTCTCCTTTCCAGAATCCTTATACCTCGATCGTTGAACAAATTGTCGATCTTGCGGTATAAGGCTTCTGATACACCCCCAGGTTACCTGGGGGTCAACCAACGAACGGGAGGTAACCGTGGCAAAGAAGAAGGTCGATGTTCCAATGATGATCGTCACCAGCAAGGTCAAGGAGTTCATTTCGGGCAACTACGACAAGCGCGTGGCAGGAGAACTGGTGGGGGAGCTCAACGCTAAGGTGGCGCGTCTGCTCGCCGACGCTGTCGAGCGTTGTGAAAGCAACGGTCGCGGGACGGTTCGGCCCGGGGACCTGTAGATGATCACGACAACCTGGGAGCTGCACATCGCGGCTCCCAGGTACCCCGAGGAACGCAGTGCACTGATCGAAGAGCTAGAGTTCCACAAGCACCGAGCCACAGAGCTCATCGTAGATTACGTGGCTGACGAAGATCAGATCCACGTGATGTTTGACGATGTTAAGGTTCTGCGGTCCGTCATGGAATCATGTAGGCTGCTGCGGCTGGACGATCTCACACTCTCCTGCAGTTTTTCTGGGTCTACGTTGCGCGGACCGATTCACGGTGAGCTGATATGTGGAAACGACGAGGAATCGGAAATTGACTGTCCATCTAGGCACTGATCGATGTAGACTCACCTCATGGAAACTCATACTCTCTCAGCGTTCTTCGACGAGCTCGAAAAGATCGCAATTGTCGGCAACGTTCCAAAAGCTCCTTCAGCACCGAAGACCTCAGCTGCCAAACCGGCACCAGCGGCCAAGTTGGCTCCTACACCAGCTGTTAAGCCTCCAGCTTTTGCTGCGACGAAGCCTCCATCCGGCGGTGTGCGATTGAGCGTAGAGACTCTGAAACCGCCTAAACCCACAAGGTTCAGACCCTCCAGGGCCACCCCCAGTATCAGGTCGGTGGCAACGATGCCGTCCAGGCGTCCCACCACCCCCTCATTTATCCCGAAGGGGCCTCCTTTCGGAATCTAACAGGAGATAAGATGGATCCACTTTTCTTGTCGATCGAAGGGATCGACGGGGCAGGTACTACTACGTGCTCGAAGCTATTGGTGCAGAAGCTTCACGAGAATGGTATCGATGCTCTTTGGACCAAGGAGCCAAGCGAAGGCACGATCGGTAGACATATCAGGAAGATCTTAAAGGGGGAGGAGCCGGCTGAAGAACTGGGCATGTTCCCTCTTTTTCTCGCAGACAGACACGATCACATAGCTAACATCATCCGGCCACACTTGGAGCAGGGAGAGACCGTAGTGTGCGATCGTTACGCCTACAGCACGTGGGTGTACCAGCAAGACAACTACGACCCGTTCTTGATCGAGTACATGCAGCGGAGGTGTTTGGCGCCTGACATTCTCTTTGTCTTACTCTGCCCCGTCGACGAGTGTTTGAGGCGTCTTAGTGGCAGGGAAGTTCTGGAGCGTTACGAGACGGAGGAGAAGCAGCGTAGGTACCATGAGAGGTACAAGATGGTGCCCAAATTGTTGGATGAGGACATCATCTTCTTAGACTCGTACAACAGCAGCCCGGAGGAACTTGTGGAGCAAATGCTCACGGAGCTCGGGCTATGAGCTGCTACGGAGCGGGGTGCCGCAGAAATGGGATCGGGAGGACGAGATTTCAGGTATTGACGGACAGCGGAGCAAAAGTCACTTGCGTGGAGGTCAACGAATGGGGAATGGCAGAGCACGAGTGGTTCATGAAATCGATCGAGGAGTGGCAGCTGCCGGAAGAGCTAAAGGTTTACGCGGAGAAGGGGACTTGGGACAATGCTGTCAGCAAGGATTGGGACTTTGTGCTTGTGATCCCTTTGGAGAGCGTGAGAAAGTATTGGTCCGGCAACGACGGGATGCAAGCTTGGCGTCATCGAAGGACAGGATACGTAGTACCAGATCACTGTCGTCAGACAGGCGGGTGTCCGGAGGTGTGGAACTCGAGCGACGTAAAGGGCCGGAGGGAGCTAGAGATAGCAAACCTAGAAGAGATCGAAGAGTTCGTCGTTCTCGATCACCGACAAGTTTCAAGATCGGCATTTCCCGAACTATCACACCGAAGGAAGAAGGTGATTTCCTTTCCGCGGTGAGGACTGCGATCAACACGTACAGTGCAAAGTTGGAGAAGTTGCGTGAAGATCAAATGTTCGATGTTGCCATACAAAGAGATCTAGCCCGAGAGTGTATTCTAGAGGTAGACAGCATCTTGGGTGTGTGGCGAGTTTGGAAGAGGGCTAAAAAGTGAGAGGTCTCCCTCTCACCCTTTGTTGGGCTCAGTTATCATATGCACGTGGATAGACGCGTAGGCGATGTGCTTTTCCTTGCGAAGTTTTGGTAGATCTACGTCGTATGTGTCTCCCTTTGTTGGGTTGCAGACAGCTGTACCGTTGCCTTGCGACACCCACCGATAGCTTCGTGGGTACCCATTGTGGTAGGCATCCGAGCCTACAACGGCTGCCACCCATTGATTTGTGTCCTCCCACACCAGGACTTCGAACACGTACTCAGTCTCTGAATCGGAGTAGAGTGCGGCGAAATCTGGGAAACGACCGTGGCAGGGGTGCAGCCAATCTAGCCTACCTCCTTCTTCGAATCCCTCAATCACCTTTTCAAGTCTCAGCACTACTGTTCTTCCTTCATGGATTTGAGCATGTCAGTCAGTCTCCTTAGCTCGTCCGCTAGGGGGCTCAGAGTTCTGTCTTTGTTCCCCATCAAGCGTAGCAATTCGATCGTGGCTTTCACTCCTTTGACGCGGAGCTTGACTGTATCTTGGTTTTTCACCCCGCTCTCTAGAGCCTCAGATCCAAACGCCATGTCCTGCAGTAATGCCTGAACGTGTTCGGATAACCCCTCCCAGCGATTTACGTCATCAAAGCTCAAGACTTCTGCATCTACAAGAATTAACACAAGAGCTACGATCTGACCTTGCAATGTTGTGGCTTGTGTGATCTCCTTTTGTCGTTCGGCTTGTAGAAGATCGTGTACGATCTCTTCAGTTTGATCACCGGAGTTAGGGTCGGGCATAATTTGCTCCTTTCACCACACCTTATACCGTCGAGAGGTAGGGTGTTGCATCAATTCCCTCCATGATCTATTCTCTGATCTTCGGAGGCCAAATAACGGAGGTAACCGAAATGATCGTCAAGTTGACGAAGTATGAGCAGAAGACCTTGAAGGCCCTCGATCCAAAGGGAAAGGGAGCGAGGCCGTGGCAGACCGCTAGGGAGGTTAGCGGCGGTGTTTATCGCAAGAAGGCGGAAAACATTCACCAGAACGAGATCCGGATGGTGCGGAACTCATTCCGCAAGATCGTGCGAGAGGGTCTCGTGGAGGTGAATCCTTCTGAGAGAGGACAGTACCGTATCTCCGACAAGGGGCGGAAGCTTGTAGCTTCCGGCACTTTCGAGTTCACGGGTAAGTTCGATCGCGGGGAGGCGACCAAGAAGCCCTCCAAGAAGGCGACCAAGAAGGTCGCGAAGAAGGCGGCCAAGAAGGCGACCAAGAAGGCGACCAAGAAGGCGGCCAAAAAGGTCGCGAAAAAGGTCGCGAAGAAGGCTGCGAAGAAGAAGGTCGCGAAGAAGGCCGCGAAGATCGAGGTCGTGGACAAGACGAAGAACGGGACGAAGTCTAGTGCTGGAAACGGCGAGAAGAAAAAGAAGCCTGTCTTCAAGCGCCGTAAGGCTCTTCAGTATGCAGACAGGAAGTCGGAGTAGTAGATCGTGGACGAACTCGTGGACGAACCTATTGGCCGTAGAGCTGAGGTCTTTTGGGAGTTCAGCATTTACGACGCTAACAACGAGCATGTTGTCACGTTGAGACTCAGGAGGAAGGAGGGTATGACCCGTGGCGATATGGGTCAACTTCAGAACTTCATCTGGGTCAATTTAGGCCAGTCCATTCGTAACGATATGGAACTCCGGAAGACGTTGGAGCTAGGTGGTGTGGAAGTCATCCTCGATGACCCGCGATCCACTGGGGCCTCTGATGCAAATTGAGGTTACCTTTGTGGATCGTGGCTGTCATCACGCTCTCGTCTTTCCCGGCGCAGTACGTCAAAATCTTCATGGAGGAGGCTCCTAAGTTTGGGATAGAACCCCGACTAGCGATGTCAGTCGCGTTCAAGGAGTCCAGGTTCAAGAACGGTGTGTGCTTTCGTGGTTCACACGGCCTCATGCAGATCCAGTTGAGGTCTAAGCGAGGGAGGTCGTGTGCTGCCACGATGGGCAAAGCTAAGAAAATGCGCTTGTACGATCCACGAACCAATATTCGTCGGGGGTTGCACTTGATGCGGATGTGGAAGCGTTGGTGGTTGAAGCATCATAGGTATGACGGATATCATTGGCTCTTGCACTACAATCAGGGTTACGGGCGCTGCCCAAAAGGCAAAAGGAAGTGTTCCGCCTCTGAAAGGATTCCTGTTAGAACGGGTAAGCGCGGCGGATACGCAGACCGAGTCCTGAAGATCTATAGACAGCTAAAGAAGAGAAAGAACGAACCCCTCTCCAGCGTGCCCGGTTTGCTGGAGAGGGGTTGCCGGCTGGTCTGCTACTCGATTTCCATGTAGTCTACCCAGCCGTTGTCCTCGTAGGTCACCCGCTTGATCTTGACCTTTGCTCCCTTCTTGTACGCCTTAGAGGCGATCTGTGTCGCCTCCTTAAACTTCTCTGGGAACACTGCCTGGAATGGAATGGGGATGGAGTTGCTCGCTAGAGGCTCAAAGTGGCCTCCGTTGATGGCTACTGCCGTGCCGTCCTCGAGCTCCACGAGAAGCTTGGTGACGATCTTCGGGGGCAGACTCTCTACTCTGAGAACTCTGCCCTTACCGTCTCGGCGGACCTTTTCGGCGGACCTCTTGAATTCCGCCCATCCCATGATGAACTTCCCCTCGATCTCCTCGATGGTCCTGTTGCTCTTCTTGTACGCCATGTGATCTCCTGATCTCCTGATCCGAAATGAACTAACTGTTTTCCCGAGCGTAGATCTTATAACGAAGATCAAACCATTTTTTAGGAGGACACGATGTACGGAGTTTCGTTCAACGCAGTAGAGTTGGAGCGGTTGCGTGTGGAAGTCGGGGAGTGGTCGCACAAGAATTTCTCCGGCACACTCCCGAAAGAGAGGCCGCGGATTTATGGAATGCTCAGGTGCGTAGCTGGTATGTCCGAGGAATTGGGGGAGCTGATCGGTAGCGGGCGTTCCTTAGCACCTATCCCCTTCAACCTGAGCGATAAGCTGGATGCGATCGGCGACATTTGTGTATACGCCTTGGATTTTTGCTTCACGGCGGATATTTCCATGGGGGATGTTCTGTATTTTGACAATGAGATGTGTGAGTGGGAGAGATCTCATATCTCAGTCCCCCCAGAAGATCAACGGATAGTTCCCATCCTCCAAGAGGGGTTGGCTTACTTCATTGGGAAACTGTCCCACCACACGCTGAAGCAGGCTCAGAAAATCCGAAACACGGAGGATCACGATTTCTGGATTAAACACAGCATGTGCCACATCTGGAGATTGTGCTTTCGTCTGTGTCGAGAGATCAATGGAGTAGACTTAAGCAATTTGGTGAGGAGTGTGACCAATGAGGTCTTGAAGAGAGATTGGAGTCAGTCGCCTGACTCGGCTCATGAGGAGGCGAGGAGATGAAGATCGATTTCATTAGAGTGTTTGGATTTGAACCGAGTCTTCACGGAATGCGAAATCCGATGAATTCTTGGGCGGACTCGGATAGTCAGTTCTACGGCTCAGACTATGACATGCACGTCGATTCTGAGTTCGGGCCGATCCGCACGCCGGAGTCTTCGGTCATCGGTCCGAAGGACCTCGAGCTCGCCTGCAAGCTCATCCGTAGAGGCAGCGAGCACTGCAAGTTCATGCGTCAAATTATGATCTGGGTGCGGTTCACCGTGCCCAGGTACGTCTGGCAGGAGCTCGACACCTACAAGGTGGCTACAACCAGGATGAGCTGTAGCACGATGAACAAGCTCGGTAGCGTCAGTTTGGATATGGGGGATTTTGAGGACCCCATCCCAGAAAGATTGCTTACGCACCTTAACGACCTCGGAAGATTTTTGCGGGAGGCCAAGGCCGACAAAAGTGCAACTGTACGAAACGCTAGAGTGTTGCTCAAGAACGATCTGCCAGAGGGCTTTCTCCAGTCGGCGATGTATACCATGAGCTACCAGACAGCTCTGGCGATGCTGCTGCAGCGGGAGAACCACCGCCTTCCCCAATGGCGCTTGGCGGACTCAGGCAGCATCTGCCAGTTCTTGATGAGCCTCCCTTACATGCGGCAGTTTTACGAGGCGGCCACGTTCAAGCGTGACCAGCTGCGCGAGGCAATGAAGGGCCTGAAGAGCGCCATCAGCATGGCGGACGGCAGTGGGCTAGTGGCCATCGACAAGAGTGCTCTTGAGGACATTCTGGCCAAGGTCAAGAGGGCAGCATGATCGTCGCGGGTGTTGACGAAGCAGGTGTGGGATGTTGGGCAGGGCCTTTGGTAGTAGTGGCCGCTGCGTTCAGGGAAGATGTTGAACTACCCAAAACTGTGCGCGATAGCAAGCGGTTGAGTATGGGTCAAAGAGAAAACTTGATCGACGAGATCTACGATCGTGCCGAGTGGGTCATCATCAAAACTGCTTCACCGATCTACATCAATTCTAAGAGCGGTATTTGGTCAGTTTGGGATGAGGTGGTTGATGAGGTTCTACTTGAGTGCAAGGATCGAAAAGCTGGAAAGATCATCGTAGATGGTAGTAGAATGATCGAGTCGTGTCGTGGCATTACTTACGAGGTAAAAGCGGACGACAAATATCGGGAAGTGTCGGCGGCGAGTATAGTTGCGAAGTTTGTCCAAACTAGTGCGATGGAAGATTTGCACGAGAGGTTTCCAGACTTTTTGTTCGATCAACATCACGGATACGGGACAGAAGATCATCGCAGGAAGCTAGAAGAGTTTGGACCGACGCCCGCCCATCGTTTGAGCTACAAGCCGGTCGCGAGTTACCTAGAGAGCCATCCGGATGAAGCAAGGTCGCTGAGGCAACTAGAGCTATTCGATGTTATCGGGTTGACCACCAACATTGTTTGCAGGAGATGAGATGAAGATTGACGTACCGAGGATACTGGTGGAGGACGCTATTGAGCAATTGGCGGCAGTCAGAGGATGTGTAAAAAACAAAGGAGAGTGGGATCTCTCGGCGTTGGGGCGTCTTTACTCTCTCCTCATTCAGGAAACTGGAGGGCGGTCTAATTCTTCTGCGATCCGCTCATCGGCCAGAAAAAACAGTAGACGCGCCAGGTCGAGGTTCTCCAAATGATCAAAAAGGGAGAAATGATCTCTTGTTGTATGTGCAAGAAGGAGATCTATCGGGCTAAGGAGGATATCCGGTACGCAGCAGATCTAAAGAGTTCCTACCTAGAGTTCATTGACGGGACACCAGTACCACCAAATTCCAAGATGGCGTGCCCCAACTGTTGGATCGTTTTCTGTTCCATCAGCACCAATACGCGTCAGACCATCATTTAGCACAAGAAACATACTATAGATGTTCGGTATAAGAGTTCTGGCGTCTAGGGACAAGTTGTGTCCCTCACATTTTGATCATTCAGCGGAGAGTGGAGAGTGGGAAGCAGAAGAACGAAGAGGAGGTCGGCTGGGAGGAAAAGGAGTGGTCTGAGGAAGGGAGTCCCAAGGGGTTACGCCGATGTCCCTTCCTACGAGGAGATAGTGGTGAAACTGAGATGTGGAAGGTGTCATCGAACACTGGAGGCGGAAGGGAACTTCTACCCAAAGGTGGGTTCGAAGAGCGGGTATCAGAACGAGTGCATTCAGTGCAGGAAGGAGATCAACAAGAAGTATCCGAGGAAGAAAAAGAAGTCCGGCGAGGAGAGGAGGGAGAGTGGGAGTAGGAAGCGTGCCAACCTAAAGGATTTTGTGAAAGGGGGTGAGAAGAAGCGGTTGGCCATGGAGAGGGCCGCCGACAAGATCAAGGTTGGAGAGGTCGTCGGTCCTACGACTAGAACCCTTATCTACCCATTGATCGTGATCATCGAGTACCAGCTCCGTATATTTTACTCGAGAGGTGTTTGCGGACCTGTTGGAAGTCGCAAGTTGGAAACCTTGATCGGGGATGCCATGTTCGAGATCAAAGAGTCTTTGTCTCGAATAGCTCATCGTGTTCGACAGGTCGATTGGAAAGTGTTGGATGGGGGGTTAGAGAAGGGTTTCTTGCAAGACGAGATTGAGGAGGACAAGGCTAGGGAGATCTTGGGTGTGGGGAAAAGAGCTTCTGAGAAAGAGATCAAGAGTAAGTATCGCGATCTGGCGAAGAAGTCACACCCAGATGTTGGTGGCAGTGAGGAGATGATGGCTGAATTGAATGGGGCATTGGAGGTCCTAACAGGAGGAAAGAATGGCTGCTAAGAAGAAGCGTTCGGTGTACGAATTGAAGCGGGCCAAGATCATGGCAGGACGCAAGAAGAAGTTCAAGGTCACAACGTTCAAGCCGGAGGAGAAGTCCATCGTCGGTCGTATCGCCGAGTTTTTGAACTGGGCGAAGGACCGCTACCCTTCTCAGATCTTGACTTATGAGGAGATTACTCAAGCTATCTTCAGTTTGGGGTCGGTACCGCGCAAAGGAAGCAGGAACGTGAAGTCTGTCCAACGACAGATCTCCGCTTCAAAGCGTATCATACAGGATCGGTACAAAACGACCCTTGTAACTGAGCGTGGTATCGGAGCGAGGGCGGCGGTCAATGACATGGACATGTTGGAGGGACCACTCCCTCTCGCAGTTGTTCGGCATCAGCAGACAGCCAAATCGCTGAAGGACATCGCGAACCTTATCTCCCCGGAGAGACTACAGAACCAGATCGGCGAGGTTGGAGATCTAAAACTTCGGGAAGACCTGATGGAGCTGAGCAAGTGGTTCAACGACACCTTGTTCAAGTACCTGAAGTCGCTAGATCGACCGCGTATCGCAGCGGCGCTTCTTCCTCCTCCGCCTACAGAGTGATTTGCTTACAGAGTGACCTAAAGTGTAGCGCACGCGCTACACTTTAGCCCATTTAGGGAGATTTCGAATGTCAGATGGTTACAAACTCAAGACCAGGAATGGTGGACTTGCTAGGGAGAGATTTGGGGGAAATGTGACTGAGGTAGACATCGAGATGCGAGTGTACGTGAGGTCTAGGTTAGGAAAAGAACACCCCCAGTTTTCGGAGGTAGAAAACAAGATCTGCGGTCTACTGTTAGGCCTCCCGAGGATTGACAATAGTGCGGATTGGGATATCAGTGCTGTGAAAATACAAGGCGAGGATAGCGAGTAATGGAAGTTTTCGTTTTCGGCGAATACGAGGTTAAGGCTCCTGAAGGAAGCAGGCTTGCTGAGATCTGCGGCGAGCTCAAGCAAGAGTTCCCGCAGCTTAGGATGAGTCACAAGAGGAAGATGTGGAGGCACAGGATAGCTCATGTCTTGGTCATCATTTTCACCTTGGGTTTGAATCGCAAGTACCTCAGAAAGTTCACCACCACGTCGAGGAACAGAATAGATTGGAGTGACGCTCATAACGAACGGATCGAAAAGGTGAAGGAGCTTGACAGAGTTTGGGAGTGCCTAAGGCACGAAAGGGAGCACCTCAGACAGTTCCGTGATAAAGGGACTCTGATCATGGTTCTCATCTGGTTGATACCTCCTATCCTCTTCTGCTATGGGAGGGCGATCTCTATCGAGAAGCCCGGCTACTTGGAGTCTTTGAGGGCCAAGTTCGAATCTTGCAGAGCGTGGGCGGAGCATTCAGAGTACCGCAGATGGTGGGTTAGGCAGTTCACTGGACCTAATTACGGGTTCATGTGGGTCATGAAATCGCATGTCGGGGGTTGGTTTGACGAGGAGCTAAAACGCCTTCAGAAGGAGGATGTCAGTGGATCTACCGGAGCATAAGTTGTACAGGATCAACGCAGTCGCTCTGAAGCAGACCAGGAACGGAGGACTGTTGGTCGACTGTGACGGTGAGGAGATTTGGATTCCTCAGTCAATGATCGACGACAAGAGCGAAGTCTACTTAAAAGGAGACGAGGGAGAACTCGTCATCCCGTACGACTTGGCGGAAGAAAAGGGTTTGGTGTAGGAGTGAAAGGAGTAAAGAGGATGGGAGAGATCGCGAAAGTGACACCCGACAGATTGAAGGTGATCGTCTGTATGGGTTGTGAGAAGGATGGGTCTTCTTCAGCGAAGAGCATTGAGAAAATGCTGAACATGCCCTACGTGAACGTGATGGACGCGTTGGAGGGCTTGTGGGCAACAGAAGTCGTAGCAACCGTCGGTAGGGAATCCTACGCGCTTACTGATTACGGTTGGTCTCTGTTCGAGGCCATTTACGACGCTACTGGGGCAGTTCTTGGAGGGCGCGATGGTTAGCAACTTCGATCGAGTAGAAGTTTTCAGCGCGACAGTTGCTAGAGACAGGATTGCTTTGGGGGAGAAGGTCACTCGCTTTTTGAAGGGCTACGATGGGAGGATCGTGGACAAGGTCGTAACGCAGAGCTCCGATCAAGAGTTCCATTGCATTACGATCACACTGTTTTGCCAGGACAATAAGAAACGGAGGACTCGGAATGGCAAATATAGAGATCAAGGCGGGGAGTAGGGGCGCTACAGGAAGAGAACTTGTTCATGTGGCTTTGATAACGACATTGGGGGCTGTGTACACGTTCCCCGACATGACTTCCCAGATGCTCTGTTTGGCAGGGACAGCAAGCGAAGGAGGGAGAATGGACGAGATCAAAACGGCCAAGGTCGCTCTCGCAGAAGGGCCTAGTCCTCGGCAGCTGGCTCGGGATAGCCAGCTGGTGCATGTGGCCTTCGCGACGACAATGGGCGCCTACTACAGCTTTCCAGACCTGTTGCAGGAGCACTTCAACGAGCTGCTGCAGCAGCTCGACGTGAAGTCGGAGCAGATCATCGCTCGCAACGTCAGCGGCGTGACGCTGGTCATCCCCATGCGCATCCTGGACAAGCTCTACCTGCTGCAGGTCGACGAGAGCTGGAAGATCCACGAGTCGTCGCCTCAAGCACGCATGAGTGAGCTCTGGAGCAGGCAGTGAAGCGAAAGAAGACACCGCCCAGCCCGTTCATCGTGCAGCGTCTTCGAGAGGCCCGGAACGCCCAGGAGGTTGCTGAGGTCCTGAGCGAGGTGCGATACGCAGGCGACCGTCTCCACGAAGAACACCACCGGAACTTCTGCCTGGCCTTCGCGGCCAAGGCCAGGCAGTACGACAAGATCCGGGAGGAGGAGAACAAACTACCGGCCGAAGCGGAGGTGTTAGATGTCCAGGAGAAGAACACGGACGACGAGCTCTGAGGTCTACAAGGAGCTGGTCCAGAAGAAGGTGCTCCCGACCATGCGTCGGGAGATCTACGCCTGGCTGTACGAGAACGGCCCGGCAACGCGCAACGAGATCGCCTTGGCGATCCACATGATCCCCAACAACTGCTCGACCAGGCTGAAGGAGATGATCGGCCTCGGAGTCGTAGCGGAGTGCGGTGAGGACAAGTGCAGAGTGACCGGCAAGAACGTCCTCCTCTACGACGTCACGGCCAACATGCCCAGCAAGAGCGGAGACACCAGCAAGCCCAGGCCCCACGTCCACGTCCCGAGGAACTGCGGCGACTGCCCGCTGGTTGTCGAGGAAGAGGGCGACGAGGTCTGCTGGATGAAGCTGAACGTGAGAGCCAACTACGACCACCGGCCCGTGGGCTGCGAGCTGAACAAGAGGGACTTCATCGTTCGAGGGAAGTGATGATCTTTCACACCGAGGATAGGGTTTGGAACGTTGCCTTGGTGGACCTCAAGCCTGGCGCGGACCGGGCCAAGGCGGCGAAGGAGCTCGTGCGCCTCGGGGAGAACGTGGGCGACCCGTTCTCCGCTCACAAGATCCTGCGCTCGCTGCCGAAGTCTATCAAGGTCAAGGACGACAACCTGGAGGCCTTCAAGGAGATCTTCGAGACGCAGGAGTACTTCCACCATCAACGCATTATTGGGTTGAGACACAAAGTGGAAAATAGAGAGGTGTGGGTGACTTTGAGAGACCTTGATGAGAGCCCCGATGTTCACTTTGCGTTGGTCACGGCGCTTTTGAACCAACCACCTTGGGATAGCGTTCTGCGAGAGGCGCAGATCTGTCTCCGTAAGGGTGTGGTCATCACGATAGACAGGAGGCCGTAGATGGAGCACACAACTATTAACAGCACAGAGGAGATGGAGGAGTTGGCTGCCATCCCGTTGAGTACGGATACGGGGGAGAAAGACGAAAAGAAGGGAAAAGGGAAGAAGAAGCCGACGGATAAGGACATCGAGGCTGCTGTTGCTTCTGTCGTGTTGGCGGAGATGAAGTTTTGGTCGGAGAGGGTAGTATCTCTCATCGGGGAGAACCATCCTAATAAGGGTAGTTTCCTGCGAGGAGTGCCGTACGTTATCGGAGCCTACATGCACCTTGCTCGAGAGGAGCTTAAGAAAGTCTTTTCGCGTAGGAGGAGGAAGATCGAGCTGCGTACGGTGGGTCTCCTGGGTCCGCTGACTGCGAAAAGGGAGAGCATCGCCGTTATCTTCAATCGCGCTCGAGAGCAGGTCATCAGGGATCTTAACGAGGAGCGGAAGAAGGAGATCGAGAAGGCGAAGAAGGAGATCAACGCTCGCTATGAGAAGATGATTTCTAGAGCTCGTAGTGCGGACCCTCCGGACGGAGTCATCGAAATTTCGAAGGAGGAGGCGGAGATCAAACAAGCATACGACGATGCTTGTAGGAAGGTGAGAGTGGAAGAGAAGAAGCTTCTGCGGGTCATAGAGACCATTGAGGCGGAAGCTTCTGATTGGGACAGCAAGGACAGGAGAAAGCGTAGATTGGAGGGGTCGAAAGAGTCGGGGGACGCGGAATGATCTTATTCTGTGTCGTGATACAGCAGGTCTCTCCTGCGGGCTACGAGTGGTGGATCGAAGAATCGTGGGATGAGCACAGTGTCGATGAGAACCCTGCTAGATGGAAGGAGAAACTGGACGAGATTTTGGCGCACTATGACGATGTGCGCGTGATGAGAGTCCGGATCCCAGATGACGCACTGGAGGCACAGTTTAGGCGGGAGATTGTGAAGGGAGAAGTTCTGGAAGGTTCTTGAAGGTCGATGTAGAGTAGCGATCTAGGAGAGACGTGATGGAGAAATTGAGCTATGAAGACCCACAAAGGCCAAAGATCTTGGCCTTAGATCTAGATGGCACCGCGCTGAACTACAATGGAGGGTACTCTCCAGGAGAGTTTGGCGAAGCTGTTCGGGGGATGGTGGAAGAGCTGAATAAGCTCAGGGAAGCGGGGGTAAAGATCGTAATTTGGTCTTGTAGGACTGACTCTCCGGAGATGCGAGCTCACTTGGACGCTCAAGAGATACCATACGACTACATCAACGATCATCCATGGAACGGGCCTGACGGACCGAGAAAGATCCACGCAGACTGGTATCTAGACGACAAGGCTTTGACGTTCTCAGGTATCTCTGACGGACTAGCTGATAGGGTGCTTTCATTCAAGCCATGGTGGCAAGGAGCACCTTGGATCTAAGACCCGCCTCGGACGCCCGAGGCGGCGTCTTGATCTCTTCTGTTACTGTTTTACGATCTTAGCCATGGAGAAGACGGTGCTACAGAGCCAGCTTGTTGAGAAAGAGGATGGCACACTAATGGGTGGAGACCTCTGGCGGGTAGGTTTTCACGTCAATGCCATTCGAGCAGTTTCTTTACTCTCGGGGTACGTAGAAGTCCACGACACAGTCTGGTTGCCTAAGGAAGAGGCTCTAGTCTTCGTGGTTACGAACCGGGACACTTCTGGAACATTGTTCCGCCGCGGTGTTCTACACGGGAACCCTATTGGGGGTTTCAGGCCATCGAAGCAACCACTAATGGTTGAGTGGCCGCGGGGTCACGTCTTCGGTAAAGGAGGTAACTGATGCCATGGATCATAATGAGGACGACGTCCGGAGAGCGCTTCATGTGCCAGACGGAGGCAAATCTGGCGGAATCTGTGACAAAAAGAAAGATCATCGAGATAACGAACATCTACTCTCTAGTGACGATCACAATCTCTCAGGGAGGGATGCCGTCCAGGATCACAGCTCTAGAGTACCCGGATCTCCAGAACGGGAAGCCACTAGATCGGATGAGCGTCCTTCCGGCCGCATGGTACAAGATAGACAACGAACAAGCGGAGAAGGAGATCGAGGACTTGAGGGACTCGGTGCAGAAGGCGAAGGAGTTTCGGGAGCAGATGGAATCCAGGATCGCCCAAGCTCAGTTAGCTGCGATGCCGGGTCCTCCCGGAGCTCTGGGGTCGATCGTAAAGCCTCCGGGGAGCCGGTAGGACTACGCACGGGCTTTGGCCTGTGTATGAACTGCAACAATCCCACCAAGGGCAAATACAGCTACCAGGGAGTTATCTTGTGCGGGCATTGCTCGTCTCTTGCTCAGATGTGTGACAAGAGAGCGGTGAAGCAGTGCCTAGATCTCCTTTGCGTCTATCGCGAATCTCTTCGTGTGAATTTGGCCAGTGGGCGATTGCGCCCATCCACCACCATCCCAGACGCTTCAGGTAAGGTGAAGGAGCTCCCTAGGAAGGAAGATCTAGCGAATGTATTGGGAGGGATCGCCCAAATCTTGGAGAAGGCTAAGAATAGCAAAGAAGAGGGTACTGGAGGTGGCGGGGATACTGACAAGTAGTGTCGCCGCGCTAATGGTTGGATCGTTTTTCGCAGTAGACAAGCTTCACAAGATCTTTTTCGCCCCTCCAAAATAACGGTTCTCCTCGGTATAAGATCTATGGTAGCCGAGGAGAATTACATGCCAAAAAGCGAAGCTGGCAGGGAAGGCGTCCGGTTCGATCTCTTCAAGAACCGGATGCATTTGTACTACAAACCGCACACGCAGATGGTTTTGCTCCAGAAGAGCGATGGCGAGCTCAAATCTACTGTGAAGACCATCGGTCCTCCTGACGGGGTCATGGCTAAGATCTGGGTTTCTGACTACGGCGACAGCGACGAACTCATGTTCAGTTTAGATCGAGAGTGCGTTCCTGTATTTGATAGTGGAGGGCCGTGGGTTAGAGAGCGCAGAAGTCTGGAGGAGCTTAACGAGTACCTTCGTATTTTTGGGCTCGTAGTTTCGGGCGTGGTTGAGGACCAGATCGACGTGAAGGTTGTGGAGCCAGTAGAACCGAGTTTCTACTGTGACCACGAGGTAGATTTCTACAGCCTTCGGGTCCTAGAAGAAGAATTCATAGGTGGGTCTGGGTTTTGTATCGAAGCGGAGGTGAGCTGCAAACACTGTGACGAGGCGAGAGTGGTGACTTTCGTCATACCAGAAGAGGATGGTGAGTGGTCCGGGTAAGAAGATACGAAGAGTTCCTTGAAAGGGCAGAAGGTAAAGAGAATGACTTGGGACGGATGCGGGAGGCGTTACGCCAAGTGGGCGCGGTTTTAAGGAGTGAGAGAAAATGAGAGCAAGAGACGCGGTGCTACTATTGATTTCAGAAGAAGGAGAGGTGCAATCTGCAGTTTTGGTCAAGCGTGATGTTTTGGAGCAGAATCCGGAACTGCTCCAGAGATTGCGTAAGGAAGCAGAGGATCTGTACGATTGCTCTTTGGTACTGGTGAATCGCTTATCGAGGAGGAAGCCGGAGGAGCTTTCCTTGTGGTTAAGAGAGATGAATCCCGACGTATGGGAGGAATCTGCACTCTGGGCCATCAGCTCTGCCGTAGACAAGTTGTCATGGGACTTCGGTGCAAAAAAAGTGGTCCTGGAAACTGGGTATCGAGAGGTTGAGGGAGCGAAGAAGAAGGAGTTTGGTAATTTGGGGGAACTCCTTAGCGAATTGGACTCAGTTGGAAGAGAGGCGTGGGACGCTGAAGTTCCCGTAGCTGGGGGTGGGCCAGCGTTTGAGTACTACGTAGACTCTTCCGAGATTTTGTTTGATCGTTGTAGAACGCAACTGAGAGGTGTCGGTTGGCTAAATTGAACAGGTTGTCCAAGGAGCAAGAATCCTTGTTCGGAAAGGTGCGGGAAAAATGGTTGCGAGTCGGCCTAGAAGGTAGGCCGACAAACCGTGAAGAAGCGGAGGCTGCTATAAGAGAATGTTATGCAGAAGTTGGATTAGAACCTCCGCGGTTGGTGGTATGGCTGCATTCTCCGCTGGGCGGGGTGATAGGCTCCTTGATAGTATCCCGAGTCGTTCCTCAGGTCGTGGGTCAAGTCGGGGATCAGGTCGGGGCTCAGGTCGGGGATCAGGTCGTGGGTCAGGTCGTGGGTCAGGTCGTGGGTCAGGTCGGGGATCAGGTCCGGGGTCAGGTCTGGGATCAGGTCGGGGATCAGGTCGGGGAGCAGGTCGTGGATCAGGTCTGGGATCAGGTCCGGGCTCAGGTCGGAGATCAGGTGGGGGGTCAGGTCTGGGATCAGGTCGGGGAGCAGGTCAAAGATCAGGTCTGGGATCAGGTTCTGGCTCAGGTCCGGGATCAGGTCCGGGCTCAGGTCGGGGATCAGGTCCGGGCTCAGGTCGTGGATCAGGTCTGGGATCAGGTCGTGGATCAGGTTATGGATCAGGTTATGGATCAGGTTTGGGATCAGGTCTGGGATCAGGTCAGGCGCTCAATCAATAGAGAGGATGTGGTGAGCGTGCTAGGTAATTGTGGATATGGGTCCCATGACGCACACTGGTTGGCATATTACGACTTTTTCAAGCAGGTTGGATTGTCATGCTGTGATAAGCTAGTTCCGCTGATGCGTTTGGCGGGATCTTGTGGTTGGTGGTGGCCTTTCCTGGATGTAGTGGTGTGCACAGATTTGCCTACACGCTTGGAGTTAGATCATCAGGGGCGATTGCACTGCGAGAACGATTTGGCGATTGAGTACCCAGATGGTTGGGGGGTCGCCATGTGGCATGGTACCCGGATACCCAGTGAATGGGTGCAGCAACCCGACAAATTGGATCCTTCTACGGCATTGACACATCCCAATGTCGAGCATAGGCGTTGCGCTGCTGAGATTATTGGCTGGGAAAAAGTACTGGACCAGCTGAAACCCACAACTGTGGATAAGGACAAAGATCCCATGATAGGAGAGTTGCTCCTGGTGGACCTGCCGGATGCTCCTGCACAGCAATTTTTGAAGGTGCTTTGTGGCACTGGGCGCACGTTTGTGTTGCCGTGCGTTCACAACGACTTTATCACAGCACTCGAGGCCAACGCAGCATCATGGGGAGAAGATGGAGTGGACCCCAAGTTGTTGCTGAGCAGAAAATGGAGAACGTGATGAAGATCGCAGATAGAAAGTCTACATTCTTTCAGGGAGACCTGATGTTAATTCCTGTGGATGCCATCCCAGAAGGAGTTGAGGAGGTCAAGGCTGAGGGAGAGAACTACGTGGTGGCTCACAGTGAGACCGGGCATCACCACGTGGTGTCAGCGCGAGTTGCGAAGTTGTACATGGCAGGAGCCATGGTCATGTACCTCAGAGCGAAGGAGGTTGTGGACGTGCGTCACCTCCGTCCGGTGGACAAGCACGAGACCCTCAGGTTGCCCCCGGGGGATTGGAAACTTCTCCGTCAGAGAGAGGGTACCCCCGAGGGTTGGCGCCGGGTCGAGGACTAGAAGTGAAGAAGGACAAGATCATACTCCTCGAACCACCAAAAGAGGGAAAGGAGACGAAAGCCGCGATGGTTTGCGCGGACGGCGTCCACGTAGGGTATATGGGTGATGTGCAGGAGGGATCTCTTCTCAACGGTAAGGAGTTGATAAGGCTATCTCCGCATGATGGTTCCCCCATAGTCTGGAACGTGGATGAGCGTACGTCTTTCCGTAGGCAAGGCAGCTCGGGCCCAGCCATGGTCAACAGCGCTTCGTACAGAGACAACTACAATCTCGTTTTCGGGAGGGTTGGGGGAGAGGACGAGGCGCTTCCTAATTGATCTACTCGACAATTTATCGAGTAACTCAGTCCTGCAAGTAAGAAGAAGACGCAACATCACACCTGCGTCTTCTTCTTTTAGCTTGCGAAAATTGATCTTTCAGTCGGTATAAGTTGATCAAGAAGGGAAACAATTTCCCTTATCGGCGTAAGCCAGGAAAGGACTGAAAGATGCTGAAAGCACCGAGAGTATCAAGAGGCTACATTGCGATCCCAGTTTACGGAGGAGCTGGGTTCTCAGACCCGGTAGTGAATCTGGAGCACATCTATGCTCTGGCCCTGGGGTGGGAAATGCCAGAAGGGATCAACGCCGGGCGCAACCCAAGGTTGGTGTGGTCAGGGAGCCGCATCTACAAAGACATGGCATCGGCCATGATGAACGAGGGGGTCCCGGTGAACGGGATCTTCCACCTGGGCTGCCTCGGCATGACGATCACCACGACAAGCGCGGAAATCGTGAGCCACAACGGTGTTAAATGGATTGTCGTGAACAACAAGGGCAAGTACTGTGGCTCTATCAACGGCAAGCATGTTTACCAGGGGGCGTTATCGCACAAGGAGAGATTCGAGGAGATGCTGAAAGACGGGATCGAGCCTCAGCTCTATATCCCACTGCATGTCATGTGCGGGGATTTCTGCCGCAGTAAATCGGGGATGTTGTACGTCTCCAAGTCGAAGAACAGAGGCAATCAGATCTCGGAGCTATCTTTGATGAACTCCGACGGGGTGTTCAACTCCATCAAAGGAGCCCTGCGAGACGGAGACATTCTGAGGTACTTCGGCTTCATGGCGAACGAGACAAAGGTTCACAAGGAGAAGGTCTATACAGGGGGGCAGTGCCTTCGTATCTTGGAGGCCATGGACATCGAGAGGTACCCCATCGACGAACCGAGCAAGCAACCGAACGGGGCGTTCAACGCCCAATACAGCCTGACCAGAACTTTCTGGAATGAGCCGTCGCGGTACGACAACTCCATTCACTTGCTCCCGGATTTTTGGGAGCTTATGGAATCGATCAGGGCTGAGGGGTTTCACAAGTTGGACGACCCGAGGCAGGCGGAGGACTACGGGTTTGTGGAGTCACGGAGGTACAAGAAACCGTACGACTTCCCGATCATCACCCAGCAGTCTCGGGATAGGTTGACGTGGGGAGCGTCAGGGGCGATCTTGTCTTCGTTCAGACATTTCCTTGCGCAAGACAAAGAAGGACGGTACTTGTGGGCCCCGAACTTCAAGTACGTCAAGAGTGTCTGGGACAGGTTTGGTGGGGACCTGGTAGCGATTGTGAGGGATCACATTGGGGAGAAGAAGGCTTCGGACAGGGCGAAGTACCGAGCGCTTTGGCACACGCTATTCCTCAAGATGGAGAACATCCGTCTTCAGCAGGTATTGAGCGGCGGGCGCCACAAGAGGAAGTAACCAATTCATCCAAAGGAGGAGTAAGTGTACAAGACGGACAAGGTGCTCTCGGAGCACGAGGCAGTCGTCAACAATCGCAAGGTCAAGGTTGCCGCGGTAACGCAGAGGCGTGAAAAGAGCGGCAGCGAGGAAGAGAGCGAACAGGTGTGGTCGGCACCGTTCGTGATGGTGAAGATCGAAGTTGGGAATCGCGTTCTCTTCTGGCACCCCTCGGTAGCGGAGAAGGTATACGAGTTGATGGACGGCGTGATCGAGGAGGCGATGGGGGCGAAGCAGGAGATGGACAAGGAGTTCGAGGAGCGTCGCAAGAACAGAAAGACCAAGAGGAAGAACCGCGTGATGAGCCCCGGCAAGACAGAGAGGCAGAGGGAGAAGGAGAAGAACGGAGGCAAGACGTACCAGCAGCGCAAGTCCGAGAAGTCTGCTGAGTCGCGCAAGATTCGCAACGACATGCGCAGTGGGAAGGGCAAGTAGATGTTCAACTGCGAAGGATGCCACAAGACGTTCGGGCCCCAAGTGTCCCCCATTCGCGTCGTCACAAAAACGCGCATCAAGGAATACAGAGAGCGCTATGACAAGCGCAAGGGGATAGAAGATCACGGAGGGGTAGGAACAGAGATCGTGAAGGAGTCCAACTTCTGTAGCGAGTGCGCTATTCTCCACAGGTCCAGCAAGGAGGACTAGATGGAGACCCGTGTCCCGTTCAAGAAAGAGATCTACGACAACGGCTTCTACCGAGGAGTTATTGGGAGAGACAGGGACGGGAAGTGGGCTATCGGATGGAACTCCATTCCTGATGACTCAACGATGTTCCACTACTCCTCGATGGGGGAAGCAGTGGAGGCATTGAGAAACAGGTACCCGTTGAGAGGAACTAGGTAAGAGCATTGAAAAGCAGGTCTGTCGATCTGCTTTTCTTATCTAGTACACGGACACGTTCCTCGACTTACGCAAAATAGATCAGTTTTGGGAGACCGTCTTCGATCAGATCGGGCACGGGGACTCGTCCTGCGGTGAAATTGATCAAACAATCCAAGGGATCTACGATGTGTGGCCAGTGTTGTGTAGCTATGTTGACCGGATCTTCTTTGAAGAGAGTGCTTTATATCGTAGGTCACGACCACGGCACCAAGACCAAGGAACTAGCGCTGGCGATCAGGCTACTCGGATTTGATTGCCGAGATCGACTACGACATGTGAAACACGTGGTCAAACATCTGTATAAGACGGATCGAGCACTAGTGAAACTTACGATCAAACATAGTAGCTCGTGGCATTGGGTAGCTTGGATAGAAAACAAGATCTACGACCCCAGCAAGAGCTACCCTGTTTCGTTGTTCAGCTCGATCGACAACGAGCGCATTAGACCAACTTCTTATTTGGAGATCGAGAACGGGACTAAATGGGCCCCGGTCGATCTCAGAAAGGAGGCGATCATGACAGTTAGTTAACGAAGGAGGTGTCATGCACTTCAAGAGGCGCAGAGCGAAAAACTGTCGTGCGGGGAGTTCTCTGAGCAAGCTCTGGAAGTTAAACGGAGTGGACAGGCGATCGGAGAAGCAAATGAGAGCCTCGGACAGAAGGAGGGTTATCGTGGGGAGGGACGACGACGGCAACAATTCCAGCCTTCCGGATTTCGGCCTCTTACCTGGGGCAGAGTGGTTGACATGGAAGTAGTTAGGAGCTACAAGATCGATATGAGCCCGCAGCTAAGACAGTTCTTATTGTATCAGCTCATCTAGCTCCCGGTCCGGGAGCGCACGACCCCAGTACATCAAAGTTGCCGCAGTAGCCCAATCTGGCAGAGGCGACGGGTTTAGGTCCCGTGCGTTGGGGGTTCGAATCCCTCCTGCGGTAATAGGACAGTTGAGTTTGGCTCGGCCGCTTGCACAGCGGAAGGCAGTGAATAAACGTCTGCGCGAAAGCAGGAAGACGATAACAGCTGCCCTGTCCTTTGGGTGGTTGATCGAATTGGCTAAGATACCGGGCTGTAACCCCGAGGTCGGCTAGATCCGTGGAGGTTCGAATCCTTCACCACCCATTTTCGGCAAGGTAGCCCAACTAGGCAGAGGCGCTGGATTCAAGTCCCAGTCAGTGAGGGTTCGAATCCCTCCCTTGCTAAGAGTCGGTGGCCCAATCAGGTAGAGGCGCCCGCCTTAAAAGTGGGAAGTTGAGGGTTCGAATCCCTCCCGATTCATTTTTTGATTGACGATCGCTTTCTAGCCTGCCACCTTGAGCCGTGTGAGGGACAAGGCGTGCCCCACCGCAGGAGCCTACAAACTAGCCCAATGGTAGAGGCAATCGAATTGTAATCGATGAGTGCTGGTTCAAATCCAGCGTTTGTCCCTTCGGGGACCAAGCTTCCGCAACTCGCACGTCGTGTCTTTTTTAGCTCTCGAGGTTGACCTCGAGCTGAGTCGGCCTTACCTTGAGTAAGCTGCTCAGACGGAGAAAGACAATGCGCGATTGACAGTCAGCCCTCCCGGCACGATCCCACCACCCACTACGTCGCTGTGCGCCCCGACATTCCACGGGGTATCCAAGCAGCCCAAATCGTACATGCAGCAGGAGAGAGCTCGCCAGGCGGCCTGAGAGCCGGCACCTACGCCGTTGTCTTGGCGGCTTGTTCTGACGAGTTGAGACGCCTCCGGCAGGTCCTGGAGGCAGCTGGGGTGCCTCATCGTGCCGTTATCGAGAACGACGAACCTTATTGCGGAGAGCTGATGGCCATTGGTCTAGAGCCCTGTCCTCGCTCGGAGGTGAAAAAGTACATGAAATCGCTACCTTTGCTGAAATGAAGGCAGATTAGTCCCCGCAGGTCCTCGGGGGAGGGCACCCAGTGGCCGATGAGGCCTTGGGAGGGCGTGGTTCGACTCCACGGCGGGGAGCTATGGCATCGTAGGCGAAAACGAGACTGCGCAGGGAACGCCCTAGGTCGGCATGCAGATCGAAGGTGCAAAGCGCGTAGGACTCAAGGAGCTGCCGACTGTGGCCAACGGCCGTTGGCTGTGGTTGTATGCGGGTTCGAGCCCCGACCGGTGCCATTTTGCGCTCGTAACTCAGCGGTAGAGTGCCCAGCTTAATCCCCTGGGAAGTCGTGGGTTCGATCCCTACCGGGCGCGATCAACTTGACTTAGATCTACGGCATCTTATACGATCGCTTCATGCCTAGGAAGCCATCCTACCTTCATGTGATCAAGTTTGAGTGCGTTCATTGCGGACGCCTACACGAAGTGGACATCCATGAAGGTATGAGTATTCGCAAGGGGGACGTGATAGAACCATACTCTGGCGGTGGTATGTGGGGTAGGTGCAGGTTTTGTAGGCGGGCAGGTCTCAGAGCTGTTACAGAGCCACCGAGATCGAAGAAAGGGCCGGTTGGATGGAGAAAGATTCCCACGAAGTGAAGATCTTCAAAGACGGGGAGCTCGTTGCTAAAGCGAGTCATGTTCGCGTGGTTGATGTTCCGCTACCGATGGGGGCAGAAACGCTGAACGTCATGTGTTTCCACCTTCCGCGCGTCCAGTTAGAAAGGAAGTTCGTCTTTTCTGTTTTGTACCGCACACCCATGAGCCAGATCTTCAACGAGAGTGGGATCGAAATCGATGATGAGCGGCACGAGCCTGTCTACTACATCCACGGCAGGGTCGAGACGTTCCGTGGAGATCCCACTATCAGTGCGGTGGTGGTCGGTAAGCCAGACCGGCCAATAAACCCCCGTGAATTCGTTCCTAAGCTCCCAGATCTCTACCGAAGGTTCTCCGAGCTGCTGTAGGAAAAGCCTTGACAAGTACATACACCGTATGTACTTATCTGTTCATGGCTGATCTTACTCGAGGAGAATCCCCAGAATCGATCGTTCTCCCCAAGAAGCAGTTCCTCACTGAAGAGCAGCTCCTGGAAGTTTGGGAGACACGCGGTCTCAAGTACCGCGTGGACGAGCTCCACAAGTTCTTGATCGGCAGGGGTCTGCTCCCACACAACCGTAAGGACAGTTTCCGCAAGAAGGTTTACGGCATGTTGAGGGCGTTCTTCTGTGAAGGAGACTTCCGACGAGACCCAAGGCATGTTCCTCCACTCAAGAGGATTAGGAGGGTGTGATGGCGGACAACGTGAAACCAGCACAGTTCAATAAGCTCGGGACCGAGAAAGAACTCTCCGCCTATCAGAAGAAAATGGAGGAGATCAAGAGCAGGGGTAAGCCTGTGGGTGGAGCTCCCCCCGTTAAGATCCCACCACTGAACGCAGACCCTGTCGGAGACCCTGTCACAGGAGAAGCTCTGACGATGGCGCAGCAAGCGGAGATTTTACAAGACCCGAGGAATCCACTCAGTCCTTACTACGATCCTACACTGTCAGATGTGGCAGCTAAAGTGGAGCGTGAACAAGGCTCCCAGATGGACCCAAATAAGCTCCGCAACGCAAGACAGACTCAAGGAGAACTCATGACCCAGAAGAAAGGCCCGTTTGGAGGGACGCTTCCTCCTGACGCAGCACAAGATCCCAATTTCCGTCCTGGAGTTGGGTCTATGTATGCCGCCAACCAGCCAGGCATCAAGAAGGGGGCTCAGCAGGCAGGGAAGACGCAGCTTAGCCAGGAGACGGTGGAGGGCCTGGAGGCGCTTCATAAGTTCAATTCAGAGGCTCAAGAGGCCCAAGAGAAACAAGCGGCAGAAGGAGCCCAGGAGATCGTCGAGAAGTCTTCTGATGAGAGAGTGGCGGACGATCTGGGTCTGGATGACGATTTCATGGATGAGATCCGTCGGCGCAGGCAAGACCTGGATACGGAAGAGCTCCGTGAGTCTATCGAGGGCCGCCTCCATGCGATGTCGATCGATCAGTTGATTGAGGAGGGTGAGCTACGGCAACAGGTGCCCATCGTCAGGGACAAGCTGATTGTTGTGTTCCGCACTCTCTCTGGTCAGGAAGACCTCGCCATCAAGAGAGAGTTGTACAAGGAGCGTAACGCTCCGGACATCTACCTTTTCGACAAGCTGAACATGATGCAGCTAGCTGCTGGTGTCTACAGCATCAACGGCAAGGAGCTCCCAGATCATCTCAACGACAAGCGCCGGTTCGACAAGAACTTGTTTGAGATCAAGTTCAAACAGATCAACTCGATGCCCCTTCCAATGTTGGCTTCTCTCTCGATCAACTTCACATGGTTCGATCGTAGGGCTCGTAAGCTATTCATTGATCTGGATGAATTAAAAAATGGCTGATGACTCCATTCGGCTGGGCGCGGGCCAATATGGTCTACGATCTCCGGGCGGAGCCGCCACCGCCCGGCAGCCCATTGGAGTCAGTCTTGATCTTAGTCTGGCAGATGCGCCAAGAGATCGAGTACTACGCAACTCGAGCTTTGGTGCAGGCGGCTGTCGAGACAGACGATGACGGAAAAGCAGTACAGGACGCATGGAAGGACTTCAGCGAGGCTTTCTTCCCACACATCAAGGGAAAGCGGGACATGGGGGACAAGGCTGCATTGGCCATGCTGATGAAGGAAGTCCAAAAGGGCGGATTCCGCGTCAAACCGCTCATGCCCCTCGTGAAGAGCAAGCTGCACAGTAAGAGGATCAAACATTATGAGCGAGATGACGACGATATGTCCGGCATGCGGGAGCGGCAAAGTATCGCCGTCCCAGGACAGCCCAGAAACAAGAAAATGCGATGATTGTGGTTGGGAGGGTAAGGAAGATCAATTGATCACAGTTCCGATCCCTTCCAACCCCAACACTCTAGAGATCGACGAAGATCGAGCTTTGGATATAGCTCGTCAGATGTCTGAGCAATACATGAAACTGCTTTACGCCAACGCTTCTAAGATCATCGGCACCTGCATCCTCCAAGCGGGGTTGGTTGGCATGAGAGATCACAGGAACCTGGCTCGCATGATGAGAGCTGCGTGCAAGGGCGCACACCGAGCCACTTTGGAAGAAGCCGAGTCTATCGCAAGTGAGGCGCAGAAGGGGAAGGTCTTGTCATGACAGGAGACACATACCATCTGTGTCCGATCTGCGGCCGGGAAGCGATGGATCTACAAATAGGGAGATGTACGCATTGTGGCTTGGATCTAGGAGGGGTCAACGCGGACATCTACTACGCTGCTTGTGATCGACTAAGAGAAGACACCAGGCAGCTCGAAGAGTTGCTAGATCAACTCAAAGGGGAAAAAGTCGAAATAGAAAGAGACATCTCCGAACGATTCGGGAAGGACAAGCTCGATATAGCCAAGGGAGCTTTCGACAAAGGATTCGAGGCGGGGATCGAATTCGGTGCTTCGGAAAGTTTGGGGGGCCTGAGCGTATCTCCAGAACACGTCATAGATCTACTCAAAGATCTCTTGGCCGAGGACGGAGCTGGTTTGTCCCTCTTGTCGGACAGCATGCGTGTCCGACTACGTAGTGCTTTAGATCTCATCAAAACGGAAGAAGATGCGGTATAAGCCTTCTCGAATTTGAGGAGGAGGTTAGCTCAATGAGGATACCGTGGCAGAAGCACCCGTCTGGAGCAAATGCTGTTTTGTTTGACGGGACAATGCACGTGGTCATCACGAAAAACGCCAAAGGATGGGACGCTAGTCTTTCTCTAGTGCCCGCAGTAGGGGGAGGGGCCCTATTTCCTGTAAGAGGCGCCAAATCTGTGGATGCAGCAATGAAAGGTTTCGATACTTGGCTGACTGGCTGCATTTCAGGACTGTTTGGATCTACGCTTGTTTGGGAAAACGAGTGCAGGTTAGTGATCAACTCCGAGAGAAACGGCCGGTACAAGACTGGTGAGATGGGTCTCTGTTACCCGAAAGAAGGAACGGAGATCCAAATCTGCGTCAGTTCTTGGGACGACTCCGCGAAGCACAAGGTCTTCAGCAAACTAGAGAACGTCCCTGTCCGAGTAAGCCTTGAAAGAGTTCCTGGGGGCAACGAGTGACCAACGATCAGATAAAGGATGTGGCAAACATGTACTTTTTGGCTTTGGAGGAGGATGGGTTCAAGCCACTTCACAACTTGAAAGGGAATCTATCTGAGCTAGGTCACGCAGCTTGGATGTGCCTCCAGGTGAAGATCTTTGCGGACGAAGGAGATCTAGACAAGGCCAACAGGTGGCTCGGGTTCATCCAGGGTGTCTTGTGGACTCGTGGGTTTTACTCCATCGAAGAGATGCGGGAGCACAACAGGAGCGAGGCGTGATCGACATCGTATTTGATAGACCCCTGGTTGAAGCCGAAGACTGCTTCGTAGAGGCCATTCAGAATGGTCGCGTTCTCTCTGGAGGCTGGGTGCGGAAAGGAGCTTACTGGGTTCTGCGTTTGGAGGAGGAGACCGATAGAGAGCTCAAATACGCACTAGAGAAGATCTCGGAGCAAGAAAAAGAGATCGAGCGCCTAAGAGATGAACTGGAAGCGTGGGAGAACCCGGGCCGGGCCAAGCTCCCGCAGAGAAGTGCGTGAAAGGGGTAATCAGGATGAGCGAGACGGTGGAGTCGAAGTCCAAGAAGCTCGGCTGGACTTGCTTGATCAGGGACGGGTGGGAAGTCAAGATCGTCACCGAGGAGTTCGAGCAGAGATTGGCCGCCCTGGATAACGACGAGGACAAGATCGAGTTGATTCGCAGCCTCGACAACATGACCGAGCTCCACCAAGGCCAGAAGGTCTTGGTTATGGGCATCATGGTGCTTAGGCACGGTGATGCTGCAGAGCTGTTATTTCAGCATCCCGCACGTGGAGAGCCACGGCTCGGTCTGGCCGCTGAAGGAGGCCGAGGACGAGCGGGAGTGCTGGGTGACCTCGTCTCAGATCAATAAGAAGTGCTTCGACATGCTCCGGGAGGGCCAGAAGCTATGAACGACGATCAAAACCCTTTTGTTGGAGAAGAGCAAGATCAATATTGCTGGCGAGAGCCCGGCAGGCCGTGTGGTCTAGATTGTACGGCTTACGACGAGCGTTGCGAAACAGATCCCTTGTGGAAGCCTTGTTTGCTTTTGAACATTCAGCGGGCGCAAGCAAAGAGTTTCGCCAATATCGCTGTTGAGCTCAAGAGGCAGAACGACTTCTATGAGAGCGAAGCTGGGGCCGCAGTGAAAAGGATCGAAAAACAATCTCAAGCTGCAGCTTACGCTAGACAGATCCGAGAGTCAGACCCTGGTCCACCGGAGATCAAGTAGGGAGGAGTGTTCATGAAGTTCCAGACCCCTGAGGGTGGCTGCATGTGGCCGCATCACATCGACTCTCCGATCTGTGTCTACGACAGGGAGTCGTACGAGAAGTACAGGAGCGGCGAGTATAAGGTGCCCACGCACTGCATTTGCGGCGTGGAGCTCTCCTACGAGAAGCCAGTGTGCGTCGCCCTGGTCGAGAACGACATGCTGAACGGCGAGATGATCCTACACATCGAGATGCCCGTCACCTACGTGCGCCTCGACTTGAGCGATGATGTGCGCGTTGAGGACTCTGTGGAGATGGAGGAAAAGTCATGAGGTTTACGATCGTAGGGGTCGGCCAGACCTTCAATCTGGAAACTAGGGAGATGGAGGACATCCTACAGGTCCAGGCACCGGACGGGTCCATCCTCTCCGTGCCCACGACCAACGAGGCCGCCCAGGCTCTCATCAAGATGGCCATGAACGGCCACAGCAGCGAGCAGTACGGCACCGAGACCAAGGCTTTCACTCCGGAGACCGAGATGTTCCGCCAGCAGCCGGCTGTTGCCACGCAGGCCGAGCTCTCTGGTCGTGTGGAGGAGCGTTTTGAGCCTCCAGAGGGCTCAGAGGACTTCCCGGACGGCGCGGACATCTTCGGTGGGGAGGTCTCCGAGGCACCCGAAGAGGAACCGATGGGGCTGGTCGATGGGAGCATGCTGGAGCCACAGGTCCAGCAGCGCATCTTCCAGAAGACCCAGCAGACCTCCAAGAGCAAGCTGGGGCTCAGACGCAACCCGGCAGACCGCAGCGGCGTCCCCAGCATGGGCATTGCCAGGGTTGACGAGAAGGGCAACCCGATCCTCCCGGCAGCTCCGGACACCACGATGATCGACGACGAGGAAGACCCAGGAGAGCAGGTATGAAGATCTGCTACCGAGAGCACAATTTCAGGCCCGCCAGCCTCGAGCTGATCGAGCAGGCGAATGAGATCGTCCAGGAGTACCTGGCGCAAGGGCTTGATCTGACGCTCCGGCAGCTCTACTACCAGTTCGTCGCACGGGACATCATCGAGAACAACCAGAAGAGCTACAAGCGCCTCGGCGCTGTCATCAACAAGGGCCGCCTGGCCGGTCTGATCGACTGGGACGCCATCGAAGACCGCACACGTAGCCTGGAGGGCAACTACCACGAGGAATCGCCCGAGGCAGCCATCGAGGGCCTGGTGAGGACCTACCAGATCGACAAGTGGGCCAACCAGCCCAACCGAGTCGAGGTCTGGGTGGAGAAGGAGGCCTTGGTCGGCGTCTTCGAGGGCATCTGCCGTGAGCTCGACGTCGACTACTTCGCCTGCCGGGGCAACGTGAGCCAGAGCGAGATGTGGCGGGCAGGTGTCCGCATGATCAACTACCAGCGTGCGGGGCAGAAGCCCTTCGTGCTGCACTTCGGCGACCACGACCCATCGGGGCTGGACATGACGCGCGACAACAGCGATCGCTTCGACGTGTTCGGCGCTGACGTGGAGGTCAGGAGGATCGCCCTCAACATGGACCAGGTGGAGCAGTACGACCCGCCTCCCAACTTCGCCAAGGAGAGCGACAGTCGCTTCCAGGGCTACAGGGAGCTCTATGGGGACCAGAGCTGGGAGCTCGACGCCCTGGACCCCGCCGTTCTGCGGGACCTGGTCCAGACCAACGTGCTCGAGCTGCGCGACCCGGACCTCTGGGGAGAGCTCTACGAGCGCGAGCAACAGGAACGACAACAGCTCCAGGACGTCTCTGATCAGTGGAGCGATGTGGTGGAGCAGTTCTGCTGATGTTCGGACTAGAGGACGAGTTGAACGAAGAGATCGAAAAGCTCAAGAAGGAGCTCGAGGCGGCCGACAAGGTCAACGGGCGTCTTCTGGCCTTGATCGCAGAGATGACCGACGACTGCTACGAGCACATCGGCTTCAACCACAACGCTCTCCGGTGGAAGGGCCGGGTCGAGCGCGAGCTGAAGGCCGCCGGGCTCTGGAAGGAGAAGTGGGGCAAATGATGATCATCTGGACGGGGAAGAACTGCAGCGACGGCTGCCCTTTTTTCTATCCTAGTCCCGTACCTCGGTGCAAGATAAATGGCCGGGTGGAAGTCGGAACCAATACTGTGTTTTGCATCTATTTGGAAATCGAAGGGAACTGGGACGAAGCGTTTGTGCCCCGTCCCAAGGAGTGCCCTTTCGAAGATCTGCACGGGCTACCACTGGGGGTTTACAACGATGAGTAGAGTGATCGTAGAGCTGTATTGTCAACGTATTCCGCAAGAGACGGTCTACAACGGGGAATTAGTTCTTCGTAGCGAGCCAGGGTCTGTTCCTTCGCAGAATCTCAATTTTGAGTTTTCTGGCAAAGACTTGGAAGAAGTGGCGGTGTGGCTGCACCATCTGGTCCGTCTACTGGCGGAGAGCGGGACCGAATTCTGCGTCAGGATGTTCCAGAAGGCCCCGAACAGTTCCCGTCCTCCCGTAGCTATGGATATAGATCCGGGGCAGGTGAATTTGATCTACGAGAGCCAGGAGAAGGCCAGGATCTTTTTTTCTCCGATGCACCGCACGAGGAAGGTGTGATTATGGGTTCTTTAAAAGAACAGATCTTGAAAGATCTGTTTAGCGGTGAACTGGATAAAGGGAGTATCGAGGAGAAGATCGCGGAGTATGGATCTGACTACATTCGTAGTCGTCTTGCGGAGCCTTCCCCCTTGCGTTTTTTGTTGGGCATTCCGCAATCGAGGCGGTTCGTTCCTCATAATCAAGAGTCGACCCTCGGGTTGAAGTTTCAAGGAGAAGAAAATGCGACAGAGAATGACTAAGTACCCGCCCAAGACCCTTGTAAAGCTGCAGCCGGTGCAGGTGTTTGCTGCCACGTTCGTAGATGGTCAGCAGTACGGCGACACCCGTCTGGTGGCGTTGATCGGCGACAACATCCACTTCCTTCACCCAGAGGGTGTTGACAGCAAGATCAAGCAGCCTGCTGGGTGGCTCTTGAAGCAGATCCGTGACTCCGTAGAGCGGCAGACACCTGGTGAGTCTGTGGAAGTCCCGAGCGACGATCTCTCTGTCCTTCCTACCGGTTCTGACGCTTAGGAAGGAGGAAGCATGAAAGGTCTGCCTAAAGGGACCAAGATCCCTCCAGTCCGCCCGATGAATGGACAGATGTTGGTCTACCTTGAACAAGACGCAGATAGTTTTTCTGCAGCGCCGTCTATCGTGAAGCCAGATAGCGCAAAAGCAGATCACGTCTTCCGTATCGGCAGGGTGGTCAAGAAAGGTCCGGGGGAGTGGAACCGCAAGAAGACAAAACGTTTGCCCATCCAGGTCGAGCTTGGATCTAGGGTCTTGTTTATCAAGTTTGTGGC